ATATTGTATCTTTAAATTGTGCCTATCCGCATCAATATGTTAGACCAAAGTAAAATATAACAAGCCAAGAATTTGATTTTTGGCTTATTTTATGCTATAATATTTATAGAAAGAATGAGAAAGGGTGATGTGAATGACATTTGTAAAACTCTCGGGACAATACGGATGGTGGGAATGGAATCGCGATAGAATGCGTCTTTATAACTACGATTGCGGACATACTGACATAGATGAGAACTCTGATGAGTGGATGGGTGCTACTTTACTTGAAGCAGACGATTGGCACGATTTATTTATTAAGACTGGATATTGTCCTCTATATGCTTCTATATGGAAGAATGACCTTTGGGTTGATGTAGATGGTCGCACCTATGAGGGAATGGCTCACGAAGTATGTGCCGAGGATATTGGCGAGATACTATGGGGTAGAGATGATGTCGACGGTGATGAACTCATTCGTCTTGGTTGGATAAAGCTGACCACAAGTGGTATGCTTACTTATTACATTGATTATGGTATGTATGACCATATTACTATGGAGCAAGAAGATGTTATTCGTCGTTGGGCGGAAAATCACGGTATAAAAGAGTTTGATAATGAAACGTGGGCATAATGTTGCGGGCGGAAAATTAAAATTTTGCCTTCAAAAAATTGCTTTTATCTTGTTTTATACTATAATATTTATATAAGAAGAAAGGAAAAACTAAATGATTAAAGATAGAACTTATCAGTGTCCCAAGTGCGGCGAAGAAGTTATGATTACTTGCGAAGATTATTCTTGCGATATGGATTCGGCTGTTTGGTACTTTGTTTGTGATAAATGCAGCGCCGAATGGGCAGAATATTTTGACCTTACCTATGTAGGTTACAAGTGTGACTTTCGCTATTATGATGAGAAAGGCGTGTGTACGCACGATTATAACAAGGCGGAAAATTAAAATTCCGCCTTCAAGAAAATTTGCTTTTTAGCGAAATTTGTGATATAATATTTATACAAAGAAAAGAAAAGAAAAAATTTTTTTTGGAGCAGTAGCCCAACGGCAGCAGGCGATGCACTCAAAATGCATACAGTGTGGGTTCGAATCCCACTTGCTCTACCAGTAGTTGATGTCATCCTTTTCTTTCTTCCCGTGGTAGGCGGGTAATCCTACCATCTATATAGGGGTGTAGCTCATATGGTAGAGCATGGGACTTTGACTCCCTGTGTAGCAGGTTCGACTCCTGTCACCCCCGCCAACAAACATAAGAAAGGAAATATCTATGCCTAAGTTCGTATATATTGAAGATGATCCTTATGAGGGTTATTTGCCAGACAATGAGGTGATGGCTTATCATAAGCGTCAGGCAGGTTTCGATGTAAAACATAACATTCGCACAGCGGTTAATCTTGCAACGGCATTGCCCGAAGATAGTATGGCATTTCACTTTTTGATGAGCCAAGATCCTTGGGACGACGATTGGGGGAATTAAGTATGACGCTAAAAGAAGCAATAGACATTGGTCGTGCTATGCATTGTGTAACTATTGCAGATGTAGATGAACTTATTTTTCATTTGTATGAAGATATGGGCATTTGGACAGAAGAAGAGTTGCACGAGTATTGGAACGACTATGAAACTTGGTGTAAGCTTTATCACGAAGAATTTCCGAACGCAAAATTCATTGATTTGAAAATTTGATTTTTGGCAAAATTTATGATATAATATATATGTAAGAAAGCAAGAGAAAAAACTTTTGAACCGCTGAATGTCCAGACGCGGTATATAAACCAGTGGCGTCCGCGGTAGGCGGAAAATCCTACCTCCTTTTCTATGGGTGTTTAGTCAAGCGGTTAAGATAGGTGCTTCTCAGGCATCAGACAAGAGTTCGATTCTCTTAACACCTACCATATGCTTCCGTAGTCTAACAGGAATAGGATAGTGCCCTTTCAAGGCATTGATGCGGTTTCGAGTACCGCCGGAAGTACCAACAGGCAATAAGATAGATAGGAGTAATTAACCTATTGACAAGAGCCGACCTTCTCTTCTTATTGTCAATTACATTAAGGTCAGGATAGAATAATGGTCGGTATTTATAAAATAACTAACTTAATTAATGGACATTCTTACATTGGTCAGTCTGTATGTATCACAGAGAGATGGAATAATCATCGCTGTGCCGCTAGAGAAGGCATAGATTATCCATTATATCGAGCAATGAGAAAATATGGATTAGATAATTTTTCTTTTGAAATTATTGAAGAATGTCCACAAGAATTGTTAAACGAAAGAGAAAAATATTGGATAAGCTATTATAATACTTATTATGATGGCTATAATCAAACATTGGGTGGTCAAGGTGCATCTGTTGTAAATCCTAAAATTACAGAAATTAAACAAGAGTTAAAACAGTTTAATTTAACAATAAAACAAATTGCAGATAAATACAATCTTTCTCCACAACAATTGGCGGCTATTAATAATGGCAGAGCACATTTTGATGAGAATGAATCTTATCCTATTAGAAAGAATGTATTCCAAGTAGCTACTTATATTAATAAGCACGGCGATGGAGCACCCAATCATTGTATTGATTGTAACAGACAAATAAGCAAAGGAGCCACGCGATGTAGCGAATGTTCTCATCGCCATCAATCTAAAGCAGATAGACCAAATCCAATAATTTTAGCACAAGAAATACTTTCTATGGGATTTTGTGCCGTGGGAAGAAAATATGACGTATCTGATAATGCTATACGCAAGTGGTGTAAAGCATACGATATGCCAACCAAAAAGCCAGAAATGCAAAAATGGCTTAATCAACAATTAGATATTACTACATCAAATGATGTTTAATATACCAGTGGGTGTTCCGACACCGGTCCATGCCTCGAGAGGACAAAGTTGCGGCGTCGATGTTGTAAGTTTCACGACGATAAACTTAACTTACCGTGAGGAGACCAAAGTCCGCCAAACGATAGGCAACGATAAGGGGTTACCAATTTATCCCAAATTGGCGTAGGCTGGCAAGTGGAAGCGTTATTATCAACTTGTCTCTTGGTAGAGCAAATGGAACCATAAGGAAAAGCAATGTGCAATTTGTGGGTTTACATTAAACCCTCTAATGCGACCGAGGTAATATCAAGGCGCTCTCGGGAATGGCAAAGGGCGCGGCAGCAGCCACGAGAAGGACAACTCGTACAAAACCCAAGCTGGGGAACGCAATACAAAAGAGCCATAATGTTTGCGTAACTTGTGATGAGGCTATGTCCCTTACAAGTGGAACCTGAAACAGAGGTGTGTAGAAACCTAGCAAGGCCGCGAATCACTACAATGTGCGCACAAGGCACAGAATCGTATGTCTGTGCCTTATATGGCAAAACCTTCGGCAAGGAACATCGTCTCATACACGAAGTCAATTAGGATCGACACCTATTTTTGCCACCACGACGCGTTACATTATTGGTTTCCTCCTTTCTTTCTAGCGGAGGGGTAGCCGCTAATCTACCCCACTTTTCTGGCAGAGTGGAGCAGCTGGTAGCTCGTCAGGCTCATAACCTGAAGGTCGAGGGTCCGAGTCCCTCCTCTGCGCCCATTACCCATAGGATGAGGGTAGTTAATAGTCCTACTGTTTCTTTGTTTTAGTGAAAAACATTGGCACGACAGTAAGTGAAGTTACTGTGATGTTCTTACCATCGGTTGTAAGACACGGTTTCCGTATTTATCGTGGCGTTGACTTGGGTCCGCAAGCCTGACTAGCAAAATACGGTTATAAGAAAATTTGATTTTTTGTCTAATTTGCGTTATAATAATTATACAAAAGAAAAAAGTTAAATGCGGGTATCGTATAACAGTAGTATAACGGTCTTCCAAACCGTGGGCACCGGGCCAGCACCGGTTATCCGCTCCAAAGCGCAGATTGGGTGACACGAGCATGAGAAGTAGATAGCGGTTGAAAATCGTGCGGGAGAGAGTACCTCTACCCAAGAGGGAAAGTCAGAGCTTTATGGCGATAAGATAAAAGTCTGATAATGCTTATCCCACCGAAGAATACGGTATATAAACTCGCTAAGGGTGCAGAAAACCCTTCGGTTGACCTCGTTAGACACTTAGATTGTTTGTCAGGGCTTTGTAGGGATAAAGTGGTCAAAAACCTTCCGCCTCTTCTGGCGTTAACGGGCATCAGGTTGGTGATGTAAAATTTACGGCAGCGGTGGGCCGTACCAGTACATCCGCAAGGTGGTTAGTGCTTGCACCAATAATGAAGCGACGTCGGCGGAGGCGAGAAACACCGTGGAGCCAACTAGTTCGGCGTATGTAGACTATGTATGGAGCAGCCATCTAAAAAGCCGGGGTCTCGTATCCGTGAGCAACGAGGAGTGCATTGGAACTCTGGCACTATAAAGATTATTGATTCATTGGGCGGATATAGATGTTAACCACGTCGAGTAGCATCAAACCTTTGTCGGTCGGATAGTCCGCAAAAACACCGTGGCGGGAGCGTATCTCCTGCTCCAACCCGAGGATTGAGGGGATGGTAACTACCGACCTACTGAAACAGGTAGCATAAAAATTTCACACGATTCACTGGGCTCCGGGTGGTTCAACTCCACCTGTCTGGCAATGTGCTAGGCATGAGGATGTAGGATGTTGCGGAGATAGTGTGAAATAGTTACAGTCGCGAATGTAACAAACGCGACTTCTTGGACGCAAGAGTTGCGGACGGACGGAAGGAACATATCCGTCGTTAAAGAACCCGTATATGGTAGGCGGCGAATCAACCACGCAGAAGAATAGCAATGCACTGCGATAACAAAAGCAGCTTATATGGAGGATTGGAGTAATTTGGTATCTCAAGGGATTGCTAATCCCTCCTACAGTCATCCTGTAGTACAGGTTCGAGTCCTGTATCTTCCGCCATACAACGGGCCCCCGGCAGTTTAAAGGCAGTTCTGCCGTACTCGAGCAAACGAGGTAATGTCAAATTTTTGATATTGGGGACAAAACGACCAAAAACGCCAGAGGCGCCCAACCAAAAATTTTAACGGAGGAAATAATCTATGTATTTCATTATACGCTACAATTGGAATATTAATACTTTTGCGCTTACTAATAGAAAAACAGTAGGTTATTTTGATACGCTCTCCAAAGCCTATGATACAATTACAAAGTGTCTACCGAATGACACAGCTCGTAATACAGTAGCAATAGCAGAAATACCAGAGGGCATAGACCAATACGCACATCCAAAAATGACATTTGAGTGGTGTGAGCAGTATGATTGCTATGTACCTGTCGCGGCAGACGATCCGCGACGCAGTTTCACTATGTGTTTTACGAGCAGAGACTAAGTTTCTGCTCTTTTATTTTTACATGGTTAGTTTAACGGAAAGAACAGATGGCTACGAACTATCAGATATGGGTTCAACTCCTGTACCATGTGCCAATGCCCGAATAGCATAACGGATAGTGCAGCGGATTTCTAATCCGCCTATGAGGGTCCGACTCCTTCTTCGGGTGCCAAATAATATACTGGTGTAATTCAGTGGTTAGAAGCCTCGTCTGATACGCGAGTCGTCGGTGGTTCGAATCCACCCACCAGTACCACGCCAGAGATGAGTAACAAATTAGCGCCACCTGGGCAATAAATAAAGACGCAAATAAGTAGTTAGCTGATTTAAAGCTATCATATGCTCTAGTCGCATAGTGGCCGATTGCACTCGCCTTGTAAGCGAGAGACGAAAGTCCCCGTCCGTTCGAATCGGACCTAGAGCTCCAATGCCCCCGTAGGCCAACTGGAAGAGCCGTCAGTCTTAGAAACTGAATGTTGTGGGTTCGAATCCCACCGGTGGCACCAAAGCGTTATGGTTCGCGCTCCATCGTGGTCCATATAAAAACTGGGAGAGCCGCCAAGTATGGTAGACTTGTCGGTAGCAAGGGGTAAAACACTACCAGTCCGATTCACGGCACCCTTGCAGTATGTTCGCTTCGTATAATGGTAGTATGCTGACTCTTAATCAGTAAGGTATGGGTTCGAGTCCCATGGCGAGCACCAAAAACAAAAGAAGGTAATTTTATGGAACACAGAGAGTGGATTGAGTTTTTAGTAGACAAATTTATTACCAATGAAACTAAAGTACGATGCTGCGGCAGTTGTATGGGAGGTTGCATAAATCCTACAACTTGTTTCATCTGTTGTGGTTTTTCTGCGCAACATCTTAACGATTATATTGAAAAAATTGGCAAAGATAAACTTAATCAAGAATTTGAACAAAGAATGGTCGAGTAGTCAAGTGGCTTAAGACTCCGGTCTGCAACACCGCGTACCTTAATTGGCGTGAGTTCGAATCTCACCTCGACCTCCAACGCAAAATGCGCCGTGACAAAAATTTGATTTTTAGCGCAATTCATGATATAATATTATTGTAAGAAAGCAAAGGAAAAACTTTGTTTCTCTTGCGGGCAAGGTTATATTGGCAGAGTAGATTAACAGCCCTTAATATGAAACGCGAACTGTCCCCACAGCACTGTGGATTACAGTGCTAGCCCAGTATGTCGGCTTGAAACTTATACCGTGTTCATACGATAGTTGGCGGTTGGCGACTCCGTATAAGTCGCATCCTTTTCTGGTCATGTAGCTCAGGGGTAGAGCACCTCGCTGTCACCGAGGAGGTCGGGCTGTCGGAATGCCTCATGATCGCCAGACCCTGACATAGGGCCGCTATACTATGTTGGTTTGACTGACCGAATCAGTTGGCTATCACCTCGCCGAAAGGGTGCGGCTTCTCTTTTCACGATATGGAATTGAGTGACTTGTGGGTACGAGATTGAACGATCGCTCACCCGTGGTTCAAAGTAACTGTGAATTAAATATCGTTTGGGTTTGGTTTCCACCCGCTTAGCGGCGAACGGACGTGTTACCGTACTGCGATAACAAACGGGGTTTTAGTTGGGAAGGTTTGTCCTATAAATTGACTTCCTCGGGAGCTCGCGTCCCCGTAAGGTTAGCTGACCAACCGCAACTCAAGAACATTCCACGCTTGGCTTGGCGGCGAAAGGTGGCGTTGTTGGTGATTTGAGTCGAAAATTGAAATCATCGCTTTTGGGCAATTTAGTGTAATGAAATTGCTATGGAGTTCAAGTCCCAGATACGCACAGAGGCGTTAGAAGAGCCTCGCCGCGGTAAAGACCTAGCCAGTCAACTTGTACAGTCGTTAGAATAAGGACGATGCCAAAAGTCTTATTCGCCATCCTACTTGAGCCAAGCAAGAGAGGAATTGGTTTAAAATTGGGCTTGGTAAATCACGCAGGCTTTCATTTTATATGTTTGCATCCTCGTGCGGTGGCAGTCGACGAAACAATAGATTGCGGCGGCTTTTAATAGTTGAGTCGAGGCTCTGTAGAGTCTTAAGGGTGGCACCACAACTATTACATATATCTGTTTAGCTCAGCTGGGAGAGCGCCGTTCTTACAAATCGGAGGTCATAGGTCCGAGTCCTATAACAGATACCATAGGAGGGTCAGTCAAAGGAAGGCTAGTGGTCTCCAAAACCACCAATGGGATGTCAGAATTCTCACCTCCTGCCATTTGGGGAATTAGCTCATGTTGGGAGAGCATCCGCCCTGCAAGCGGAAGGTGATGGGATCGTCGCCCATATTCTCCACCAAAACACGAACAATCCGCCATACTGGCTCCGAACTCGTGTATAAATAAACGGAACAAGAGGGTTTGTAGTGTGACCTACCAAAAACACTACTTGTGGGAGATTCGCAAAGTGGTTGTTGCATGCGGCTGTTAACCGCACTACAGGGGTTCAATTCCCTTATCTCCCGCCAGCGGGAGTTTCGTTTGTTACCCGTGAACTGCTTACCCAAAGAAACATAGGGTAAACAAAAGCAGACCAGTATAGGTCGGGGCAAGATGGGATAATTCCTGCAGGTCTAATGCTTCCCCGTAAAGGATACAGAGAAGACTGTGGTACTTCCTATACTAAGTATGGTGAATTAGCCTAATGGTAAGGCAGCAGTCTTGAAAACTGCCGTTGGTGTGAAAGCCATTCAGGGTTCGAATCCCTGGTTCACCGCCAAAATATAATAATGGAGTTGTTTAAGTATGGCATACATTTATAAAATTACCAATCAAATTAATCAAAAATGTTATATCGGTAAAACACTAAGAACCATAGAAGTTCGTTGGAGAGAACATCGAAAAGATTATCAAAAACCAGAAAAAAGTCATCAACCGTTATACAGAGCAATGAATAAGTATGGATTTGATAATTTTGCAATTAGTATCGTCGAAGAATGTGACGACACAATTGTAGAAGAAAGAGAACGATATTGGATTGAATATTATCAATCTTTTAAAAATGGTTATAATGCTACATTGGGTGGGGACGGAAAGCCGTATATTGATTATGATAAAGTTTGCGCTTTATATGAAATATATAAGAACCAAAACGAAGTAGCTAGGCAAATGAATATTAACAAAACTACTGTGCATTATATACTACGGCAACGGAACATAGATATGATTCCCTCTTCTTTAGTCACGCCGATGACTACAGGTAAAGTAGTACATCAATATTCATTAAATAATGATTATATCAATACTTTTATGTCTTTAAGCGAGGCAGCTCGTTATTTAAAAGATGAGTATAATATTACTGCAAATATATCTTCTATTGTATGTAATATTGGTCGTTGTCTTTCTGGCAAAAGAAAAACTGCTTATAAATTTATTTGGAAATAATTTTTTGTTTGTTGGTAGCAAAGAAAAACCAACGCCGCAGAAATGCGTATTTTGTGTTTACTGGTAGCAAAGAAAAACCAGAAAAAAGTAGGGAGAAAATGAAAGGTTACGGAATGAAATTTAGAGCAAAAGTGCGCCTAGATACTCAAACAGAAATTGCAAACTTTGTAAATCGTGTTAGTTCTGTTTCTGTACCTGTATTCCTAACAAGTGGCGCCCTATGTGTAAGCGGAAAAAGTTTACTGGGCGCCATTTATACTATGGAATGGGATGACCTATGGTGTGAATGTGAAGAAAACATTTATCACTTAATTGAGGACTTTATTATTGTGGATTAGTCCGCCACGCAATATGGGAGAGTAGCAAATCGGCAACTGCACTGGTCTGTAAAACCGGCACTCGTATCGAGTACAATGGGGTCGGCACCCATCTCTCCCACCAAATTATATGCCTGTGTAGCTTAGATGGTTAGAGCGCTGGTTTGAAGCACCAGAGAGGAAGATTCGATCGCTTCCGCAGGCACCAAAAATGATATGAGGGACAATATGACAGGAATTTATAAATACACCAATTTAATAAACGGTAGCTGTTATATAGGACAAGCTGTTGACTTAGTGCGCAGACACAAAGATCATAAAGTTCGTTATTGTTCACCAACATCAGAAGAATACAATAGCGTAATACATCAAGCTTTTCGTAAGTATGGTATAGAAAATTTTACTTATGAAATCCTTGAAGAGTGTGATGTTGAGCAATTAAATGATCGAGAAATTTATTGGATTGCTTTTTATGATAGTTACAATAGCGGCTATAATTGTGGACCAGGTGGTTCTGAAAAACATTTCTGTAAGTTTAATGCAGATATATTAGCAAGCATTACAAATGATTTGCAAAATACTGATATGACATATCAAGACATTGCTAATAAAAATGGTTGTTCTGTGGGCTTTGTTGGTGATTTTAATGCAGGAAAGTTATGGAAACAAGATGGAGTGCAGTATCCACTTAGACAACATAAGAGAAATCAAAGATTTTGCACTGTATGCAATACACCAATTAGCAAAGATGGTGTTACTGGAATGTGTTCCAAATGTTATGCCAAGTCTATTCGTACAGTTGAAAGACCGAGTGCGGAACAGTTGTTAGAAGAAGTAGCGACCTCTTCTTTCGCTGCTGTGGGGCGTAAATATAATTTAACAGATAATGCAATACGCAAATGGTGTAAAGCATATGGTTTACCCACGCATTCAAAAGAAATAAAAGATTTATATAATCGTACGTTTTTAAGCACTTAATAAGTTGGCTAGGGTAAGAGGACCCGATAAGTAGTTGATAATAAAACAATAACCAGAAAATATGGGACTTTAGTACAAATGGTTCGTGCACTTGGCTCATAACCAAGCTTATCTGGGTTCAAATCCCAGGGGTCCCACCAATTAATTTGCAGGTGTAGCAGACTGGTAATGCACTCGACTTTTAATCGAGGTAATGTAGGGTTCGAATCCCACTACCTGCACCATATGTCAATATAACAGGAGGTAAACTATGACAACTAAATATTTTGTAGTAAGTGATGTTCATGGCTTTTACTCCTTACTTATGAAAGCACTCAAGCAGCAAGGATTTGAAATAAACAATCCTTCTCATCACCTTATCATTTGCGGCGATGCTTTTGACCGCGGCAAGGAAGCAAAACAATTACAAGATTTTCTTGTGTCTATGCAAGAACAAAATCGTTTGATATATATTTGCGGCAACCACGAAGATTTAATGCTTGAAATGATAAGAGATTTGCCGCAGATTTGCGACCATATAGAGTGGACGCATCACGCAAGCAATGGTACTGTTTCTACTCTGTTGCAGCTTACAGGAATGACACTCTCACAAGTTAAGCGTGATCCATATCGTGCAATAGAGTATTTTACTCACACTCCATTTTATAAGCAACTGTTGCCAGAAATAGTAGATTATGTGGAAATTGGTGACTGCGTGTTTGTACATGGTTGGATACCTTGTTTTTCTCATTTGCATAATTGGCGCGAAGCCTCTAATAGCGAATGGAGAGAAGCAAGATGGTGGAATGGTATGGAATTGTGGCGCAATAAAGCATGCCGCGAATCCGGAAAAACCATTGTTTGTGGACATTGGAACTGTAGCTGGGGCTGGGCACAAGAGGATTGCGAAACATATACGGAATGGGGACAGAGTGCAAACTTCGAACCCTATGATCGTGAAGGTATTCTCGCTATTGACGGATGCGTTGCATACAGCGGAATTATGAATTGCGTAGTATTGGAAGTTGACAATTAGTCCAAGTTGTGTTATAATATACTCGGAGAAGAAGTAAAAGGACGGTATATTATGATAAACACTACGCGTTTACGCTTAATCATTGGATGGTTAGCTATTTCATTATCGCTAATTGTACTTATATTATCTTTAAGTTTTGGTTTTGGTTTTCCAGACTCAATTTCTGCAACTTATTATTTTGATACTTGTATTACGCCTTTTATGATTATTTTGGGTTCCGCAAGCATTTTATTATTTAGTTATCGTGGTTATGACAAGCAAGATGATATAATATGCACTATAGCGGGTATTTTGGGATTGTGTATTTGTCTTTTTCCTTGCATGACAACGCCAGTACCAATGGCTTTTGTTGGTACTTTCCATTTGCCTGTAATATTAAGTGGTATAATTCACAATATAACAGCTGCGGGATTTTTTGCATTGTTGGCATATAATTCATTATTTTTGTTCACCAAAAGTGGCGAAATTATGACCGATAAAAAGAAAAAGCGTAATTTAGTTTTTCGCATCTGCGGTATTGGTATGTTAGTAGCATTTGCGCTAATTATTCCGGTCGCGATTTTTCAAATACATGGTTTAACTTGGGTGCTTGAATTTATTGCGTTAAGCTTTTTTGGAATATCTTGGTTAACAAAAGCCAATTATTATTCTTGGCTTTTCGCAGAAAAAGACTAAATTAAAATTTGATTTTTAACAAAATTTATGCTATAATATTTATAGAAAGAACAAAGAAGTCTGGAATTTTTATCGCGCTGATGTTAGTCAGACTTAAAAGAGGAAACGCGCGCTCAATCTTTGTTCTTTTGTTTAATGGGTTGCTAGTTTAACGGTAAAACGGCAGATTGTGGCTCTGCTCTTAGTAGTTCAATTCTACTGCTTCCCTCCAAGTTCCCATCCAGATGACCCTGAGATGTCTATATGGGCATACTATAGACAGAGAGATGGGAACTATTATTTGCAGGTATAGTATAATGGTTATTATGAGTCCTTGCCAAGGATTAGATGTGGGTTCAATTCCCATTACTTGCTCCAGGCTGACGAGGTAGATTGGCAATCTACGAGGTCTGAGCCGTTGTATCACAACTTGCCCAGTGTTGGCGGACTAGTAGGTATACGCAGCATAAATCATAGACCAAGTGGGATGTTCCCCAAAACTCTATGGGGTCTATGTACCTGTCCATAATGAATACCCGAACCAAAAGGCAGAAAACCTCTGCAACTTTTGCACTGTTGCCAATAGTACCAGTATGCACCAAAAGGTACTAACACACATTTGAGTTAGCAAATAAGATTGTGTTGTCTAACGCGGCAGGTGTCGTCTCCCATACGATAATGGGATGCCAAATGCAGAGGCTGGCAACCTGCCGTTTCGCTTGACGATATAAGCTACGGAAAGATTCGGTAGAAATATCGAACTGCACGTTGGTGCTACGAAGATCCCTTAAGCCGTTAGCCGTAAAGTAGTGGAGCTTATGCTGAGAAGTTATTTTACGTGAATCGGGGTGCTTGCAGGTTCTGTAATTCGTTTGTTAATCGTGAGAACTGTTGGGGCGGGGTTGTGCCGAGAGCTGTAGTAAATGGAGTTAGAAGAACAGCCAACGAGTTAAATATTTGGTGCCACGAAGCGCCGCCTACACTGAGTATTAAGACTCGACGTAAAAGGGAATGGTGAAGCAGAAGCAGTGGTAAATGGAATGTGATAAACAGCCAATGAATCAAAAAAATTGTATAGGTATCAGGTAAGATTAAGATAGCTCTGTAGTGACAAAGAGAACGCTAGAAATAGAGATGAGGTTGCAAACCCTCTGGAGCATACGCCTATACTACAGAACAGAAAACTGTACAAACAATGTCCGTGGACTGAAACGGCCACAGGCGAGGATAGGGAAAATATCGCCGTAAATATTTGGTGCCTACTCGGGGAATACAGGTGGTAGGATAAATGAGACGACCCAGCCAGCCAAATATAGCAAACAATTAAGGTAGTGGACGGACGGGACGACGGTGAAATGACGTTGTGTTGATTGTTTGCGAAAAACTTGGGAGTCGGTGGAACAGATCGCCCCGACAGAGCATCCACAGCATCGTTAAGCATTTACCTCTACTGTGCTATTGAAAATCTACGATCCAGCGAGCCGGCCGCTATTGTCGGTAAAACCCCGATATCGTAGAGTTGGGTACCGCAAGAAGGTGGATAAAAGCGGGATAAAAATGTTATCACCAAACCTCGAAAATAGCAGGCAGTTGAAATACAATGCACCATTTCGAGTGAGTCCAAAGGCCGTGCCTATACGACCGCGGTTGAACCTCAAGGCCACGCGAGTGGTACAAGGTAAAAGTAGGCTGAAATACCGCTGGCAAAATTGCAAATCGGATACGCAGATATGGGCTAAGTAAACGCATATCTCAAGTGCACAACGAAGAGGAGCCGAGGATTTAGGAAACGTAGGACAACGGAGTGTAGATAGCTCGTCGCAAGAAATTTGAGGAGTTGACCGTCTTTCTTCACGGGCGGATGCCAAAGGTCATTGCTCACCCATCCTTGTGTTATTCATCGTGAGAACGAGCGTGTAATACAGAACAATGTTGAGTTGTTCAAGTGTGGGAAGAGTTGAGGTTTCGCTCAAGGAAGAACCTCTGGGCGTTTCCGAATATTGTAATGGGTGCGACGGCACTCGTAACATATTGTTAAACAAACTATCGAAAAGTAGTAGGTCCCCTCGACGGCTGTTGCCGGGCACGGATTGGACTGAGGGATAAGTGGGAAGGTAGTGAACTGCCTACGGTGGAAGCAAGAACGTGTTGTGGATGCTTAGATAGTGATAGGGGCTGGCATACGTGCCCTGGTCCCACCTTACACGAGTTGAACTCGTGATAGACGCTTTAACTGGGCGTCGCGGCGGTCCCTACGCAGAAATAGGGGCTACACTTCGAGTGTGGCAAAATGTTTTACTTCGCCTTTAGAGGTGCGCTCGCAGGACGAGCCAACCAATCCACGGGTTGTAAAATAAACACGAAAAGCGCGTCTTAGACAAAAGGCGGTTCTATCATATGCTAGTGATATGATATTTGGGAGGGAATGTTAGGTGGCGTCCCAAAGTGTAATAGGTGGCGATAACCGCAGTGAAGCAACCCAATGCGTGAAGAGGTTGTGGCATTATATAATAGGCAGGATTTGCCCGAAGTGGTAATTCTGGAAGACACTTACGGTGATGTGGGTTCGATTCCCGCCGGACAGCCTGTGATAGTTATATAGTGAAACCGTAAATAAATATACAGAATGTGATGTAACAGTAACATACGAGTTTTGGGAACTTGAGTAGCGGGGCGGCACCGACATTCTGTACCAGTATTAAATAAGTCAGGAGATGCTATTATGTATACCAAAGAACTTCGTAAGCTCATTATTGAAAATCGTCTTGCAAGATTGGCTACCAATGGTAAAGACAATTGGCCGATACGCAAGAAGCTCGAAAGAGAATTGAAGAAATATTCCTAAATTAGTCCCGAATTTATTCGGGATTTTCTTTTTGAAAAAATTTGATTTTTTTTAAATTTTATGGTATAATAATATTAGAAAGGAGAAGCAGATGAAGTTATATGAAAAACTAATAAGGCTTTTTATTGCCTTTTGTTTATGTTTTAGCGCTGGCTTTTCAATGATTTGTGCTATTGCATTTTTATGCGCATGTATACAATATGGAGCGTTTGTAGCAGGAGTAACAGGTATATTATGGGCAATTTTCGCAAATTTTCAAGCAGTTACAGCAGAAGAATATGTGAAGGGAGTTTATTTATGATTAAAACAGAATGTATAAATTGTACAAAATCTAATTATTGCGGCAAAGATAGTTTCGGTAATTTGCGTTTTGGGTGCAACAACTCTTTTTGTGTAAAAGAAGATGTCGTACCAAACAAATACCGCGATGAAATTCTACAGGAGTATAAGAATGGCGGCAAGAATTCTTGACGGAAAGACTTGCTCCGAGCAAGCACTTGAACTAATAAATAAAAACCTCCACGATAATGACCCGCCCACGCTGGTCATTTATCGCATTGGCGATGACCCGGCTTCTGCTGTGTATGTACGAAATAAGGTGCATGCTGCGGAGAGGGTAGGTATCCACGCGATTGTTCGTGAATGTCCTGCCGAACTGAAACCCAGTAACTGGTACCAAGTGATAAAAAGCATAGAAATGGATGCCGAGAATCCCGAGATAGACGGTATTATGGTCCAATTACCGCTTCCAGAGGGATGGGATGACGGCTCTTTGATAGATAGAATACCGCCCGAAAAAGACGTAGATGGTCTAACCAGTGAGAATATGGGCTTGCTACATGAAGACAGAGCATGGCACGAACCCTGTACAGCGAAGGGTATTATGTGGCTACTCCACGAAAACGGCATACACCTCACCGGCAAGCACGTTGTTGTAGTAGGTAGAAGTGAAATCGTGGGCAAACCCGTTGCACTTCTCGCACTCAATAACAATGCTACGGTAACCATTTGTCATTCCCGCACGAGGAACCTCACAGAGATGACCAGACAGGCAGACATCCTCATAGTCGCTGTCGGCAAGCCGGGACTGATTACGGTAGATATGGTGAAGCCTGGTGCTGTTGTAATTGATGGGGGCATAAACAGAACAGCAGAAGGCAAGTTGGTTGGAGACGTAGACTTTGATGAAGTCAAAGAGGTTGCAAGTTGGATTACTCCTGTGCCAGGTGGTGTCGGACCAATGACAGTCGCAATGCTTATGATGAATACATTTCATGCACAAAGAAGTGTAACTATATAAAAGGAGAAAAAACAATGGAAAAAATTCAAGAAACAATTAAAGTTAAACATGATACTGAACGCGAAGCAGTAGAGTTTATTGACGCAGAGCGCAAGAGAGCAAAAGAAGAAGGCTTTGAAATTAAGAAAAGTGGATATGTAAGAAAGGCTAAGAAAAGCAAAGGGGTTGAGGTAGCAGACTGGTACCTTTCAGAAATAACCTACAAGTATGCCGAGGAATACATAGCGGAGGGTTAATATGCAATGGATTGACTCTAGTGTTAAACTATTAACTACTGAGCCTGCCGCAGACATACTTGCCCGCATTGAACTAGCTACTAGAACCTGTTATCGTAGCGAAGATAAAATTGCAGAAGGCACAGCAGAAAAACTTGTTCGCGGATGCATTAAGCGCGGACATGAATCAGTCATAGAACACGGAAGTTTAACTTTTGAAATTATTTGTGATCGCGGAGTTTCGCATGAACTTGTTAGACATAGATTAGCCTCTTATTCACAGGAGTCTACTCGCTATTGTGCATATAATAAAAGCAAATTTGGTAGTGGATTGACCTTCATCAAACCATGGTGGTTTCAAGATCGAGGCTATGAAACAGCAGTTCATGCCATTGATAGAGCCACTCGTTCTGCAGAACGGGAATATTTAAAAATGTTGGAAGCTGGTTTTAGCCCTGATGTTGCAAGATGTGTATTGCCTAATTGTTTAGCAACTAAAATAATTGTTACAATGAATATGCGTGAGTTACGTCATTTTATTAAATTGCGTTCTAGCAAATATGCCCATGGTGATATACGTATTATCGCAACCAAAATGTATGAACTTATGATAGCCAATGGTTTTGGTATATTTGTAGAAGATATAAATATTTCTTGTGACAGCAATATATAATAAAAACGCAATCGTAGAACTTTGTAATCGCGGCTATCACAACCGACATATCGCAATTGTAATGGGTTGTGGAGAAGATACAATAGCAAGGATAAGAAAACAAAAAGAAAGTATCGAACCTACTCTTAAATTTCTTTCCGTGGAACAGAAACAAAGATTGCTTGTTTTGGACAAATTATTGCGGCTGAAGCCTTTAGAGCAAAAATGGTCTAGTAATGATTATTATTACATTACTATTTTAAAATTTCTTCTTATTCCGCGCGAACAAATTTATTCAATATATAAGCATGCGCCGCAAAACCGTGTTGCTCAAGCACATCGAGAGCTTGCGCCTAAATTACAAGAACTTGATTATACCTTATTAGGAATAACATCAGAAGAATATAAACAATTTATTATTGGGTGCTATAAAGTTATCGGCGATCCAGCTAAATGGAAGTAAAATTGACAAAAGCCCCAATTTATGTTATAATAATTTCAGAAAGTAAATTAAAAAGACCAAAGAGACCCGTCTTTACTTTCGTAATGGGGTAAGGGGAGCGGTATCTCCCCTTTAAGTATTTTTAAAAGGAGAAATGAAATGAAATTTTACAGTGAAGAACTTAAAAAATTATTTGATTCTGAGGAAGAATTGAAAAAGGCTGAAAAGGCACATAGAGTAGAACATAACAAGAAAATGAAAATAATGAATGAGATTGAAACTCACTTTACTACTGCTTGTGATGAATTTGATATTGTTTTTAAAAAGCTTGAAGAAGTTAATGATATTATGACAGATGAAGAAGTAACTAATTTGTTTAAAAAATTACTTGCTAAAATTCCAAGTTTTATGTCCTCATTTTCGTTTATTATATAACTAAATTTGACTCCTCAGCCAAAGTGTGGTATAATATAAATGTAAGAAAGGGGAGTCTTACGAGGTAATGAATGGAACTTATCATAGGCTTAGTTGGTGCTACTGCAACTCTTATTGGTACAGTTTGGGGTATTGTAAAATATTATGATGTTAAACGTACCAAAGCAGAAAAAGAAGCAAAAAAAGAGCAAGATGAAAAGAACGCTATTCTTGACAATATTCTCAAAAAGCTTGAGCTATTGAATAAACAAGTTGATGAGAATGAGATGGATAGACTTCGTACAGATATTATAAATTGTGTGAATAAGTTACAAAATGGCTATATAGCTAGTTCAGATTATTTGGAACATATTCATCATGCATATGACAAATATACCTCAAAAGGCGGCAACTCTTATATAGAAGATTGTATGGATTATGTGCGCTCGTACGAAGAAGAATGTAGAAGAAATGGTGTTATCGGCTTTGATAATGTCGAAGATTAATACGGCGCCCTATAAATGGGCGCTTTACTTTTAGGTGGATAATGAATACATTATTTTGTATAATAGGCAGAAGTGCCACGGGAAAAGATACGCTGACTAATGCAGTTTGTGAACAATTGGGGTTACAAAAAGTTGTTAGTCATACAACTAGACAACCTCGCTATGGAGAAAAAGAAGGTATAAATTATTACTTCTCTGCTATGGATGAATTGATTGCGGCTGAAAATACTATGAGTATTGCAGCACAAACCCAAATAGGCGCAAACTATTATTGGACAACAAAAGATGAGATAAAAAATAAAGATATATATATAATCGACCCTCTTGGTTTTGAAAATTTAAAAAAGAATATGAAGGATGAGGTACGCTTCGTAACTATTTATATTAGCGCGCCCACTTTAGACAGAGAGAAGAGAGCCTTATTACGCGATCCCAATACTATAAAACAATTTATAAACAAATGCGAAGCAGAAGATGTGCAATTTTCAGAATATGAACACTGGCGCTCTTATGATTATTGTGTACACAATACACATTTTGAAATAGCATTTGAACAGTTAAAAACAATTTTAATAAAAGAAAGGGAAAACATTCATGCATTTTGAAAAAATTAGTTATGACAATTGGAAAGAATGGTTTGATAACAACACTGATACTTTTACAGAAAAAGAAATTATAAATTTTTATAATAATATACAACTTCCTAAAGCAAGCTCTCAATATGCGGCTGGACATGATTTTTATTGTCCAATTCCGATATATGTGTCTTCTACACCAATATTGATACCAACAGGTATAAGATGGGTAACAGAAGAAGGAGATCTAGACAAGGTACTTATTATTGCTCCTCGTAGTGGGCTTGGCGTAAAGTTTGGATTAAGACTGCGCAATACAATTGGTATCATTGATGCAGACTATTGTTTGTCTAACAACGAAGGTCATATTATGGCTTCTGTATCCGCTGAAAAAGAGTTCTTTTTGGGCGACGGAGATCGTTTTGTGCAAGGAATTGTTTTACCTTATTATCGTTGTGGCGAAGCAAGTAATCAGATTCGCAATGGTGGTTTTGGCTCAACAGGAGAATAAGATATGAAAAAGTGGATGTATTATGTCATACAATGGACTTGGGGCATAGCATTAAATATTATCGGGGCTCTTGTATGTTTATGTGTCTTAGTAGTTGATAGCGTTTATTGGATCTTTAAACATAGACATTGTTGCACTTTTTATAAATATCGTAATTCTATTTGTATTGTCATACCATGGAATTTTGGTGGATTAGAGCTTGGTATGTTTTTTATGCGAGGCCGACTTAATGAAAGTATTTGCGCGCATGAATATGGACATGGCATACAAAATATGTGGTGGGGCCCTTTGTATATATTTGTAATTTGGATACCTAGTATTATACGCTACTGGTGGAGAATAATTTATATGAAGCGGTTTTATCCAAAAACACGAAAAGTATTACCGCCTTATGACTCCATTTGGTTTGAAGGACAAGCAACAGAATTGGGAAATAAAGCTGCAGCAAATTACTGGTCGTGGTTATAAGATAGGGCGGTTTGAGACCGCCCTTTTAAATTTGACAAAATATAGAAACTGTGATATAATAAAATAGAGAAGAAGAAAACAATAATGAAGAGGTGTCAATATGATACTTGGACAAAACACCGAAGGATATGTAGATTTTTGCTTTTATGACGAAGAAGATACAATTTTGGATGCGTCTAACTTTGTCTGTGTAGAATTTACATTTGATGTAAAAGGTAAACATCAAGTAATTAAATATTGGCCGCAAGATCCAAAGATTGAGTTTAATGCGGCAAACAATGTGTTTTCCGTATGGTTGACACAGCAAGAAACACAAAATTGGACAAATCAAATTCCAGTTCAAGCAAGAATGGAATTTATAGATGGTACAATTGACTCAACTGAAATAGATTATTGGTATATACGCTCCTGTTTAAACAAAGAGGTGATGCATAATGATAAAGCTTAAAGTTGCATCAAGACAAAAATCACCTGTGCGTTTATGTTCCGATGGTTCTGCTGTTTCTATTGCAAGTATTAATAAATTAATTGAACTTAAAATGCAAGAACTTGCAAAAGTAGCAAAGTCTGGATTGATGGAAGATTTAAATATTGAACAGGATACTGAGATTATTTTAGATTGCGGCACAGTAAATATAAATGAAACAGAATTAAACAATACAATTGTATAATTGGAGGTTGACAATGTATACAAAACAAAATTTTATAGGTGGACAAGTGTTAAAAGCAGAACACTTAATCAAAATGGAAGAGGGCATCATAGAGTGTCAAATAGGTCTTGAAGTTGGAAAAGCTGCAGGCTCTATTCAGCAGATGGGCTTTACGATGTCAAATGGTACAACAACCTTAGGCGCCATTGCTTCTGGAGAGGGTGCAGTTGCATTTGGTGGTCAACGTTTTGACAAGGCTGGCGAAGCCGTTGCTGACGAACCTCAAACTGAAGCAAAGGGAAAACAATCTTTTGCTGCAGGTGGAGGCGTAATTGTTAATGGAGATTGGTCGGCAGCTTTTGGCAAAGAAACCAAAGCATTTATGAGAGCTGGTTTTGCTATAGGTGCTGCATGTCAGGTTGGTCTTACTCAGGCTGAATATGACAGTGCAACGAATAATTATGCTAATTGGAGACTAACTCAAGGCAAGAATGATAACGAGTCTTTAAGTAAGAAGCTGGATTATAATGCGGAGTATTCCTCAGCCTTGGCCGCAGGTGAAAAAACTGGCGCCTATGGTAGAGGATCGTTTACACATGGTATCGGAACTAAAGCTTGGGGATATGCTTCAGAAGCAGGTGGCAAGAATTGCATAGCTAATAACTGGTATGTATACGCAGGTGGTCTTGATACCAAAGTCTCAGGTAAAGGATCATTTGCACATGGTATAGGATTACAACTTATAGAAGACTGTACGGCAGCATTCGGTAGATATAATGATGGAGTTGGCGGTGACTATTTGTTTGAAGTGGGTAATGGCATAAATGAATATAACAGAAGAACTGCTTTTGCAATAAATGGCAACGGAGATTTATTATTCTACAACTATCATGATAATAAATTGTATTCACTATCAGATATAATTAACGGGCTGGGTGGCTTTTTTGAATACGCAGTAGCAAAAGATTATAACTAATAATTATAATAGGCAAGTCCGAAATGATGACTTGCCTTTCTCTAAAAAATTTGAAATGACAATTTGTCGGAGAAACCAATGAAACAAAAAACTTTTGAACAAATTCGTGTCCAAATTAAGGGAGACATAGAAGAAAATTTAAAAAAGCAACAGGGTTTGTGCCACTTGATAGAGAGTTGGTAGTAAGAAAACCCGATGAAAAATATAAATATCCCAGATTAAGAATGGGAGATGGCAAGACAAATGTTAATGATTTGCCAGAAATTAATGTTCAACCCGACTGGGAACAAACAGATCCCAGTCAGCCCGATTATATAAGAAATAAGCCAGAAATTAATAGTGGTAGCGCAACTTCTTGGAACGACCTTACTGATAAGCCGTTTGGTGAGGAAGTTACCGAAGGTGTTCTCACTTTTGATGGTGATTTGACTGGTCGTGAATATATTGATTATGGGGATGGTTATTGCTTTGTTAAGATGTCTGATCGTTTCTTGACAGAGGAAGATTTGGCACAAGCAACCATTACTTTTTGGAATAACGGCAGTACATACGATGCAAATGCAGTTATCGAAAGCCAGACTTTAGGCGACCTTACAGTCATTATAGTGTTGGCAGATCACGAAATAAGTGGCGGAATGGTTGTGACATTAAACAGCGACGCCCCGCTTTTTGGAGAGCCACCAATGTCGGCAGGTACTTGGTTCCAATATGTCACCGATGTAGATAGTGAAGTAGATAGCTACCCAATTAGCCTTTCCTGTCTTACTGGCTTAGTAGGAACCATCAAGACTCTCGACGAAAAGTATATCCCCGACAGTATCGCAAGAACAGAGGATATATTGACCGAAGAAGATGTGTCTACTCTTATCAACAAAGCATTGGGGGTAATTGAAAATGGCACTTATTGAAAAACTTGATGCAATCGGAAGCGCAATAAGAGCAAAGACGGGCAAGACCGCCAAAATGACACTTGACGAGATGCCGAGCGAGATTGCAAGTATTGAAACAGGTGGAGCGAACAATTACGCCAAGTTTACCGCAACAACAGACTCGTCAATATCTTTTATAATTGAAAATCCTTTAGGCGGAATTGCAAAAAAAGTGTCCATAAAGGCTATATCACCAACAATAACATCATCGAGAAAAATTCACGAATGCTGTTTGGATTGGGATGTAAAGCTTGGTGCGGTTAAAGCATATTATACAAGTGGTAATGTTACCTATGCTATGGTGGGTATTGAAGGAACTCCAAACAACGGACAGTTTAGAATGACCGAAAGTTTTATTACTGCGTATCGTTTTAATAGTGCAACCAGTTGGGATACTACTTGCGAATATGAAATTGAAATATATCAATAATTTGCGGAGGGTAATATGATTATAGAAATTCCATATAAATCAAAAAAAGACGGAACGGTAAGACTCATCAAGAGATTTTCCGACAAGGGCGTGCAAATCCGAAAGGTTGGCACAGACGAAATCTATGATGAAGCGGTTGATGTCGAGGATGCGCAGTTTGCTTACGAGGAAACTGATATTCCCGTAGGTGGCACCGAAGACGAAGCTGCCGAAGCAGATTATCAGACCGCCCTTGGAGATGTGGGGTAAAGATATAACCAGAACAGAACTTAAAACAGCGGTTGCGGCCACAAAGACCGAAACTAGGGAAGCATTACAGATCGTTTATGATTCTCTTAATCAAGGTTAACAAAAGAAACTTCTAAAAAATGACGGAGTAAAGAGTTTGTTCGTATTTTATGGCGTGATTGTTGACCCTGAATAACTAAAAAAAAGCACCACGCATTAAAACGTGGTGTTTTATTATTCCTCCTCATAGTCGTCAGAAATTACGGCCCAGGTTTCCATTCTTTCGTAATACTTATCAATATAACTATTACCACCAATGGCTTTATAATCCTTATAATACTGAGTGAGTGTTTCTTTTTCGTGCTCTTCCAGTGTTCTTGTAAGATGTCCGCTACACAATTGTTTTTCAAATTTGACAAAAGTCTCAAAATGTGTTATAATTATTATATAGAAGGCGAAGGGAGAAGAATTATGCCAAACGAAATCATACTTTTTTCCACTGGTTGTCCTTTATGTAAAGGATTGGAAAAAGCTTTAAAAAATAAAAACATAGAATATATTTTATGTAATGATATAAACACAATGAAAGAACTGGGCATTAAACAAGTGCCGCAATTGATGGTTGATGATCAATTAATGAAAAATCCCCAAGCATTAAAATGGGTTCTTTCTCAGGAGTAAAAATGTACATAGAAAAATATAATAGATATAAGCATCTTAATGATTATATACAAACATATTCCAAAGCAAGTAATGCTGCAACAGGTAGTAAGTTTGATAGTAATGCCAATGTAGATAATAAAAATGTTTGTACATTATCTAACGAATTAAACAAGGGTGATATGATTGGCGTTAATCGCTATCGTATGATTAATAAATTAACAGAGCTTTATGATATTTCCGTAGCAGAAGAATATATTCGTCAACTTGAAATGCATGAAAAATATAGGCACGATGAAACACATCCTATTATGCCCTATTGTGTAAGTGTAACTTTATATCCTTTTCTTTTGGAGGGTATGAGAACACTTGGCGCACCTTCTGGTGCTCCCACCAACTTGGCGAGTTTCTGCGGTAATTTTATTAATTTAGTTTTTGCTATTGCAAGTCAATTTGCAGGAGCAGTAGCAACACCAGAATATTTAGCATATTTAGATTACTTTATCCGCAAAGATTACGGCGATGATTATTATTTGCGCGCAGATGAAATAGTAGATTTATCTAATCGCAGACGTACAATCAAAAAAGTAATTACCGATTGTTTTGAACAAGTAGCATATTCCTTAAATGAACCAGCTGCTGCAAGAGGTTACCAAGCAGTGTTTTGGAATATTTCTTATTATGATAAAACATACTTTGATGCAATATTTGAGGATTTTATCTTTCCGGATGGCGGCGAAATGCAGTGGGAAAGTGTTTCTTGGTTGCAAAAGCTTCATATGGAGTGGTTAAATAATGAGAGACTGCGTGAATGGTTAACGTTCCCAGTTGAAACAGCAAATTTAGTTTACGATAAAAAAACCAAAGAATATTATGATGAAGACTGGGCATCTTTTGTCGCAAAAATGTGGGCAAAAGGACATAGTTTCTTCTGTTATAATAGTGATAGCGCCGATAGTTTGTCTAGCTGTTGTCGTTTAAAAAATGGTATTACTGATAATGTATTCTCTTATACTCTTGGTGCTGGAGGAATATCCACCGGTAGTAAAGCAGTAATTACTATGAACATTAATAGATTGGTTCAAGATGCAGTGCATTATGGCCTTGATATTAGTAATGTAATTAGAGAAGAAGCAGAAAAGAATATTAAATATTTAACTGCATTTAACGAATTGCTTAAAGAAGAATTAACTGATGGTCTGTTGCCCGTATATGATGCTGGATATATATCATTGGAGAAACAATATCTCACAACTGGTATTAATGGTTTTGTAGAGGCAGCTGAATTCTTGGGTATTGATATATCCGACAATGAAGAATACTACCAGTTTGGTAGGTCTATTCTTGAACCTATTATGGAAGTTAACCGCGCACACAAGACCGAGGAGTTGATGTTCAACTGTGAGTTCGTACCTGCGGAGAACCTTGGGGTGAAGCATGCAACCTGGGATAGAGAAGAAGGCTATCAGGTAGAAAGGGATTGTTATAACTCCTATTTCTTTAAGGTAGAGGATGACAGCCTATCGGTGTTGGATAAAATGACTATGCATGGTGATAAACTTACTCGTTATCTTGATGGAGGTAGTGCTTGTCACTTGAATCTGGAAGAGCATCTTACAGAAGCACAGTATCGTCATTTGCTGGATGTTGCGGCACAAGAAGGCTGTTCATATTTTACATTCAATATTCCTAATACCATTTGCAACGAGTGTGGTCATATTTCTAAGCATTATATGAAAACTTGCCACAAGTGTGGTTCTAATAATGTAGATTGGCTTACTCGTATTATTGGCTATGTAAAACGTATTTCTGCATGGTCAGAACCAAGACAAGCAGAAGGAGCAAATCGCCATTATCATGATGAAGAGTGCAAGTGAAATGATTTGTTTTCAAGAAGTGCCGGATGAGATAGCATTAAGCTTTTCAATTTCTAACTGTCCGAATAACTGTCCTGGATGTCATTCTCCTTGGTTGCGTGAAGATTGCGGCAGAGAAGTGTTTTGGCTTTTGCCGCAACTATTGCGTAAATATAAAAATAAGATAACTTGTGTCCTGTTTATGGGCGGAAACGATGAAAAACAAAGACATCAATTGTTGAGTATTTTGCACTATTGTCGCATCAAAGGATTTAAAACTGCATTATATAGCGGTTTTGATGAGTGGCCTGATGTAGAGTTATTAGATTTATTAGATTATGTGAAAGTAGGTAGTTATCAGACTGCTTTAGGTGGTCTTAAATCCCCATCTACTAATCAACGTATGTATAAAAAAACAAATGGAGAGTGGGAGGACATTACTAAGCAGTTCTGGTCTTCTGATATAAAATGAAAGTACAATTAAATGAAAATGTAGAATTGGTACAAGAAATTAAAACAGCTTTAAAAGAAAATGAAGGTTTTTGTCCTTGTGAAATTGAAAAGACTGTTGATACCAAATGCATGTGTAAAGATTTTAGAGAAAATGTTGCAGTAGGAGAATATTGTCACTGCGGTTTATATAAAAAAATAAAGTGAGGTGTACACAATGGTTGAAGTTTGGTTACCTTGGATATTATTTGGAATTATAGTTGCGGCGGGGTTGGCTTTTGTAGTATGGAAAGTTGTTCAAATAGCTCGTATGTCGCCAGAACAACGTAAAGAAACAATTAAACAATGGCTCATAAGTGCGGTAGTTATTGCCGAAGGCGCAATTAAAAAGCATGGGGCCGGATTGGAAAAGATGCAAATGGTGCTTGACACTTATAAGAGTAAGGCTCCACTGTTATATAAGTTTATGGCTCTAATTACAAAAAATATTGATATAGAAGATTTGGCTGAAAAAGCATTAGAAACAGTCAAAGATAATTTTGAAAAAGATGAATAATACATTGGAAAATTTGCTTGATGGGTTTGGTGTTGCTACTGTAATGGACGTACATGTATTAAAATTAGGTAGTTTTCCCTTCCAAATTGAAAGGGATAGATTAAATAGTGTGCGCAACTGGTACAAGATGTCAGAAAATGTTATTAAAGAGATAACTAAAAATGCAGAAAAAGTGATGTATCTTGATACTTTACAATTGTCTAATATACAGGAGTCCGGACCAGAGAAAGTATTTAAAGCTGGAGCCGCTAATGTTCCTGCCGCAAGAGTTGGTAAAAAAGTTAAAGTAGAAATTAAAGATGCGATTGGAAAAATTGACGTGTTAAAAAATTTCTTTAATTTACAACAAGATGACACAGGAAGACTTTATTGCCCTTTAACTTTTTCTACACCGCTATGTTTAGAGGGCAAAACATATACTATAAATTTACAAACTAAAAAAGTAGAGCCAATTTATATTTTTATGCCTTTTTGCGTACCAGTTGGAGAATTAGAATTTGTAGCTAGCTCAGAAGAATTTGGTGCTTTTGATTTAAGTGTGGAATTGTATCCTGTATTGTTTGAGCCAGAAATTGGAAAATCATATAAAACATTCTATAATATTAGTAAAGATAGTATTATGTGTCCCAAATAAACAAAAGTAAAATTGACTTTGCGACAAAATTATGATATAATTATTTTAGAAAAAGAAAGGCAACTAAAATGATTATACAATTAAAAAATATTAAACAAAAAAATATAATTTTATTCGATATTGAATATGACAAAACTTCATTGGTTCAAGTAGCGTTTCTCATTCTCGGCGCGAAGCAACCTAATATGTTTGAAATACAGGAAAGCTTTAATGTGTATATTAAGCAAAATCACTTACTATCACCGTTTTTCGTACAGTATACGAACATAACCGATGCATACCTACGCGATAACGGGTTAGATTTGCCCCGAGCGAGGGCTTTGGTGGAGCAAGTCATATCCAATATCGATGTTAAAGATGTTCTATTGGTAGGACATGGAATAGATAATGATATGCGGCTATTGGATGAAAATGATATTTGTCTTAGCCGCTTTTGTAATAGATATGACACTTATAAAAAAGCAAAAAAGTTATTAGGTAGAGATAAGTTTTTAACTTTGACAGATATTGCTGCAGAAGATGGGTATTTTATGTTTAACGAGCATAATGCTTATGCAGATGTGTGGGCATTGTTACATGCTTTTGCTTTTTTAAATGGAAAGGAGAATGAAAAATGAAATTTTTTAATTTAAAAACTCATAAAGTAGAGCGAATAAAAAAGGATGCAATAGTTATACGCAAAGCTTTTCATTCAGAAATTTTAAACTTGCCAATTACGGAAATGATTAGGGGCTTAAAAGAGTGCTTAAAAGACACATACGGATATGATATAAATGGTAAGGTTGTATACTATGACATAAAAATAACCGGCAGATGTGATAAAAATGATGTTGAAGATTTGTATGATTATATAGAAAATGTTTTGACAGATATTTATTGCGAAAATTATGAAGAAAACAAAAAGGCAGAAGAACAAGACAGATTGGGATTATTTGGTCTGCCAGAAATAAATATGAAAACAATGAATTATTTAAGATGGATAAAGTTTAATACAAAAATAGAGGGCATTGGCTTTGAAGTTGGAAAAATAAATAGTTGTTGGAAAAAAAGGATGGTGAAGTAATATGGGATTAGATTATATACCTTTTTTATCGCCAATTCAAGTTGGTGATACTGTTATCAAAAAAAATACCATTATAACAAATACCGTTATAACAAAAAACATAAATTCTCCAGTAACAATTACAGAGGATCCATATGAAGCAGAAGACATAGAAAACAAAATGAGCGAAACACAATTATATTACGATCATATTAAATCACAAGAATTTATTACCATAAATTCTCTTCCATACGCTAGCGCATCTCTTATTCCAGATGATGATTTAAAAACTATTCAAGGCGTTGAGGTGCCATATCCGTATCGCTACTATGATAAATTATATGACTGGATGTTGAAAGATATTGCAAGATCTACGGTTGTTGTTGTAACTAAAGAGGTTGGTAAGGAAGATGTTGTTATAACAGATTCCTCAATGGACATAGATGTTAACCGCGGCGCCTCTTTTAATGGTTCTCCTACACTACAAATTGTTTTAACTAATATTAAGATAAATGGTAAAACACCATCGACGTCAGATTATACTGTTACATTATATATAGAGCGCTCTAATATAGAAGATATAATTTTGATGAACAAATTATTGACATATCTTGATATACCAGAAGAAGCTCTATAAACAAATACAGATACAAATAAACTTTAGTTTTAAATCTAGTTAATTATGCTAACATAATAAAAGAAACAATAGGAGTTGACTAATATTGATTAATATATACACAGATGGCGCTCACTCTTCCAAAACAAATGTTGGAGGATGGGCAATAGTAATTCCGACGCAACGTGAAGAAAAGCCATATATTGCTTACGGTGATTGGGTATTTGAAACAACTAACAACCGTATGGAACTTACGGCCATATTAAAAGCATTAGAATACATATACGACCATTGGGCATATGAATCAGTTTATGGAGAGTCTTTTGAAAGCGCCTCTATTTATACAGATAGCGCATATATTAGCAACTGCTTCAAAGACGGTTGGTATAAAACTTGGCGCAAAAATAACTGGAAAACATCTAAAAAAGAGCCCGTAGCAAATCAAGATTTATGGGAAAGAATTTTATATTACTATGAATTAATACCCAATATTATCATTTCAAAAGTGTCAGGCCATTCATATAACACATGGAACAATATTGCTGACAAACTTGCAGTTCAATACCGAATTGCTGGCGCAGAAATATTGGCAAAAGGAGAAAATAATGAATAATAAATCAAAACAAAGACCACCTAAAATTTTAATAGTAACTCAAATACATCCTATAAATATTGCATCAGTCTATGATTATATAAGCCATTCTTTTATACAAAACAATGAAGTATTTTCTCCGCAAATAATGGCTCTTCTTGGCGAATTAACATTAAAAGAAAATGCAAGTGATTTCAAACATTCATATAGAGTGCTTAATGCAGCTTTTGTAAAAAATATTAAAGCCGCAATTAAAAAAATGAATACAAAAAAACCTTGGATTATTGTTGGCAACTGTTCTAAAGATAGCAAGATTAAATTTGATCACATTATAGGCTTCGATGGCGGTGAAGATTATGGAAACACAGAAAACTTCGACTATTATATCAAGCGAGATAATGAACTATTGCAAGAAGCGGATATGGAAATTAATTATTATACTAAAAAAGATGTAGAATATTTCTTTCCTACTATGGAACATCTCAAACTCTTTCTTACCACTCTTGGTTTAAAGGAAGAAGAAAGGAAAACAAATGGCAATACAGCTGAACGAAGCACAACTGAAGGCAGTATATAGCAAAGAGCCTAGAGTAGTAGTAGTTGCGCCACCAGGTGCTGGAAAAACCCTTGTAATGTGCACAACTATTCAAGAATATCTTGCATTGCATCCTCTACACTCTGTTACTGCGATTACCTTTACACGCAAAGCTGCACACGAGTTGGCAGAACGCATACACAATCCAAAAGTAAAAACTGGAACTATACACGCTTGGGCATTACAACAATTATATGCTCTTGGCGCAAAATATAGTTTCACAGTAGAGCTTTTGGAAGAAGAAGAAATGCGACGCATAATGCAAAAAATTGCTTATCGTAAGAATATGAAGTTTGTTAATATATTCCAATTGTATAATTATATTGTTGGTAATATCAAAACCATTGATTTAGATGATGCAATAGTAAAAAAGTATGAAAAAATTAAAGCATTATATATAGAATATAAACAAGAGCGCGGTTTGTATGATTTTACAGACTTGCCGCAATATTTATTAGATACTTTAAATGAATATGACGAAGAAATTTATGACATTGATGGATTATTTGTAGATGAATTTCAAGATATTGATGAAATACAATTTAAGATTTTTGAAAAAGTTTGTGCAAGTAAAAAGTTTTTTATTGGAGATTTTCGTCAAGCAATTTATGGTTTTAATAATGCTCTTGAAGATATTTTTGAAAGACTCGCCGCATCAAATTTTAAAACCTATTATTTAAATACTAATTATCGTTCTAAACAATCCATAATGGATGTAGCAGATAGTTTTAGAGATAGCTGTGAAGGCGATCAATATATCACTACACTACGAGAACTTAAAACTAGCCCTGTAATATGCAGTCGCGGCAAAGGTGGTATTGTTTATTTTGTTGATGAAAAGAAATACTGTATTACTACTGGAAATGCAGAATCGGAAGATCCTTTAGTTATAATTAAAAGATTGCTAACAATGCCTGGTACTATGGTTTTGTGCCGAACAAACAAGCAGGTGCGCAAACTACAAGCAATAGGTATCCAAAATTGCAGTACAGTACACCAAGCAAAAGGTTTGGAATATGATAATGTAATTTTGTGTGATATATTTGTTAATAATGAGGAAGAGCTTAATGTCGCATATGTTGGAATGACAAGAGCAAAGAATGAGTTATGTGTAATTAACTTTGATGTTTTTGTTGCAATACTATCAACTATGAATTTAGATACTGTTATTCCGCAAACTAAAAATACACTTTTTTAAAATTTAACAAGCCAGAGTTTGACATAAGCTTTGGCTTGATTTTTTATTTATTTTATGTTATAATTTTTATATAAGATGAGGTGAGAGTTTATATGAAAAAATTTTCTATTGTTAAAGGTATCAACTTATAATGTTTGTTTGGGAAGATTTTTGGAACGCAATTAAAGTGTATTTTGTATTAGTTGGTGTGGCGTTGACTGCATTTTTATCTATCGGTGCAGTATATCTTGCTTGGTGGATAAATGACAGTTTTGGAATAATAGTTTTAATTATTCTTGCCTTGTTAGCACTTATTGGCGGCGGAGCCATACTGACTGATGAAAAAGAGGAAGAGAAATGAATAGACAATTATTTTTAAATGGTGATATTAACAGTTATACTGTTCAAAGTATAATATATGATATAATTCAAATAAATCATGAGGATAAGCAGAAAGAAGAGCATGCTGCTCTTAATAATCTTCCTATTTTATCACGCGAACCAATTAAATTATTTATAAACTCGCCCGGTGGAAGTGTTTATGATGGTTTTGCATTAATAGATGCTATTAGAAATAGTAGAACTCCAATTCATACAATTGCTTTAGGGTCAGCTATGAGTATGGGAATGTTAATTTACAGTGTTGGACACAAAAGATATGTTGGAGATTATGCAACATTAATGTTTCACGATGTTTCTAGCGCAGTTGCGGATAAATTAGAAACAATTAGAGATAAAGTGGGAGAATTAAATCGAATACAAGCTATGATATGTACTGTTGTGGTTAATAATTCCAAAGTTCCACTAGAAATTTTGGCAAATAAATTAAGCCAAAGAGAAGATTGGTATATTTCTGCAAATGAAGCAATAGATCTGGGTTTAGCAGACGATTATTTTAAAGGTTTTTAAAGAGAAAGGAAAGAAAAATGTTACAGCCTGCAATTTTATATAAAGAAGAAGTTTTACAAAAATTACACGAAACTTGGTATGATGAGAAATATAAATGGGTTTATGCAGATGGTTTTGCAGAAGAATGGACTATAGATGTAAACGGATGGAATTACATTCAATTAGTCTCTATACACAAAGATAAAATTTTAGGTTTTATTCAATATCATACAATTCGCAGCAGTAGAAATGTTAATGGACTGACAATTGTCGGATTTGAAAATAATCCTTTGTTTATTAAAGACCTTTTGCAAGCAATAGACGATATTTTTAATAAATACCATTTTCATAAACTATCATTTAGCTCTGCTTTAGATAATCCTTCTGCACGAGTTTATGATAAATATATTGGAATTTTAGGTGGCAAAATGTACGGAATTAGTAAAGAGCAGTGGCTAATGTCTGATGGTCGTTATCATCATGTTAAGCATTATGAAATTTTAAACCACAACTATAAGGGTTTAAAAAGTATTCGAGGTAAAAATGAAACAAAAGAATGATGAAAATCAAGAAATAAGATGGGCAGATTGGTGTGAATATTGGTTACATGAAATTTGTCCAATGACACAAACGAAATGCCCTTGGAGCGATCTTGGAGGTTATCCAATCAATCAAGAATGTCAATTTTATAAAAATAAGCATAAAAACTTGACAAATACCTAAAAATATGTTATAATATTTTTAGAAGAGAAGAGAAGAGAGCAAATGTATAATAATTTAGAATTTTTAGATTTTCTTTCTATTATTTCTTTCATTATGCAAATAACCCAAATAGAAAATAGTAATCATCATATGCAAGAAATTGAAAACAAATTAGATTATATTATTCACAAACTTGATTTGGTTGATGATAAAGTATTACAATCTTTAACAGAAAGGTACGGAAATAAATAATGATAAATAATTTCGAAAAATTTTACACAATGACACCAATGAAATATTATGATTGCGGTGGAGATTTTTCCAAAGCAAAAGCACAAGCGATGCTTACGAATGAAGGTAAGGCATATATTGCAACCAGAAAAAATGACGGTGAATGGTGCAGAATAATTAAAGATGCAGAAGGAAATATAAAAGCACAAAGCAGAAGCATAAGTAAGGTAACTGGTGAATACGGTGATAAAACGGAACACATTCCTCATATAATAGATGAAATGCATTCTTATCCTTGCGAAACAGTATTAATCGGAGAACTTTGTTTTGAAGATATTACTAAAACAAGCAAAGATGTGGGTAGCATACTTCGTTGTAAGCCTGATAAAGCAGTTGCGCGCCAAAAAGATATAAAGTTAGTATTTAAAGTTTTTGATTGTCTTGCTTTTGCCGGTATAGATTTAATGGAAAAACCATATTGGGAAAGATTTGCAAATGCACGCGATGCAGTAGTGGATTTTGGATATTATATGTCTATGACAGATGCAGTAGAATGTGGAGATTTTGAAGAATTTTTACAAGAAATACTTGCAGCGGGCGGAGAGGGTATTGTTATACATCGTAAAGACGCAAAATATAAACCCGGTGCCAGAACTGCTTGGGACACACTTAAAGTTAAAAAAATTGTAGAAGAACTTGAACTTCCTATTGTTAGCTTTATAGCACCAAATAAGGCTTATTGCGGAGAAGATGCCAGCATTTGGAAATATTGGGTTGGCACCAAATCAGACGAAACAGAAGTTAGAAGTTTGGGTAGTCCGGACTCTACTATTGATGTGATAAAATGGGAGCCAGTAACTAAACCTTACTGGATGGACTGGTATAATGGAGTTATAGTAAATAATCAAGGAACTTTAGTACGAGTAACTAGCGGTCTGACAGATGAAGATAGAGAGTGGTTGGCAACAGAAGAGGCAAAGAAATTACTTGATGAAGGAAGTCTTGTTGCTACTGTTAGTGCTATGGAAATAGATAAAGACAGTGGTAGTTTAAGACATCCTCGTCTTATTAGAATACGTACGGAGGCATAATATGACTATTGAAATGTATAAAAAAGCAGTAACAAATAGATTGCTAGATATTATATGTATTTGTAATAATAGAGAAGACGTAGACATAAGATGTAGAAAAGTAGCATGCACTACTGCAGATTTAATTAAAGATTTAATTAACGATGATGTCAATTTATATTATGCTTTAACCGAGCAGGTATCAGAAAATGGAAATACAGTCGAGTAATATAAATACAGAGAATGTAGAAGTTTGGAACATTCACGATCCATTTATGCCTACACAATATGAATTTAGAGGCTATCTTGATAGTTGGAAGCAATGTAGATGCGGCCGGACCTGCAATATGCGTGATAGATATTGTGGAACTTGCGGACAAAAATTAGGTTTTCCTGATTTTCCTGAAGAAAAATAAAAATTTTGAGCCAAAACTTGATTTTTGGCTCTTTTTATGTTATAATTATTATAGAAAAGAACCGAGAAAGGAGTTTTCAGTGAAAAACAAAAAAGAATTTTGTGTTTCTGTGATTAGAAGTTATTTACGAACTAAAAAAATTTCTTTTAAAGAAATTGAAGCAAACAGTGGTACAATGTATTTCAGATTGTTGTTGCCAACTTCTGCGCCATGTTTGAGATTAGCGGACCACCCTTGCGGTAAGAGTAAACCTAGTGTAACAATTTATTGGATGGTCGGCACAAATGCTAAAAACAAACATTTAAAGCGTAGAATTGAAATGACAATTGATAAGATGATACGAATTTCAAAAATCGGAACAACTTTAGGAACAATAAACAGATTGGAGAATATGCATGGATAAACAAAATATAAACTATGGCGCAGAAGACATAGTAAGCTTATCTGCAGGCAGAGCATTTAGAGAAAAAATAGGAATGTATCTAAGTGCCGATCGACAAGAAGCAATAAATCTTGGCTTGCGCGAATTAATTGTTAATGTACAAGACGAATATGAAGTGTTTAAGCCAAAAAATCCGTTATTGAAAATAACTTTGGATACCAAAACTCACACTATTAGCGTAGAAGATAATATGCGTGGCATACCAGTAGGTATAAGAAAAGATGGCATGAATTCCCTTACTGCTGCGTTTTTGATTCCTCACTCTGGCGGTAAGCATAGTGAGGGAGCATATTCTAGTGCAGTTGGTATTAATGGAGAAGGAAATAAGGTTGTATGTCACACAGCCAAGTGGCTCGAAGTTACTGTTAAGCGAGACGGCAAAGTGTATAAACAACGCTTTGAGAGCGACAATGAAGGCGCCAAAGCAATTACAGGAGTAATAGAGGCCAAGGGTGATAATACTACCGGCACATATATTATATATAAACCAGATCCAGAAGTATATGGAGATTGTTTTATAGATATTGAATCTTTGCGCGATATGTTAACAGAAATTTCTTATTTTACAATAGGACTGAAGATTATTCTTGTAGTTGATGGAAAAGAGGAAATTTTCTTGTGTAAAAATGGTTTGGTTGACGGACTAAATCATCCCAATCCCGTTTCCAAACCGTTTTCATACTTTTACGAAACAGATGATTGTAAAGTAGAGTTAGCTTTGCAGTGGGTAAGCAAAAAAGGCGAAATTAGAGGTTATGCAAATGGTTTGTATATGCCAGATGGAGGCGCATTTATTACTGGTTTTAAAACATCGCTTACAAAAGTGTTTAATAATTTAAGCGGTGAAAAATTCACAGGAGAACAAATCAGAGATGTGTTAGATGGTTTTGTATCTGTAAAAGTGCGCATGGGTCAATTTTCCAATCAGGCTAAAACAGCTCTTGCAAATCCCGAAGCGCGCACAGCAGCCTCAACTGCAATCACAAATGCAATAAAAGATTTTGCATCAAAAAATGCGGCAGATTTTAATAAAGTTGTAGAATTATTAAATAAGGTTGTTAAAGCAGAAGTTGCGGCAGAAAATGCTCGAAAGAAAGTTTTAGAGTCAACAAAAGAAATAGAAAGAAATCAAAAACGCAAAGTATTTGCGAGCGACAAATTGAAGGATGCAGAATTTTTAGGTGAAAATAGTACTCTTCTTATTGTAGAAGGTGACTCGGCTTTGGGTGGAATTGCTCAAGCAAGAGATTACACAAAGTATGGAATACTTGCGATACGCGGAAAAATTATAAATTGCCTTGCTAATAAAGAAGAAGATATTTTTGATAATGAAGAAATTAAGTTGCTATTAAGTGCAATGAATATTATACCGGGAGCATACAATAATAAAAAGCTAAGGTATGGTAAAATAGGAATTTGTGTGGACGCTGATAGCGATGGCGGTCATATAGCATTACTTATTATGGCAGCACTCTATCATTTGGCGCCCGATTTTATCAAAGAAGGAAGATTATGTTGGCTACATTCTCCCCTATATATAGTAACTAATGGCACTAAAGAGTCATATTATTATACAGACGAAGAGTTTGATAAAGTACGCAGTAAAATTACAGGAACAGTTACTCGTGCTAAAGGTTTGGGTGAACTTTCATCTGAAACAGCAAAGGCATCTATGTTTACTGCTCCCCAACAACGCTTGGAAGTGTTATCTTATTCAACTGCTGGTGTAGAACTATTAAGTGAATTAATGGGTGACGACTCTGAGTTGCGTAGAAATTATATAGTAAAAAATATTGATTTTAGTACGATAAGGGAGTAAATAAATATGATTGTTTTGTATTATAATCCGCAAGATTATAAAAATGTGGGTTATGAAGAATTAAATAATTTATATCATTATATATGTAAAATTGCTATAAAAGAAAATAAAGATAATCAAAATATAATTCTAATGCCAAAACATTTGGAATTAAGAGAATTAAATAATCAAGAACTTGTTGAATGGTATAAACAACTAAAAGACACTATAAAAACAGTAGAAAGGGAGCTGGGCGACAGATGGGAGAATTAAAACCAATTATAGAACAAAGTTTTAATCAATACGCAGGAGCGGTTTTACAATCAAGAGCGCTCATAGACTCTAGAGATTGTATTAAACCTTCTGCGCGACAGATTTTATATTCTATGCATGAACGAAAACTTGTGCATAATAAACCCCACAAGAAAACTGCAAATGCAGTTGGTATGGCAATGGCGGATTATTATATACATGGCGATGCTTCTTGTGAGGGTATTATCATGCGCGCAGGTCAAACATTTTCTATGCGCTATCCACTTACAGATGTTAAAGGTAACGCAGGTTCTTTAATTAAAAGCGGCAACTGGGCAGCAATGCGTTATACAGAAAGTCGTACTTCGGCACTTATGGAGGAAATATTTGGAGATATAGAAAAAAATACCATAGACGATTGGCGCAATAACTATGATAATACTAAGCAATATCCAGGAGTGCTACCTTCAAAAGGATTTTATAATATATGCAATGGTAGTTTTGGAATAGGTATAGGCATGAGCAGCTCCATTCCACAATTTAATCTTAAAGAAATAAATGCGGCTTTGGAGAAGTTATTACTAAATCCGAATATTCCAGATGACGACATTATTGTTATGCCTGATTTTGCAACTGGCGCTTGTCTACTCAACCCGTCAGAAGTAAAAGAAAGTTTGAAAAATGGTAATGGCAAATCTTGCCTTTTGCGTTCAGTTATTAACTACGATGCGAAAGAAAACTGTTTGGTTGTTACAGAAATACCTTATTCCGTTTATACAAATACTATTAATGCAGAACTTGACGCAATACTTGAAGATGAACATAATCCCGGTATTGATAGATATAACGATTTAACTGGTAAAACACCACTTATAAAAATATATTTAAACAAGGGCGCAAATCCTCAAAGTATTTTGAAATATTTATATAAAAACACTTCTCTCCAATATTGGTATGCAATTAATTTGACTATGCTTGAAAATGGTCGATACCCCAAGTTATTTACTTGGAAAGAAGCTCTTCAATCACACATAGATCATGAAAAAGTTGTATATCGTCGCGGTTTTGAATATGATAAAAATAAGGCAGAAGATAGACTTCACATAGTTGAAGGATTACTTATTGCTCTTGCAAATATAGATGAAGTAGTTCATACAATTAAAACTTCTTCTTCTGTTGCCGTTGCAAATGAACTATTGCGGAAAAAATTTATTTTAACCGAAACTCAAACAAAAGCAATTTTGGATATGAAATTGAGTCGTTTGGCACATTTGGAAGTAGAAAAGTTAGAAAAAGAAAAAGTTGAATTGCTTTATACAATTAATCAAATTTTATTAATTTTAAATAGTGAAGAATTATTTAATGAGCAAATCATTAAAGGATGGCGTGAAGTTTCTAGAAAATTTGGAGATGAGCGCAGAACAAAAATTACGCCAATGGAAGAAGAAGAAGCACCAAAGCTCAATAATAAAAATGTAGTAGTAATGATTACAGATACAAATGAAGTAATTGTTACAGAACCTTTTGATAAAATTAATGCTAGTGTCAAAACTCATGAATGGTATAAAAAGAAATTTAAAACTGGTTGTATGTGTAAACTTTTAGATACTATTTACTCCTATGGCGCAGATGGAAAAATATATAATATCAATCCTTTTAAAACAACAGATGTAACTGATTGTGTGGGCTTGTTTAGAACAGACGAAAAGAAATATATTATTCATGTAACGAACAAGGGAACAGTAAAGAAGTCGCTAATTACAGAATATAATGGTTTTAAACGCAATCCCGTAGTTGGTAAATTGCGTGATGGAGAGTCAGTAGTATTTGTTGGAGCAGCAAACGATGAAGATTATCTTTTGATGCTTGGTGTCAATGGTAAGGTAAGTAAGATATTAGTTTCTGATTTTACTACTACTGGACGCAACACAATTGGAGTAAAAGGTATGGCTGTTGGAGTAGTATCTGCATGCATAGCAAGTGAAAACGATCATATTGGTTGTATTAGTGATGAAAAGTATAAAATTACTGTCTGCTCTGATTATTCCATAAGCGGCAAAAATGCTTTGGGTTATGCTATTGCTGAAAATACGATTGCGCTGACTACAATCCCAAAGAAAGAATTTTATCTAATAGAAAACGGCGTTAAAATAACACATTTTGGAGCTTCTGAATACACTCCTAAAGGCAAATCTGCGCAAGGAAATAAAACAACAAAGGATGCAAAATTTATATGGTAAAACACAGATATGAAAATTTATGTAAAAAATATGACATTACCGTTGAAGAAATAGATGCGGCAATAGAGCAAATTAATTTTGGTGCTATTGCCTGCGATGGAATAGTATTAGTTGCTTTATGTGAATTAATTGTTTCGGGGGATATACCAGATGGCAAGTAAACGCAGTCCGTATGATTTTTATCCAACGCCTCAAAGTGCAATTGATGCATTATTGGAAAATTTAAGAAAATATAATATAAATTTGGGTGACAGGGTTTTAGAACCCTGTGCCGGCGATGGCGCTCTAATAGAGAGAATGAGTATGTATTATCCAGATAGTGAAATTCAGGCTTATGATATAGATGAAAGTCATTTGCCGTTTTTACAGAAATTGTGTGAAAGAGGAGATATACTTTGTTATGGTACGCACGATGTTTTAGATTTAACCCCAAGTGAAATCAACGCTTTTGATACTATTATAACCAACCCTCCTTTTTCTATTTCTCAAGAAATAGTAGAGCATATACTAGAACATAAAAAGCCGCAAACAACTTTTATAATTTTGCAAAGACTTGGATTTTTAGGTTCTCAAAAACGTCATGAAATGTGGAATAAGTATCCGCCAGACGCTGTTTGGGCCTTAAGTAAGCGACCAAGTTTTACCGGCTCTGGAACAGATGCACATGAATATGGTTGGTTTATTTGGGGCGATATTAAGAAAGCGCCGCCAGTTATTGCAATTTGAAATTTGACAAGTTTGAAAATTTGCTTTTTCAAGAAAAATGCGTTATAATATTTATAGAAAAGATGAAAGCGAGAAAAAAAATGAAAATTATTGCACGACCGCAATGCACTGGCAAAACAAAAGAAATCCTTCAACTTTCTATTGATACAGATACGCCAATTTGGTGTCTATCTGAAAGTAAGCGCAAAAGTCTTGAAGAAAAATCTCTTACTTATTTTGGTAAAATGGCAGAAGTAATATGCGGAAGCGAGCTTTTGCATGCAGAAGTGTCTGCTGTAATTATTGATGATGTAGAAAAGATGATTGGTTTTCTTGTTAATGATTATTCTTATTCACCAGTAGAAGTGGCGGCTGTTTCCATAACAACGGAAAATTGATTTTCAAAATTAGACAGCTTTGGAAGTTTGACTTTTATTAAAATTTATGATATAATATTTATAGAAAAAACACGAGAGATTTGCCCACTCTCTGTGAAATAAAACAAATAAAATAAACAAACAATTTTTAAAATTAAAGGAGAATATTTAAAATGGCAGATATTAAGATTACAGAGAGACCCCTTAGTGAGAACGCAAAAGTTGTTCTTGCTTATTTGAAGGCAAATGACAATGGAGAAGTTGGTTACTTTGGTAACGAGATTGCAGAGGCTTGTGGTATGAGCCCTGTTGGTATTCAGGGTACCCTTAATTCTCTTGTAAAGAGAGAGCTTGTTGGTAAGGGTCAGAGAGAGAAGGAATTCTCTAACAAGGCTGGTTCTGGTGTTAAGCCCTATACTACCTACTTCATTACTGATGCAGGTCGCGCTTACGAGGCTTAATTTAAGCTGTAAGCTACAACAAATTAACTAACTAACTTGTATTGATAAGAATTGGCGCTACGGGCTTAGCGCCTTTTATTTTCAAAATGGGTAAGAATATGAACATTACAAGATTTTAATATTTAATGGAGAAAAACAAATGATTAAGAAGAATGATGTATTTATTATCGGTGAAGTTGTAGAAGTAAAGACTGATGTTCGTATTTCTAGCGAAAACAAAAAGTACATTAGCGGAAAGGTTTCTGTTAAGGTAAACGATAATGGCGTAGAAAATATTATTGATGTTTCTATTTTTGCGTATGAAAAGACCAAGAATGGAACAGACAATAAATTGTTTAAGTCTTACACTACTCTCGAGAGTATGCTTAATAAGAGAGTTCGTGTAACTGGCTCTCTTGGTGAGGGCAGCATAGTAGATGAAAGCTCTGGAGATGTAAGACATTTCAATCAGATTAATGGCAAGTTTATTAACCTTGCTTACAATACTGACACAGAAGATAAGGCAACATTTGAGTTCTCTGGTTTTGTAACCAGGCCTATTTATGAGCGTAAGGATAAGGAAGACAATCTTCTCGGCTACCGCATCGAGGTTGCTCAGGCAAATTACAATGATACCGGTCTGTTTGTTATTCGTTTCGATGTGAATAAGAATGATGTAGATAAAGCTCGTGTTATCGAAGCTAATTATCTTACTAAATCAACCGTAGAATTTTCTGGAACACTTGGTTCTATTACTTCAGTAGAGACCAAAACTGTTCCCGCAGATTTTGGTGAACCCCTTGTAAAGACTTTTGTTAAGACTGAGAAGACTTATACTATTCAGTCTGGCACCAATCCTCTCGCAGAAGATGATGAAAATGCATATAGTGAAGAGATGATTAAGAAGCTCGTTGCCGCATATAAGCAGGCAGACGCAGAGAGAGTAGAAAAGGCAAGAAATGCAGCAACTGAAACTGCATCTGTTCCTACTATGAATGCTGCAGCAGCCGCTATGGGCGCTATTACTCGTAGCGCAACAGCTTCTCTTATATAAGAGGTGAACGGGTATGGCAATCAATCTTGATGATGTAAAACCTAATGTGGTTACTGCCGACCCTGTGAGTAAAATTTGGTTGTTTTATGGAGAGATGGGCACAAGAAAGACTTCTGTAGCTTGTGCCTTCCCCAACCATTTGCTTATCGCTTATGATATTGGATATAAGTTTATTAATGGCGCTAATGCTCTTCCAGTACAGAACTGGAATGATTTTAAGAGTGTTACAAAGCAGTTAGATTTACAAAAGAATAAAGATAGATTTTCTACCGTTATTATTGATACTGCCGGTAAGTGTTATCAAGCTTGTTACAAGTATATGTGTAACCAGATGGGAGTTAGTGATCCCACAGAAGCAGGTAAGTATGGTATTGGTTGGAAGAAAATTCGTGATGAATTTGAAACCACTATCTATTCTATTGCACAAAAAGGTTATGGTGTAATTCTTCTTGCTCATTCAGATGAGGTGGAAAAGGAAGATTCTACAACAAAACAGAAATATATCCAAACAAAAATTGATACAGATAGACGACCAGAAATTATCATAAAACAGATGTCAGACTTTGTGTTTTATTTGCACAAAGAAATAAAACCAGAAACAAATGAGCCTACAGTATATGCTTACACCAACTTGGTTCAAATTGATACAAAAACGCGTAGCCGTTATTTCTCACCCAAATTTGAGTTTACATATGAAAATTTGTGTGCCGAACTAGAAAATGCGGTGGCAAAGCAGTACGAAATGGAGAATTTGGCACGTCCTGAAAACTATGTAGAAATAAATCCTTATGTTAAAGAAGCGGTTAATTTTGCAGAATTAAAAGCAAAAGTAATTAGTTTGGCACAAGATTTGCTGGGTTGTGGAAATATTTCAGCTGAAAATGATACAACCACATTGCTATCTAATATGTTTAAGGGAGTGCCCGTCAGTCAGGTGGAAGAATCACCCGCAATGATAGAAACCCTACAAGTTGCTTGTACCTCTCTTGAGGAAATAAAGGAGCGTTATAGTGTGTGAAAAACCGTATTCAAGAGCAGAGCTTGAACAATTGATTAAAGATTTGCTTGATATTACGGAGCTTCCATTTCAAATTAAACGACAAATAAGAGATTTTACTGAGCGCGGGTTTACCTACAAAGGCATAGCCCGTGCTCTTTGTTATTTGATAGATGCTAAAGGTTTTAATTTTAGAGCATCATATCAACAATATGGAATTGGAATTGTAAAAACCGTATATATAGAAGCGCAGAACTTTTTTGAAAAGTTAAGACAAGAAAAAGAAAAGCAAGCTCAAAGACAACAAGAAATCATTTTAGCCGCAAACAACAGTTCGCAGACAATTTATTGCGGCGTTGGTGATATAAAAAAGAAAGTAAGAAAAAAAGGCATAGATATTTCAAGTTTATAATGGAGTTTAAGGACTAATGAGTATAATTAAAAATGAAGATTTATTTAGCACAGAGGCAGCCATGTATGTATGTGGTTGCATTATGCGCAAACCAAGTTTATTGTTGGAAACGGATAGATATATACTCACAGTCCGTGATTTTCCACATAGAATTTTTAAAATCATTTTCTCTTGTTTATATAATATGGCATATGAGGGTGTTACTGAAGTAGACCCAGTATCTTTTATTACATATTTACAGCGCACTGAAGTTCAATTTGAAGTATTCAAAAGTGCAAATGGTGAAATGCTATTAAATATGGTATATGAAAATGCTGCAAATTGGAATGAATCTAATTTTGAAGCAAATTATATGTGGTTGAAAAAGCTATCTACTTTAAGAGATTTGCAGGAAAATGGTTTTTCTATTGATGATTTTATTAAAGATGATGCACTTTCTCGTGCGGAAAGTTTTGAAAAATTAAACCACACTACAATTCCAGAAATTATACAAAAAGTAAAGAATAAGTTACAAATAGTTGAAAATAATAACTATAAATCGCAAGAGGTAACTGGTAGTGCCGCATCCGTAGGAGTCAGAGAACTTCTAGAAGAATTGAAGAATATCCCTGAAGTTGGTATTCCTATTGAAGGAGATATATTAAATTATACAACCAGAGGATGTCGTAAAGGTAAGATGTATATGTATTCTGCTCCTTCTGGATTTGGTAAGACGAGATGTATGGTAGGTAATGCTTGTCCTATAGCTTTTCCTAAAATTGAAAGAGGAAAAATATTATCACGCCCAGATTTAAGCAAAGTGTTGTTTATTGCAACAGAAATGCAAAAAGATGAAATACAAACTCTTATTTTAGCTTGGATTAGTGGCGTAAATGAAGAGCATATTTTGTTGAACACTTGTTCACCAGAAGAAAAAAGATTGCTCAATATAGCCGTTAATATTATGGAGAAGTATCAAGACAATTTTATAATTGAAATTGTTACAGATCCTGGTGTAGCTAAATTAAAGCGTATGATAACAAACTATATAATTGAACAAGATGTACAATATGTATTTTATGACTATATATTTACTTCACCCTCTCTTATGGCTGAATTTCCTAGTGTTAGAGAAGATGTAGCGTTGATGATGTTATCAAATACTTTAAAAGAAATTGCGGCAGAATATAATATATTTATAATGACTGGCTCTCAGCTGAACGGAGAATGGCAGAAAACAACAGTACGAAATGCAAATCTTTTACGTGGTGCTAAGGCATTGGCGGATAAGATAGACGTTGGTATTATTGGTGTATTAGCCACTCCAGAAGAGTTGGAAAATATTGCTGATGTATTGACAACCATGCATTATCAAAAACCTAATGTAGTTATGGATATTTATAAAAATCGTCGCGGCAAGATGTGCAATATAAAAATATTTAGATATTTTGATTATGGTACATGTCGTAGCCAAGATATTATAGCAACACATCAAGATTACAGCGGATTGGGAGATTTGCCAATCTTAAAATATGCAACAACAGAAGAGGAAATGAGTGCTTATGACATTAACTGAAATTAGACAATCTCTATCTGCGGACAATATTATGCAAATATTGTCCAAGTATAATGTTTATCCAGTAATGCAAACTGAAAGCGCTATTATTTTCCCTACTTGTTGTCACAATGCAGTCGGCGGCTCAGCTAAATTGTATTACTATATGGATTCGTGCTTATTTCACTGTTATACAGAATGTAATGCTAGTTTTGATATTTTTGAATTAATTATCAAAATTGAAAAGTTGCGCGGCAAAGATATTGTTTTATGGCAGGCATTGGATATTGCGGGAATTAATCCTCGTAGTGTTCAAGATATGAGTAATGATACTGAATATCAAAAAGCAGTTGATTATATGTATCAGTTTACAAAGTCTATTTATAAAACTATGGATTTGCCGCCCATTGATGAGTCGGTGTTAAAGGCATCTATTTTTAATACTGATGTTTTGTCCATATGGGAAATGGAGGGTATTACTCTATCAACTATGAAAAAATATAGTATAGGATATGACCCGATTGCAAACTGTATTACAATACCAATTTTTGACGACAAAGGAAAGTTAATTAGTGTAAGAGGTAGATATTTGGCAGAAGAAGAAAATGTTAAATATAAGCCAATTACATTTGGAAATAAAATTTTATCCGCGCCAAGTTCGCAAATATTATTCGGTTTAAATCAAACCATAAACGCAATTAAAAACACTAAAACTGCTGTTATATTTGAGTCAGAAAAGTCCGTGTTGATGATGGACAGCTATTTTGGAAAAAACAATAATAGCGTAGCGACACTTGGTAAAAATATTTCTAATCAGCATATACTTTTATTAAAAAATGCTGGGGCAGAGGAAGTTATTTTGGCTTATGACGCGGATTATCGGACAGAAAAAGAAACAAAAAATAAATTTGAAGAATATAAAAAGATTGCAAAAACTTTAGCGCCATTTTTTAGTACGAGCGTTCTTATGGATTGGTCACATTTGTTACCATATAAAGCTTCGCCTATTGATTGTGGCAAAGAAATTTTTAATAAGTTATTGGAGAGTAGATATTATGTTAAATTTTAAATTAAATCCTAATGCAATTGATAGTAATTCTACTGCGCCTTTGGCTGATTATTTGCGCTCATTGGGTATAGAAGCAGTAGAAGAATTTATGAAAGTTCCAAATAGATCAAATGAACTTGATGGGGAACTTTTAGAAAATGCTTTACATACAGTAGCTTGGTTAAATAAATTATTTACTGAAAATAAGAAATTCTTTTTAATTGTAGACTGCGACACTGACGGTTTTACATCCTCTGCAATATTTTATAATTATTTTAAAAAGCTGTTTCCGGATGCGGACATACAATGGATGTTACACGAAGAGAAGCAGCATGGTATAGAATTGGATAAAATACCAGAAGATAGGGAAGTTATTATAGTACCAGATGCAGGTAGCAATCAGTTACATGAAATGGAAGTTCTAAATGCGCAGGGTAAATATGTATTTATTATGGATCACCACCAAGTAGAGAAGCCTATTCCCGTAGGCATGGAGTATATAACTGTGGTTAATAATCAGACGTCTGATTTATTTTCCAATAAGGCCTTAAGTGGTGCTGGAGTGACATTTAAAATTGTACAACTATATGATAAAGTATATAATTGGCATGGTGCTAATGAACTGTATGATCTAGCAGCTTTGGGAATTATTGCAGACTGTATGGATAGCAGAACATTAGATAATAATTATATTATCTACAGAGGATTAAACAATGTGGTTAATCCAATGTTTAAGGCACTTTTAGATAAGCAAGCGTATTCTATTGAAGGTGATATTCCTACCAAAATTGATGTTGCATTTTATATTGCACCCCTGATTAATGGTACGATTAGGATGGGAACAATGGAAGAGAAAGAACTTCTGTTCCGTGGTTTTATTGAAACAAAACATACTGAATTTTATCCGCACGAATGGCGCGGCACCACTACGATGGAAGACTTTTATCATCGTTCTGCTCGTATAGCCTATAATGTAAAGAACGAACAAAACAGGCTAAAGATGAAATGCTTGGAGTTTCTTCAGAAGCGTGTGGAAGAAAATGGTTTAAATAATAACCAAATTATTGCTGTTGTTGTATCAGATGATGACGAGGTAGTTGTTCCAAAAACCATTACCGGACTTGTGGCTATGGAATTGTTAAGACTATATGGTAAGCCATCACTAGTATTAAGACCGGTTATCGACGCAGAAGGCAATAAAACTTTTGCAGGAAGCGGAAGAAGTTATAGTTATGAGCAACTTCCTTCATTTTTGCAGTTTGTACGCGACCAAGAAGAAAGCGTATACGCTCAAGGACATTCATGCGCGTTCGGTGCCTCTATTAAGGCGGAAGAGTTTGAACATTTTATTGAAACTTGTAATGAAAAAATGTCACATATTGATTTTTCCAACAATGCGATTATGGTAGACGCTATATTTGAGAATAATATAAACCCATTATTGATATACGAATTTGCTCAGGGAAAAGCCATATATGGCAATAGCATACCACAACCGCAAATAGCAGTTCGCGCCAGAGTCAATAAAAATGATATTCGTATTATGGGAAAAGATGCAAGTAGCATTAGAATTACAATTAAAAACATTCCATTTGTAAAATTTAAAGACGCTGAACTGGCAAAAAAATTACAAAGCGCATCTAATTTTATAGTTACTGTTATAGGTAAGCCTGCTCTTAATACATATAATGGAGCGACTACCTCTCAAGTAAAAATTACTGATATAGAAGTTGAACCAATAGCTAATACTGGAGGATTATTTTAATGGATACTTGGTATAAATATAAAAACACTAGTTTTAAAATAGATTTAAACAAAGTTAATATTTCAAAACAAATTTGTTATGGGAACTTTTTATTGGCATCAATTTTGTGGAAAACAATAAAGAGCAAGCCTTCACAGTCTATGTTCAATAAGTTTTTCTCTAATGCTGCTATTGTTCTTCAAGCAACAGTTGCGCAAAAGGGCTTTAACAACAAAGAAATTGGCGATGCTTATAATTATATTGATAAGATTACTAAGGATTTAATTGCAAATAGCAATAGCGCGGAAGATTATGCATTGATGCTTGGAAATATTTCCGAGTTCGATGATATGAACTACACTTTCACGGAATTGATTGCTTTTGTGCGGGCAATTGCGACAAAAATTTGATTTTTTGTGAATTTTGTGTTATAATATTAATAGAAAATAATAAAAGGAGAGTTTTATGAATATTAATACATATGCAAGCTTGCATAATCATTCAGAGATCTCCAATCTGAAGTTAATAGATAGCATAAACAAAATTGAAGATTTAATCCAATATGCCGTGGATTTAGGATTGGCAGGAGTGGCTATAACAGACCACGACTCTGTTGGCGGCCATGTTCGTGCATGGAATTATTACAACAGCCTGCCAGAAGAAGTAAGAAATAATTTTAAACTTATTCTTGGAAATGAGATTTATCTTTGTCGCAGTGACTTGACTGCAGAGACTCATCAAAAAGGCGAAAAATTTTATCATCTTATTCTAATCGCTCTTGATGATATTGGTCACGAGCAAATTAGAGAATTAAGTACACGCGCTTGGTCTCGTTCTTATATGAAAGCAATTATGAGAACGCCAACTTATAGTGAAGACTTGTTTGATATTATTGGCGCAAACCCGGGGCATGTTATAGCAACAACTGCTTGTCTTGGTGGATATTGTGGCTCGAAATATGCGCTCAGAGAATATGAAGCAATTGAAAGACATCTTGGTATGATGGAAGAGCTGTTTGGTAAAGAGAACTTTTTTATTGAACTACAACCCTCCAAACAATCTGACCAGTTGATGTATAATAAATATATGGCTGCGACATATTGGGATAGATATAATTTTATTTGCACAACAGACTCGCACTATTTGAAAAAAGATGATGCAGCAATTCATAAAGTATTCTTAAATTCTAAAAGCAGTGGTGACAGAGAAGTAGACAGTTTCTATGCCTCCGCTTATATGATGGGATTTAAAGAAATACAAGAATATTTTGATAATGCTAATATGCATGACGAATTTATGCAAATGGCGGCAAATACACTTTCTATTTGCGAAAGAGTGCAAGGATATAATTTAAAACAAAACTCAATTATACCTAAAATTAAATATGAAAATAATTCAGAATCTGTATTGGCAGTTAATTCTTTTATAGAATGGGCACAAACCATCACTTCTGATGTAGATTATATTCTTAAAATGTTTACGGAAGTTAATCCCGCAGATGTTTATATGCTTTATCTTGTTTCTCAAGGTTGGCACAAAATTAAAGACCTACCAAATCAAGAAAAATATATTGTAGAGTTAAACTACGAATGTGAACAATTATATAAAATTAGCAAGCAACTTGAACAAAGTATGAGCGACTATTTCATCACAATGGCAAAGATGATTGACATTATGTGGGAAGAAGCTGGTACACTTGTTGGTCCGGCTCGTGGTTCCGCAGGTAGTAGTTTGATTGCATATTTACTGGGTATTACACAGATTAATCCTCTTACTCAACCAGTAGAACTCCCATTCTGGCGCTTCCTACACGCAGAGAGACCTGGTCTTCCTGATATTGATATAGATACAGAAGCCGATAAGCGAGTTGCTGTATTTAATAAGGTAAGAGATTATTTCCAGTCTCTTGGTGGAGATATGATACACGTATGTACATACGGAACAGAAGGTAGTAAGTCTGCTATTAAAACCGCGGCAAGAGGTTTGGGTATAGATGATGATGTGGTTTCATATTTTAGTTCTATGATACCAAATGAACGTGGTTTTGACTGGACATTGAAACAATGTTATCTTGGAGACGATGACCATCGCGCTATCCCCGCATTTAAAGCAGAAATGGATAAATATCCTATGTTGTGGAAAGTAGCAAGTGCCATTGAGGGCATGATAACTAGATTAGGTTGTCATGCTTCTGGTGTATTAGCTCTTAACCAACCTATTTGGAAAAATAACGCAGCGATGAAAACCAGCAAAGGCATTCTGGTAACCGCGTATGACCTGGAAGATACCGAGCAGTTAGGTGGAGTTAAATATGACTATCTTACTGTACAAGCACTGGATAAAATACATGTATGTATGAACTGGTTGCTTGAAGATAAGCATATAGAATGGCAAGGAGACTTGCGAAAAACATATACTAAATATATTTCACCTGATGCTATCAATTATACTGATAAAGGTATGTGGGATAGCTTGTGTAACAAAGAAATTCCTAGTACGTTCCAGTTTGATACGGCACAGGGAGGACAGGCAGTTAATCTTATTCAGCCGCATAGTTTACTCGAGTTGTTAACAGGAAACTCTGTCATGAGACTTATGGCTCAAGATGGTGGTGAGTTACCTTTGGAGATATACGCAAAACATAAGGCAGACATTAATATTTGGTATAGAAAAATGCGCGAAGCAAACTTAAACGATGTAGAAATTCAAATTCTTGAATCACATTTGCTTCCCGTTTATGGTGTTGCGGCGTCGCAGGAGTCAATGATGAAGTTGGCTATGGATGACAAGATTGCGGGCTTTACTATTGGTGAAGCGAACATTCTTCGTAAGGCAGTAGCAAAGAAAAAGAGAGATTTGCTTGAAAAAGGTAAAAATCTTTTCTATCAAAAAGGATTGGAAAGAGGAACCAGACTTGAGTTATTGGATTATGTATGGAATGTACAAATTATGACGCAGGCTGGTTATTCATTCAGTGACATTCACACAACTGCATATTCATATATAGCAATTCAGGAAATGAATTTGTGTTATTTTTATCCTGATATTTATTGGAAAACTGCTTGTCTTTCTACAGATGCAGGCGCAATTAATGCAGAAGATTTTTATAACTTAAATGAGCAGAATATTGTAACGGCAACAGAAGAAGAAGATAAGCGTGAACAAAATAAGGTTCAATACGGTAAAATGGCAAGTGCCATTATTAAATTACAGGAATTTACTGAAGTTGCTCTGCCAGACATTAACAGCGCACGATTTGGTTTTACACCAAATGAACAAGACAATAGCGTAATGTTTGGGTTGAGAGGAATTTCTCGCGTTGGAGAGCCAATTATTCAAGCAATATTAGCCAAAAGACCTTTCACGTCTTTGGAAGACTTTTGTGAAAGAATGGTTGATGAAGATGGTAAGAAACAAATTAGTAAAGATAGGGTTGTTAATTTAATTAAGGCTGGTGCATTTAACCATATAGAAAATAAAGCAAGAGCAGAAATCTTATCTGATTATTTGCATAAAACTTGTGAGCCAAAAAGTCGTTTGACATTACAGAATTTTGCTATGTTAATTGCACATAACCTTATTCCGCAAGAATATAGTTATCAAATTAGAGTATATAATTTTACCAAATATATTCGCAAACAAAAGTTAGCAAGCAGTTATATTTTGGACTCAGTTGCGATGGATTTTTATATGGAAAATAACTATCCAATGACTTTTGTAAAACAAATGACCAATACAGATGGCATGATTGTAAATACAATTTCTAAAACTACTTGGGACAGCATATATGAAAGTGAAATGAATAAAGTTCGCGCTTTTATAAAAAGCAATCATGATGTTCTATTGAATAACTTAAATGAACAGTTGTTCGCGGCTGAGTGGAATAAGTATGCTAGCGGCGATGAGTTAAAATGGGAGCTTGATTCTATGAGTTTCTATTATAGCGGACATCCACTAACTAAGGTAGAATTGCCTATTGAAATTTCTGGAGTAAAAGACTTGGTTGAGAACGAGTTTGATGGCTTTTGGACAATCAAAGGTAAGCAAGTGCCTAAATATAGATTGAGAACCATTATTGGCGCGGTTATTGATAAAGATACCACTAAAGGTACATTTACTTTGTCGTGTCCAGACGGAGTAATTAATGTTAAGGTATTTAAGCAACAATTTGCTCGATATGCGCACACTCTTTCTGAAACAGATGAAGAAGGAAATAAGACAGTGTTAGAAAATAGTTTCTTTGATAAGGGCACTTTTTTGGCTGTTACAGGCATTTTAAAAGGTGACACTTTTATGCCTAAAACTTATAGAAGCACTGGTTTTGATCCAATATTAAAAATTGTATTACAAGAAGATGGTTCATTAGATTATCTTATGCGCAAGGCGGAAGAATGATGATAGTTTTAATTTTAGATTTAGATTGGATATTTGATAAAAGCGAATTACCAAATGTAGATTGTATGAAGCTGTCGTCATTTCACAAGCAGCGCAAAGACACTGTATATTTTGTAGGAGATATGTCTGAGCTAACCATGACATATGATAGATTGTATGTATTCGGTGAATCGGACAGCACTCCCACGATGAGTTCAAAAATTTTAAATGATGAACGCACAGTATTATTTGGAAAAAGATTTGAGTTATGTGGTGCTAAAAAGTTGGGTACGGTAGTTATGGGATGTCGCCCTGATTATTTGCTTTATGATGTAACAGATGAAAAAAGTAACTCATATATAAAAGCTAATTTTGTAACTTTTTATACTGATTGCGGCGAAAAAATACAAAAGCGACAATCTTGGAAAAATACAAAAAAGGGTGTAAAGCGTACTATAGTTACTGATACTACTTTATGGCGGCAAAAACCAGAAGAAATTGAACAGTGTTTTGAAGAATTAAAAGGCGAAAAAAATATTGTTTTTTTAGCACCAATTTCCATTAAATTTTTAATCGACAACAGAAGTGTTCAAGAAAAATTTTTTAGATTACATTTCTCAAAAGGTACAAAATTTAAGTGGAGAAATGATATTGGTAGCGACGAACAATCAGCACAAAAAATTGTGTCATTTTTAAATGATTTTCGTAAACATACAAAAAGCAACATTGGTGCAATCCCAATTCGCGCTATAGAACAGGGCGAAGTAGAATTGGAAAGTTTAAAACGACTTATTAAAGTTTTTGCCATATTTAAACAAAATAAAATTAAATGCTTTTTGCCGCCAATAGAACATTTGGAGCGTATTACATTTCAATGGTTGCGTTCTTGGTGTGAAAAAGGATTTGAAAACAGTTTTATTGAGGAAATGGTATTTTTTGCTTCTGCTTCAAAAGGCACTAGATGGTTTCATATTATAAATGAGCCAAAATATTGGGGTACGCAAAAAACGAAGTTTTTAATTAACTTATTGTGTTTTAATGAATGGAGAGAACTATTGCCACAAATGAGCGTACAATGGGGCAATAATAGCATTGACTGTTCTTGTATAGACTTCAATATAATAGACAAATACGCATTTTCATTAATATAGGAGAATTTATGAAGCAATTATTTTTAGATATAGAAACGACAGGTTTTAGCAGAGATTGGAATGAAATTATAGAACTTGCGGCAGTTTTATATGATGATCAAAAGAAAGAAATGATAGATAGTTTCCATATGTATGCAAGACCGATTAAAGGCATTCCCGCTAATATTACCGAACTAACCGGTATTACTAATGAACAGGTAGCTAATTGTGGGCCAGAGTGGGATATGTTATTAGACTTTTGTGATTGGTATGATAACCATAGTGCAGAACAAATTATAGGTCATAATTGCAAAGCTTTTGATTTACAATTTATAAAAGCTAAGTGTGATAAATATCATTTAACTTGGAAGGGTGAAACTGTGCCAATTGTAGATACCTTATCCTATGCAAGACAATTGAAGAAGAAAGGTTTGCTTAATACCGAAAATCTTAAACAGACAACCATTGGTGCGCATTTTGGAATTAACTATGAAGCGCATTCAGCATTATCAGATGTAAGAGCCTTAATTAAAATTTATCAAAAAATGTTAGAATGTGAAACTCCCAATCGTGCAAATTTGGGATTTTAAGAGGTGAATAAAATGAATAAAGACTTATCTGCTTTTAGCACAGAAGAATTGGAAAACATGTACGAACAATGTCGCGTAGAAATGAGTAAAATGATTTTTAATCCAGATTTTGTTCTTATGTGTGCGGCAATAGAACAAGAATTAGATAAAAGAGGAAAACAATGAGTATTTCAAGAAACTCTGTTCTTGAAACTTTGACGCAAAAAGGTTTTAAATGCACTAATATACAAGAGTATAAAACTTTAGATACTGTACTACAATTAGAGTGTTCTGTTGGACATAAAATTTGTGCAGACTTTCGTACTGCGCGAGACGATAGATTTTATTGTCCCATATGCGAGGGTAAGAAAAGTTTAGGCACGCTTGTGTTTCATAAAGAACCACCAAAGAAAAATGGCAAGCGTATTGTTGCCATTGATAATGCAACCAAACATGCAGGCGTGGCAGTATTTGACAATGGTAAATTAGTACATTATGAATTGAAAGAGTTCGAAGGCGAACTAATTGATAGACTGCTTGCAAATCGTAACTACATACGAGATGTAGTAATTAAGGGTTGGCAAGCTGATTTAATTGTATTGGAAGATATACAATTGCAGAAAAATGTTACTATCTTTAAGACCTTATCTATGTTGAGAGGCAGTTCTATGGTTGCTATTAGAGAGTGCGGAATCACTTGTGAGGTTGTTCCTAGCGCCACTTGGAGGTCTCATTTTATGATTAAGGGTGATCGAATTGCGGAAAAGGCTCAAGCAATAGATAAAGTTATGGATATGTATGGCGTTAAGGTTGTAGACGATATTGCAGAAGCGATATTGTTAGGTAAATATTCTGCTGACGCAGCAAAAGTTACCAAGTTGTTTTAATGAAAAAAGGACAGTATAATTACTGTCCTTTTCTTTTTTATATAGATTTAATTAATTTTGCCAATATGCTTTGGTAACGACTAGGTTGTTCTACTGTTACTGTATCTTTTAGGGGCTCTCGTAATATTCTATTAATACCAACTACCCGTATCTCGTCAGTGAAAATTTTATCTAAGATTTCAGCAGCAGTAACTGAAGTTTCTTTATCTATATTATTAATATATTTATAATAATCTACTAGTTCTTCTTGTAAGTTTTCTAAGTCCCCCTCTAATTGAGCAAGTTGTTCTTTTTGACCTTGTTTAAGAGCGTACTCATAAAGTGCCGTTGCTTTTTCTATTCTATTAGTAATATAATTATAAGGAATGGCATTTAAACTATCTTTATTATAAACTTGTATTACGCTACCAACAGAAAGTCGAGGTAAGGCAATGCGTTCTAACATACCAATATCTAACACTGTTAAAGAATGTGATTCTTTTATTTTATTTATGTCTGCAAAATGAGTTACTGCTTGATTATATAAGCTAATTGAATTTAATTCATCTGTATTACTATAAGTTTGCTCATAAATATATTGTCCATAATTTTGATACAAAATTTTAAAGACTTGTTGATTAATTTGTGTTTGTATTGTGTCGAACTTATTTTTAATACCATTAGAACTGATTGTTTCTGGTTTAGGTGCATATTTATTTATTAAAGAGACAATTAATTCATATGCTCCTGGCGCAAAATCTCTATTGATTTTAAAAGAGAAACGAGAACATAAAGTTTGAGCAGTTTTAATTAGTCCTGTATAATATACATACTCTTCATTAAAATTATCGCCGTCTTCCACAGAATACAATTCTAAAATTTTGCTTTGATACATATTAATGTGTTCTTGAGTATCATTTATAAGTTTTAAGAAATAACTACTAAAAACAGAAGAGTTATTAGGTATATCTAATTCATCAGAATAACCTAATTTTTGTATAATATCAAAATATTTAGAATTTTTAATAACATTTTCTAAATCAAGCATAGTTTTACTGATATTATTTAAATAAGTATCCCAGGATGTGTCTCTAGCCTTTTTATTAGAATTTAATTCTTCCTCATAAGCAGAGCAAGCAGCTGCATAATTTTCTGCATAACTAATAAACATTTGTCGCAATTTGAACAATTTTCCTGTATAAGTATATAATTCTTCAGAATAATACTGAAGCTGTATGTTTAAATTACGATATGTTGTGTGTATTAATGAGTTTAAATACTCCCAATCATTTATACTCATTTTTCCACGAAAAGGAGAAAAATCTATTAAAAATTGTCCTAAATAGTCATTCTTTTGTGTTATAGAAAAAAATTCTTTTAATTCATTTTCTATTTGCGTTTTTACTTTTTGCCGATATTCTACTATATCTGTGTTATTTTGATAAATGGTTGCAGAAATATTATTACTATCTAATTGTCCATTAAGATAGTATTGTAATTCTACATCATATAAGGTATTATTATTCACTACATACCCTTCTACTCCAAAAGGATTATTTGCCTCTGGATTAATTGGAAATGTATACAAATGATAAGAAGAATTTGTTTTGGAGACAGTCTCAAATGAAATTTCTCCAAGATATTGTCCTTTAGTATCATTATAGCGGACAATATATGTTGCTTTATCCATTAATTCTGTTTCTTTATTTGCGCCAATTGTGCATCGAACAATAGGAACAAAAGCGGCAGAAGGAGTATAATTTTTTATCATATCACTAACCGCGCCTTCAATATCATTCCAATTTGCAAATTGCCCTCCGTTTGATATTGTATCTGCTATATATCTTTTTACAAAGGTCGGCAAAGGAGGTACCATAGTAATTTGTTTTTCATCTGCATCTGTTCCTCCAGATACGTGTAATATAGTAGTTAATTCTGTACCCTCATAAGAGGACGTGTAATTATGCAAGTTGTATTCCGGAGCATAACGATAACCTGAAAAAGTTTTATTTTTATAATCAACAAAATCTAACAGCCTTGTGTTATAATTTACAATTAATTCTGCACCTACTATATTGCAAGCTTCTATGATGGCGTTATAAGGATTACTATTGTTTATTTCAAAAGTAAATTTTTTAGATGGCAAAGTTAAATCTTGAGTTTGAGAGGTTACAGACCATTTGTAATCTAAAAAGTTATCTTTTAAAATTTCTCGCGTAATTTGATAAATATTTTTAGGTTGTAATAAATCTGAGTTAGATGCATTAATAGTCGAATAACTATAATTTATATTGTGCTTTGCCCATAAATATGTTATTTCATCTTCTGCAGTAATGTTTAATATAGAATTAAGTTCAGAATTTTCTGGTTGTATGTCTTTTATAATTAGTTCTATTTTTTTTTGTTGGTCTATAATTATATACATGCGGGCGCCGATAAAATAATACGACAACAAAGGATTACTAGATAAAATATTTACGCCAGAAGCTTCATCTTTAAGCATTTGTTTAGCAACTAAAGAAAAATTTAAGGTATATTGGCTATGTTTACCTTCATTTAATTGCTCATTATAAGTTGAAAATTGTAAAGTTTCATTATTGTTTATGGGAGAGGAGACTGGTATCCAATCTCCTCCTACATCTAAAAATATAGTAAACTCTCTCATTTTCGTTTACTCCTCTTCTTGAATATCGGATTGTGAAGTATTATTAATATTATTATTATGTAAAAAGTACACCTCACATCTTAAATCTCCACCAGAAATATTGGAAATATCCGCAGTTATTGTGAATGTTTCCTCTCCAGTATTTGGATCTATGTCTTTTGCCCAAGAAAAAGCAACAAATGCTGATATAAAGGGATTAACCGCTTCTTCGCCTGGAGTATCTTCTGACGGAGGTTCTTGGTAAAACCAATTAATTTGAGGCGAAGAAAGATTATCTACTGCAGATATAGGTCCAATTATAATCGTCCATTGATTTCCTTCCTTGCTGGATTTATCATTTGTGGCTTCAGATAACAGAAAGGTATTGAAACTTCCCATACCAATGGTAGGCAATTTATATTCAAGAAGAGATTTCTTTCTAAACCAATCTACATAATTTTGTTTATCAAATTGTAATAAATAAGGTTCATCCCTTGGCATTATGGGAGTATAATATTCATTAGATGAAGGATATTTCTTAAAATTAATAGTCAAGTTGTCGCCATAAATAGAACCAAATTCTGGTACTGGAACTATCAAATCACCACGCACAAAATTTTCAAATATCGAATCGAAAGGGCTTTCTTGTTTGTCGGCAAGGTCTTCATAATTAATTTCAGATTGATAATCGTTATCAAAACCCACCACATATGCACCAACAAAAGTTGGTATAGCAGGTCGCCATGAAGATTCTGGTACTGCGGATAAATAATATGTCTTAGATGGAGTCGTAATTACGCTTTCCCGAATTGAATTGTCCTTCTTATAATAACGCAATATATAAGATCCTGTCGGAAGTGTAACTCCATTTTCTGTTATTTCCTTCGACAGACAACTAATTATTACAAAATATTGTTCTTCATCAACTTTAATATACGGAACATTGGCGCCTATTAAATACTGGAGAGTATTCATATTATTATAAATCTTGTTTATTTCATCTCCAATAATATTAAAATTTTGATTAACGGCTCTTCCCCAGTTTCCACTTTGCCCAATAATTGGCAACTGTAGGCCTATTTTATTAATTGATGCCATTTATATAACCTCCGTATATTGTCTAATAGTTAAAGTGCCTTGAAAATTAGGCGTATAATTAGCACTTTCTTCTGCTGTTTCAATACTATTTAAAGTATTATACACATCTAGTATTGAAGGTATTACATAATATTCACAACCATGTTCAATAACAACTTCTGAATAAAAACCAAAATAACATTCCTCACTACCAATAACATCTGTATAAGAAAAATCTTCAGTACATTCCGTGTCATATAAAATAAAACAATTAGATGTTTGTGTTGGATAAGGATTAATTGCTTTAAAATCACCGATGTTTGAAAAATATTGAGTATTACTATCAAAAGTTCCAGGTTTACATAAAAACCAATTATAAGCAGTAGAAACCAACTGCTTAAAGTGTTCTTCTCCTTCAATTAAAATTGGCTTTCCAGGAGACTGCAATACTAAAGGAGAATAATTATATTGATTATTTATAACTTTCATTAAACCATTAAAATTAGCTTGTTGTGGCAATATATTATTGATAAAAAATAAATTAGAAGGGCTATTATATTGAATAACCTGTCTATCTCTAATTGAATTTTCTTTTAGTGTAAAAGATAGTGTGCTTATAAAATCATAACCTATTTTATCTTGTTTTATATCTAAGTTTAATTTATACAATCCTGCTATATAATTTTCCTTTTCATCAGAGCCATATGATACTCTATAATAAAATTCCGCCGAATCATCCCCTAAAAAATTAATTCTATAATGATAAGTTGTTTTTTTATCTGTAGTAACTCTATCATAAAGGACTACAGAAGGTAAAACAAGATTATTATTAAAAGCACCATCACAATTTTCTATCAATGCAAATTGATTTTCTTCAAGTTCTTGTTCTTTTAAATAAAATTCATTTTGAGCTGAATCAAAGTCTAATATAGCATCCATAGCATTACGTGCATAAGGAGAGGTTGTAGTAATAAAAGTAATTTCAAAACTTGCCACAAAAGTGTTATTATCTTGCTCATAAAGATTTGGATCTGAAACGCTATTAATTACAACATCAAATTCCCAATCTTGTGTAAAATCCATTTTAAAATTACCTTGCGCGCCAGCTTTAAGCCAATGCATCATATTTATTATTTGTGCTCTTGTTAAACCCGAGGCCATTAACACGAGCGGGAACTCACGCTGGGGGCGTGTAACCCCCAAAACGTGCTGTCCTTTTTGATATTGAGAAGAAACTAAATCAACTTGCGCACCAGTAGAAACATATAGTTTTAAATCATCAATATCGTTTTGAATAACTAAGTTGTATTCAGATGAATGTATATTATCAAAAGTGAAAAACATATATTCGTCATAATAGAAAAAATCATTTCTTGGTGTTAACATTTAATCCCCTCTCTTGAATTACTTTAGCAAACTCTTGCGCTAAAATACTTCCGGCTTTCTTAAAGTCTTGATTATTATTTAAATTATTGGTTTGTATAACAATTGAACCAATAGAAATAGAATTGGAGTCGCCATCAATGTTTTGCATAGCTTTTGTAGGAGAATATGCAAGTCCATCTAGCATATGTCGTATTAATAAAGTATCATCTGCACTTAAGAACGCTTCTGGTTTAGATGGAGTTCCATCTACCCAAGCAAGACCTGTATAGTTCACCAATCCACCAGATGCATTTTGAGTTGTTTCACCCAAGTCAATATATTTATCAACATTAAAATTAGGATCATTTACAATTGTATCAATCATTGTATCAATGTGAGTAATTTTATCTTCAATCGTTTTTAATGCTTTATCTCGTATCTCTTGCTTCCGAGCATCTGCTGCTTCCTCATCCAGTTCAGATAATTGTTGCAATAAGTCTTTCTGCATGCTCTTAGTAGAGCTTCCAAAACCACTGCTTAATGCTGCAATTTGTTTTACTAAAGATTCTCGTTTGGTTTCACGCTCTTGCTCTTCTTGTAAAGCATCCAGTTTATCAAAATAATTAGAATAATTATTTGACATTTTTTCAAGCAAATCTTTCTCTTGTTCATAGTAATCTTGCAGTACCTGTTTCTGTCCTTCGATTGCATTTTCACTATATTCAGATGCCTTTTTAAGAAGATCAATATTGGTATCATACCATGCAACAATACTGCTATCAATGACACCCTTTTCTGCTGCCGCTACCATTGCCGCTCTATCTTCTATCCAGTTACCTTCTGCATCCTGGAACAACAAACCGTTCTCTGTAAGAACTTTATATTCAGACTGCTGAGTAAAAGCCTCTAGTTGTTTCTTTTGTTTTTCATATAACATTAACAACTCTTGAGCATCTTCAAGTTCTAGCTGGTCTGCGGCTGCGATTGCATCTTGTACTTTTTGAATTTCTTTTTGCAACTTCAATTGCTCAAGTTCTTCTTTGGTAAGTGCTGCCGCATCTTTCCATGCCTGTGAATTATATAGCCAGGCATATTTCATAAGCTCCTGTTGCTGTTTTAAATACTCCAATTCAGCTTGCGCCATGCGTCGTTTTTCATCAGTATCAGCAAGCTCTAATGCACCTTGAACTTTTTGCATTTCAAATTGCCAGTCTTTTAATGCTTTTTCTGTAGCCTTTGTAGTTAAATCATCTCTGTTTAAAGTGCCCGCAAAAAATGCCTTAACATTATCAGGATCTTGAAAAAACTCTGCATTTTCTCTTTGTAGGGCGGCTAAATCAATGTTACTTAATTCACCCATAGCATATTTTTTGGAAGCTTCTATGATGTCATCATAAGAAGAATACTCTCTTACATAGTCTTCAAGCACATCTTGAGGAGTGGAGCCGATTATATCCATTAATAAATTAATAACATCTTGCTTTTTAAACTCATCATTGGATGCTGCAAGTGCCAACATGAAACTGTCTGCTGTTCCATCAGAAGAGGCGAAAGCGTTTGCTAACAATTGTTTGGTTTGATCTTCTGTCATCTTATGTTGTTCTAGCATGTAGTTGTATAATTCACCAAGCTCTACGCCAGTAAAGCCCCAATCAGACATGACACCAAGAGCCGCATCGCCTTTTTGACCCAACATGCCCATTAAATCAGCTACACGTTCATATTCTGCATAAACAGCATTAAAAGCTTTCTTGGCAGACTCTGGAATTTCCTTAACGGCATCATTGTATGCATCCATTTGCTCTTGTAAGCCTTCGCCATTTGCCTTAATCATTTTTAACACGCCTTCTTGCAATTCCCCTATGTTATCTTCTGATGCGGCAAAGGATCTAAATTCCGCCTCTTCCATAGTGTTTATAGTAGATTCTATAGCGTTTGCGGCGTTTTGTAATTGTACGGCAGTATAATTGGCACTTTCTTTTTCTAGCTCCATAAAAGCCTTATCTATATAAGCGGCTTTAATACTATCATTATAATCGCCTTTTTGTATACTTGTCTGTGCCTGTGTAAAAGCTTCATTTGTTAAATTTGCTATATCTTCGGCAGCTTGCTTTGCTTCTGCGGTGACTTTAGTCCAATTAACCGAGCCGTCTTCGTTCATGTAGTTATTTTCATCAGTAGATAAAGAAGAAATTTCTCCAGCAAGTTCTTCTAAGCGCTTATAATCTTCTTCAGTTTTATAAGTTTTTGAACTTAATAATTGATATTCTTTTGATATAGCAGAAAGATTTTGCTCTTTTACTTTAGCATCATATAGTTTCTCTTGTTTGTGTTCTAGCTGTCGTTGTCTACCCGCTTCGGTTTTATTGTCGCGCTCTTCTCTTCTGCGCATACGTCTATCTTCTCGACTTCGTTTACGTCGTTCTCGGTCTGCTTGTCTGTCTGCTTTTCTTTCTGCGGCTTTCTCGGTATTTCCAGTAAGCCTTTTTATAGTATTAGCAAGCCACGGAATAGTATCTTGGAGCCAGTTCATAAATCTTTCTCCAATTTCTTGAGTGTCAGCAAGATATTCATTAAAAACACGAAAACCATCTGCTAATTCTTGTAAAAACTCTGCTGCAACCTGTAAGCCAGGACTCAATCTTTTAAATATATTAAAATAATTAAGAACTCCACCTACAAGATTAATTAGATTAGCAACAAAATTAATTGCTTCAAAAATTATATCTATAATTGGCGGCAAAAATTTCATAACTGCGCCAAATATCCATGTTATTGCTTCTACAATTAGACCAAGTGCTGGATTCACTGCAAGCACAATGCGAATTATATCGGAAAAAGCATCAAATATTTTTCCAAGAAAAACCAAAAGCTTTGGAATTAAAGACAAATAATCTTTTAATGAACCGCCCATATCTTTGAAATGAGAAAATGCTCGTTCAAGAAGATAAAACACAGCTTCTATAATTAAACCAATCCATGTTAAAGAACTTTGTGCGGCTTTCAAAATACCTTTAAAAATGCCTTTGAATCCTGCTTCAGCTCCCTCTTTAAGTGTTTTACCAAAAAGCTTAGGAAAGAATTTACCAAAAATTTTAGTAATCCATTCTGCAATATCATCCCATAGTTTACCAAAAATATTTTTAGTAGTTTTAGTAACTTTTTTACCACCTTTAGCAATATCTACTAATACATCGTCAACAACTTGTGCAGGAGCCGACAACGACGCTTGAGGTTTTACTTTTGCTTTTATTTTAAATGAACGATTGGCCTGTTTTTTAATAATAGATTTAGAGGCCTGCTCTACAATCTCTTCGCTGCTCTCTTTATTAATAAGAGAGGCAGTGCTAGAAGCAGTAATTACTGAAGTATTAGAACCTACATTTAAACCAGCACTTTGTTTCTGTGCTGCTTGCAACTTTCTCTCTGCTGCTATTTTACGCTCAGTATTTCTTAAATAATCATCTGTTTCTTTATCATGTACATTACCAACGTCGACCATAATATCGCCAGTTTCTGCAATTCCTTGTTGCAACTGATTTTCTGCGACTTGCTCTTTGGCAATATTTTCAGTTATTACAACTTGTGTTTCTGTAGACGCTTTTTGCTTTTCTTTCTCGGTTTTAATTTCTTTTTTGCCAACAACTATCTTGCTTTTAATTAGTTCAACAACTTTAGAAATATTTGTGCCCCATTCTGCTAACTTTGAAGTAATTTGCATTGCAAAGATGGGTGTCAAAACCGCTCCTATGCCCACAACAACTGCACCCAAGATTTCAGTGTGGTTACTTACATATTCTAAACCAGAAGATATTTTATCTAAAGTGTCTATAAATACATCGCTATTAGTAACAGTAGTAATCAATTGCTGGAAACTAGTAGTCAATCTGGTGCTAGCAGCTTCCAAACCTTCCATATACTTTCTATGTTGGGCCATAGTTGCGCCTGCAGAAGTCATTGAAATGTTTAACAATTCTTCCGTACGGCCAAAATCTTGCATCATTGCAATTAAACGCGACTGTTGACGTGTACCAGCCAATGCCACAGTAACATTTGCTTGTTGGTTTCTATTTAAATCATCCCATTTGTGTCCAACTTCGGTCAAAACAAGCTCCAAATCTCTGAATTGACCATTTTGATCCATCAAAGAAACACCTATATTGTCTAAAGCTTTTTGTACTCGGTTTACATCTACGCCATCTTCTAAAGTTGCACCATAGTCAGTTAATTCTCTCATACGAGAAATAACTGTCTTCAACGCTGTACCGATGGTTTCCGGTGCTTCCTGTGTTACTTCTATGCCTTTTGCAAGCAATCCAAGAGTAAAGTCCATAGACATGCCGGCAAGATTGGCCTGAGCCGCGACCTTACTTAAAGCCACAGCTAGTCCTTCATAGTCAGTAGCAGATGCAGCCGCAAGCGCCGCAAACTTATCAGAAACTTCCATAGCCTGTTCCGCAGACATTTGGAAACCGTTCATGGCATTGGTCAACAACTCTATAGAACGAGTACCATCAATACCTGCGATTCTAGCAGCCTTTGCTGCCGCCTCAGTTAATACAAGAGCATCCTGTAAAGTTTTACCCTGTTGCAAATACTTTGTTGTCATATCTGCAATCTGAGTTGTGGTCATACCAGTTTGCTTTGCAAGATCTTGTAGTGTACCAACAAGTTGCCACGCCTGTTCACGCGACAACGATGTAACGACAGTCATATCAGTCAATGCTTTATCCATTTCCGTAATGGTTGCTTTAACTTGATTAACTACTCGTTTAAAACCGTTTAAAATTACACGATAAGATATAAAATTTAATGCTGCTTTGGTAATTACATTACCATTTCTTCCCAAGGCTTCATTAAACTCATCTAGTGCCTGTTTATTTTCTTCTGTTTCTATTTTTGCCTTTTTAGCTTCTGCAACATTGGCTTTTGTGGCACTAGTGTGCTTTTTAAGATCGTCAATTGCCTCAGTCATGGGTAATAGATAAGATGGCGCTCTTTCATTGCTACTTGAGAGCGTCTCTTTTCTTGTTTCTTTTAAAACTGCTACTTGTTTTTGTAGTTCACTATATGCTTTTTGTTCTTTTTGTAATTTTTGAACTACTTCCGCACTTTCTGTTTCTACTAAATCTGTATAAGTTTTATAAACTTTCGCAATAGCTTCCCATTCTGTTCCTGCAATCTTTGCAGGAGCCTGAGACATGGCAGCAGTTATGGTAGCCGCAGAAGATACATTCTTACCAGTTAATGGATTAAGAACAGAGCCTCCATGCTGCTCTACTGCTTTGGTCATTAGATTTTTACTTGTTTTTGCCGTAGGTGTGTAACCACCATCAGCTTGTTTGTTCCAACCACGAACCAAATCTCGTTGTTTTTGAATACTTATGCTTACTTTCTTTTGTAAATCATCGTATTTTTTATCAATGGCATCTAGTTCAGATTGTAATGCGCCAGATATGGTTTTAGAGGTAAAAATTCTACCAAGTTCCTTAATTTGAGAAACTACGCCTGTTAAGGTTTTGCCTAATACCGCATACTCTTTTTCACTAACTTCTCCCGTTGCAGACATTTTAGATTGCATATCTCCCAACAGGCCGTCGATGGTTTTTAAGACTGCGGCTAGTTTATTTGCCTCTGCTCCTTCTAACTTAACTTCTCCGCCATTTTGTATTTGTTTAAAAATGCCAGCAACTTTTTGCAAGTCTTGCATTTCGGCGGAAATTTTAACTTTTATTTCTTTTTTAGTAGTGTTCGCTGACATTTGTCACCTCACTTTTTCAAACTCTCCTGAAAGCTTGTAAGAATAGATTTAAATTCATTTTGTAAATCAGGAAGTTCTACTTCTTGCATTTGTTCTGCTATATATGTTGAAAAATTTTCAATTAAATCTTTAATCGACTCTTCGTCTATGCTTAAGATTATATCTGTTATTACACTACCTAGAATTCCATAGTTACCCTTAGAAAATTCACTAAATAAGGTAGAATTGCCCATACGAGAAATAGCAGTCAATCCTTCTAAACAGTAGGCTAAATACAACTTCTGTAAAGACATATGTGTAGTTTTGTAAAATTGTGATTTTTTATAATTCTTTTTCTGTTGTTTAAGAAAGACAGTTCTTTCCAAACAATCCATATTGTTGGCTTTTGCCAACATTTCTTTAATTTCTAAATTTGTCATAAGCTTCTCCTTATTTATCTGTAATGTACTTAATCTTTTTCTTCGACATGATTTGTCGTTTTTGTATATCATAGCCAATAATTTTTGGCACAAATTTAGTTAATGCTTGAATATGAAAATAATTCATATTAAATAATTCATCAAATGTATAACCAAGCTCATAATTTAATGGCATAATAATTTTTAACAGTTCTTCATATTGACTATTATTACTAGTTTGCTTTTTATTGCCATTTTTTATACGCTGTATTTCTGCTTCTTTATCAATTAACCATTGCGGTTTATATGCTTGAAATTGACTTTGATCATTAAACTTTTTTAAACCCGCGGATACTAATGCTATTTCGCATATACGTTCAAATAAAATTTGATCAATTTCTATACGTTTAATACTCCATATGCCATTATTATCTTCAAATTGTTCTTGCAATAAAAAACATAAAAAATATTTAATATTGCGTACCAAAATATTCTCCTTATTAAATTTATATAATTTTAACATTTCCCACAAGCTCGAATACTGATTATGAGTTTTATTCCTCCAATCCGCAGAGCTCATGTGACATAAAGCTAATGCATTTTGTATATAAGGATTAATAAAACTGTCTTTTAAATTAATTAAGCGCATATGAAAATCAAAATTATCTTTTAAATTGGCATCCGAGATATAAAAAGTAACAGGCTCTTCCGCAATTAACAAGATTTCAGAAAAATTATCTTGAAATTTCATGATAGCTCCTTATTATATAGATAAAGTTCTTATATTATTCATTTTAATACGATACATTATAGATAAAGAAGGCATTTTTTTATTAGTAATACTGCCATTATTAGATAAAATATTAAATGCTCTTCCGTATATTAATTTATAATCAGGTTTTTTCCCATGATTATTTAAAAAATCTTCCCATAACTTGCTAATAAGCAAATCTATTTGTGTTTGCAAAAATTGAACCTGAGAATAGCTACTATAAGAAATCTGTCGTGCAGGATTGGACATCACTATTAAAAAATCCTTAATCTTAGCAGGAGTGATTTCTTTTAATTTTTCTAATATATCTGCAGTATTATGAATTGAACCAATACTTTCTAAAGCCATGGCTAACTGTTGATTATGTCCATCTTTTGGATTGCCAACAATTTTAGTACATATTTCCAACCAGGCTAAATAATAAATAATAGAATTATTAAAACGAATAAAACTTCTCATATTACTAGAAGGAATCGCCCCAGCATTGTTATAAACATATCTAATCAAACTGTTAATTTTATTTTGATTTTCTTTATAACTTTCTGAACCAACATGCTTGTTGATTTCATTAAAATTTAAATTTGCAGAAGAGGCATTAGCTGAAAATAAATCTTCTGTCGTAACAGTTACTATATTATTATTTTGAGATATATTTTTAACCGCCATAGATAATTTAACACTTGAAGGGATATTAATAATAATATCTCCCACTGAAATAGAAAGAATTAAATCAGCTTTATTTATCTTATTGTCTAAACCGCCTTTTTGACCATAAGACTCACCGCTTGCTAGAGTATGATACGCTCCTTTATTCAAACCAATATTTTGAGAAATAATATTAAAAACATTAGTTTCAAAAGAATTAATAATATCGTCTTGATAGGCATTGATTATAGCGTTTTCAGATTTAGTAGATAATTCAAATTCAGTAATCTTGCCTAGTTCTTTACTATTGGGTTTTAATGTTTTCTGTACCTCTATACTCGCTCCGTAAATGCTCTTAGTAGATGCATCATTTTTAAAACTTTCTAGCCAATCTCTTACACGATCGTCTCCAATAAACTCAGCACGCATTTGTTCTGCTATTGCTTTAAAAACTTTTTGTAATTCTTTAATTTGTGGAGTGGTTTTAATATCTTTACACAGCATAGATTGTGCTGTTTTCTTATCTATAATATGAGCATGCAGTAGTCTTCCAACATAGTCTTCATATGATTCGCGGCCAAAATGATAATCAAGAGCAGAGGCGGCGCTTTGCGCCATTTTATAATTAAGTATTGATTTTAAATTTGCAGATTGACCAATCTGTTCCAAATCATTATAATAATGTATAAAGTCTTCCCAAGTTTGTATATTAACATTATTTCCCATTTTGTGTTCTTCTTCGTTAATTTTATCAAACACTTGGGTTTTCCACAAATTATTAATTTGAATAATTCTAGTTCCTATAACACCCTTTTGCTCAGCTACTAGCTCCTCTAGCATTCGGCGCATAGAAACTTCAGCAGTATGTAAACCAGTAGACCAAGTTTTTTGGTGGGAGTGTATATAAGTATAGTGACCATTATTATTACCACCTAAAATATAAACCAAATTTGGATTTTTCAATTCTTGTATGGCATATTTAGAAACAGTATATTTATTTCTTTTGTTGTTTGCCTTAGACAAAGCCTCAAGCATTTTTTTATTTTCTTCTTGTTCTGCTTTTGCTTTGGTTTTAGCTTCTTGTTTTAATCTTTTTTGCTCTTTATCTTCTGTGGTATTTTTTTTATTACTTTTTCCCTTATTTAGTGCCATATTATTCACCTATATGAAAATAGCTTTGTTCTTGTCCTCTGTGTATAATTTGCCATTGCAAAGGTGCGTGCAAAATAGTGCCAGACACAAAATCAAATACTGGGATAGACATTAAAGAAGCTGCAGGAATTTTAATAAATAAACGATCACTGATCTTATTATTATTTCCTTTTGCAAAAATTTCTAAAGTAAAGTATCCATAATGAGGAGTATCAAAAGCAAAACAATCATTAGTAGATATAAAATCATAAAATACTAAATAAGACTGCCCCTCTTCAAAATCTCCAATTAGTTTACCCTCTTGAATTGTAAAATCAATCACTAAGTCATGATTTTCATTATAAACCCACGCATTAAAAATCTGTTCTGAATGAGGTAAAAAAATTTGACCACCATCTGCTTCACAATAGCAAAAATTAGACAACATCTTTTTACCTTGTTTGTCAGCTACTAAGCTCATTACCTTATCATTTAATGCTACTTTACTAATTGAAATATAATCTGGCAAACCATCTCTCGCCGCAATCACTTGATTTTTTGCAGAACTGTCTGAATTCGTAATGCGATATGATAAATTTACAATAACATTTTCTAAAATAGTGTAAGGTTCACCAGCACTATATTTTTTACCACCAATAATGCGGTCAGAATTGCAGCGAATAATTACATCGCATAAATCTCCATATTCATATAAATTGTTCATAATTATTCCCCTCCATTTATTATATTATAACACAAAGTAGTATAATTGTCAAATTCGGAAAAGAAAACCCGGAATTACTTCCGGGCATCTTATTGTGCTTCCATTTTCAATCTTTTGTATATAAATTCCAAATTTCCGTCATTACAGTAGATTACAACTAATCTGTTTTAAATTATTATATTACGCTGTCGTAGTTCTAAAATAATTTGCTGTTTTCTAAATCTTATTTTCAAAATAAACTATTTAAGAGTGCTATAGTTTAATGCTAAGATACTATCTCCACCAAAAACTATCCTTTGTAATTTATCTTGTCCAAAGAAGGAGTTTTCACCAATTTTAACAATTGTTGAAGGAATATAAATATTTTCAATTTTTATATTATTATCCGCAAAAGCTCCATCTGTAATATACATAACTTTTTTACCCAAATGCCAAGCAGGAATAACAACATCACCGGTGTACACACTATCAGTTAATCCAACAATGCTATAAGTTAAATTATCACTATTTAATTGATAATTTAAATTTTTATTAATCATATAACCAAATCTCAGCCAAGGTTTTTCCGCGATATGATAAAATATATCATGCCCATTAAGATGTGCGTCATCCTTAATCTTTACAATTCCAACGTTACCACTACAATCAAATACAGCGGCATCGCCTTCTGCATCTTGTGTTAAATTTAAAACGCCATTTGGAATAAAACATGGAATAAAAATCCATACTTTTTTCTTTTGGCCAGTTTTTTGATCAATAAAAAATGTCTCACCTTCAATAGCAAAAGGACTAGGGAACTTATCGGTAACAGATAATATTCCCCTTTCTTCATCGTAATCACATCCGAAGAAAGTTTTTAAAACTTCTGCACTTCCCAATGCATTTTGCATTTCCAGAGTCATTGTTTTTCCATATTTTAACAATGGATTTGCGTATCGTCCACCAGTAATAATCTTAGTAGGACCCTCTTGTGTTAAATTTGCTATTTTAAGAGTATCTATATATAAATGCGTACATTCAAAATCAAAAGGGGTTAAAGCACTGCCACTGGTTTTATGTACGCATCCACTTTTTACATTATAAGAAGCTCCTGGCGCCAATTTATAAATGCAAGCATTCATAACAGTTACAACACCAAAGCCTTTCATTAAATCTTGAAAAGAAATCATTTATTTTCCTCTCTTTTAGAAAACCCTCCCGCCTAAACGGGAGGGAATGTTAATTATTCACCTGTTTGTTCTGTTTGCTCTGTTTCAGTGTGATAATCCTTATTCGGAGTACCAGTAGCTTGAGCTTGATCTGCACCTGCAAACCAAGATTCGCTACGAATCTGATAAAATACTTCTTTAGTATTTGTATCGTCATCTGCACCTTCCCAAGGAGAGGCATCAGTTCTAATTTTAGTTACGCTTACAGTACCGTTAAGATCAAATACTGCAGCATCGCCCTCTGCATCCTGAGTAAGAGTAAGAATTGCATCAGGGAGGAACTGAGGAATAAAGATTTTTACATCTACTTTGTCTCCGCTCTTTTGATCTATAAAGAAAGTATCTCCTTCAATAGCAAAAGCGCCAGGGAATTTATCAGTTACAGAAAGAACTCCGTCTTCATAGTCGCAACCAAAAAATTCAGTTAATACAGCTTCTCTACCAAGCGCATCCTGCATCTCCATTGTCATAGTTTTACCATACTTAAGAAGAGGGTTAGCATATTGACCACCAGTAATAGTCTTAGTAGGACCTTCTTGTGTAAGATTTGCTATTTTAAGAGTGTCCAAATAAAGGCCAGTACATTCAAAATCATCGGGCGCCAATGCACCTGCATTGCTAGTACCATGTGCGCAAGAACCACGTCCAACATAAGTGACACCTTCCTTAAGCTTATAAATGCAAGCATTCATAACGGTTACGACACCAAAACCCTTCATTAAATCAGCAAAAGTTGCCATTATAATTTTACCTCGTTAAAATTTATCAATTTTTCCGCTACCATCTGTAACTTCAAATAGTAACGCGTATCCAAACAATTTCTTACTGATAATTAAATCAGTCATTGTATCAAATACTAATTTGTTTGAAGCTGCAAACTTATGGTTATTTACCAATTTAATAATTCTATTACAAATTTGAATTGGTCTAATTTTTAAGTCTACAAGCTCCCATTTATCTTCGTTACATACCACATTAATCTGAATGACTCCATCTAGTTTCTTAGTTTCGTCACCAGGTATAATTTGTGTGGTATAAATATTAATTACGCTATTTTTTGCATATTCTTCCTTATTTTCAAAATCAAACACAGGTTTTAAAGTAATATAATCTTCTACCAATTGCGGCAAGGGTGCCAACATATTCAAAGCATTGTTAGAGTCATTAAACAATAACTTCCTAATCAACTCATCCGCAAGCAATTTGTTCTTAATTCCTGCCAAAGTTTCTTCAATTTTTTCTAACATTTATACTACCACCTTGTATGTTTTACTAATAATTCCAGCATCATTTTTCACACTAATTTCAATTTCTTTTAAGCCATATGGTATCTCAAATACTACTTCATTTTCTTTGCGCGATTTTATGTTAAGGGGAGAAGAAGAATTAAAAAATCCTTGCAAAGTTCCGAATGTATAATTAATACCTGCCTTCAGTTCATCGCAATTGTGATACTCAATAACATCAGAGCTTTTAGAAAAGAAATCTCTTTCTAAAGAAGCATATACAATTCCTGGATTAGTAATTGCGTCATAATCAATTACTTTCCACGGTTTCTCGCCAATAATAACTTTAACACCATTTTTAATCCACTCTTGACGCGGCAAAATTAAAATGGGTTTTTCTTTATCTGAAACATTCAATTTTTGTTGAAATTCAGTATCTACATACGTTCTCAAAGATGAAATGAAATATCCACCACATTCAGTATAACTATCCATCACTTGAACTTTTGCGTTACATTGGTAAGCTTTTTGTTTTATATAAGACACTTCTCGCGGAATAATAACATCCTCATAAACAAAGAACATTTTATTATCCCAAGTGTAATAATCAGTTTTAAGAAGATTTTGTTTTAAATCTTGTTGCTTTGGTGTAAATACAATTGCCGTATCGGGACCCTCGGTATCTGTAAACACCATCGTTGCATCCCGGTCTATATCTAAGCGCACTATATGAATAATAATTGGAGACGCACCTTCTGTAATAAAGCGTGTTTCAAATTTTTTTCTACACTCTGCTTCATTATTCATTCTTGTGCGAAACAAATCAAAATTACTCATCTGCGTTTACATCTCCTATCGTCGGAGTTCCATTATAGCTTCTATAATAAAACTCCTCTGTTTTGCGAGCCTGCGTAGTAAATGCCTCTAAGGCTTTCACTATACTTGCAATCAAATTACCACTAGAAAATGCTTTAACGTCTTTGTCCGCATAAAGATTTTCATAATTTCTCTCCTTTGAAAGTTGGTATTCTAACCAAAGTACTTTCATCCAGCACAAAATTACTTCAAGTTCTGACATAGTAATATTATTTACAAAACTACCTTCGCCATTTTCATTAATTATATATGCTAAATCAATGCGCGGAAAACGAAACCGAGCAATGGCACGCACTGCAAATTCATTCAGTGCCTGCTCAAGCTCTTCGTTCGTATAAGACGCTAAAGTACAACTACTCAGCGTAGATAAAAACAGGGGAAATAAAAACTTATTCCATTGACGCATCTTCTACCTGCAACTCAACGCCGAGAATTTTATTCAAATCGTCGATCATTGACAAGGGAAGTTCATTGATATGTTCTCTTGCAAGTATAATAACATTATCCCGATTTACATCGTTACCTTGTATAAATTCACGGATAGCTTTTCTATTGCCCTGTTTTAAAGCCAAAGTAATTTCCTCTTCTGAAGCCGCAACAACTTTATCTTCAACTGGGAAGAAAATTTCAGCAACCTCTGCTTCAAACTGTTTGACGGGTTCTATCTTAAACTTTCCTTGTTTATACATCCTTTCAAGAGTAGGATTTGTAAAAATTCCAAGAGCAAAAGTACGAGGAATTCTTACTTTTTTTATATTGTAAGGAATAACAACCAAACGCTCAGGCGTAGTCATATCATATGAAGGCATTCTTAAACTAAGTCCGCCCTTACAATTCTTTACAATATCATAAAAATTTAACTGTTCTGCCATTTATCTAAAATCCTTTCGTTAAGGGGTGGGTTTTCCACCCCAAATATATATTTAACAATTATTTCCTATATTAAACAGCGCCTTCGCCGTCAACAATGTCTTCGTCAGTATAAACGCAAACATCATTAACAAGAGTAAGACCAACACCCACTATACGATGTGCATTCTGTTCAACCGAACCACTTGGATGAGCATCCTCAACAATAACAAGGTCACCCTTCATAGCTACCTTAACGGGCTTAGAAGTTGCAGGAAGAATGAACATATCACCCTCCTTGAATACCCAGTTAGTATTATTTTCATCTGCAAGATAGTTAGGAAGCTCAACTACAGGAATACCCTTATACATAGTTACAAAACCACGATTGCGGATATCATCTGCATCAGCAGTTGTATGATTAGGAACAGTTGCCCAACCTGCACCATTGTCAATCTTAGAAATTGCAGGTCTAAAGCCCATAATGATAGCATCGCCATACTGATTAGCAATAGAAATAAGTCTATCAACAGTTGCCTTAACGAAACCATTACCAGCATCGATGTTAGCTGCAGGTGCATGAGTCTTAGCAGTTCTAAGCGCCTGTACTGCTGCAATATAAATCTTCTCTACAAAACCATCGCGAATATTAGCCATCAATTCTGCAAGAGAATAGTTACCAAGAAGGATATCCTCAAGAGTAACAAATACCTTTACGGTCCAAGTCTTAGTAGTAACCTGGAAGCTCTTATTATCAAGACGTCTTGCCTTATAGATACCACCACGAGAACCTTCAATAATACCAAGTCTAGCTCTACGCTTACCAATTCCTCTAATTTCAAAGATTGGCTCTGCATCACGAGCAAATGTCTTAACTTCTGTAAAACCACCTACAATATCAGTGATTGCTTTTGGAAGCTGTTCCTGAATAACCTCTTCAAGCATAGCAAAAATTTCAGCCTTGTGAGCGCGAATTTCACGAGCGGAAGCATTCTCCAAACCATATGTTTCAAGAATTGCATTAACTGCAGCCTCATTTGCATCTACTGCGGAAAACTTAGAAGGATCTGCAGGAGCTATAGCTGCTCTAAAAAGTGTTTTAAGTTCTTGTTTAGTTGCCATCTTCAGTCACCTCTTCTTCAATTGCCTCTATTACACCAAGATAAAGGAATTCGTATGCTTCGCTTCCGTCAGGAAGAGTAGAAGCAGTAGCCTTAAACATAGCGCCCTCAGCATCTGCCTGAAGTGTAAGAACACCATCAGTTACCTTTGCATAACCATTACCTTCAATTTCGCCAGTGTAGTTGTTAGTAGTGAAAGTATCACCAACATAAAGTCCGATACAACGAGGATAAACAACACCATCTACAACAGGCTCAGCAAAAAGTCTAAGCTCATTGAAGTAAGTAAGAAGCTCTTCAGTATAATGTACGAAAGGCACGGTGTGCTTCGAAGGATCGTAATTACTTACAGTACCCTCAGCATCGAGACCAAGAATGATACCATTTTCAATGTAATCGTTGCCACCTACGGTTACCTTAGCAATGCTTTCCATATCTGCGGGCATATTAGCCAGAATATGACCATTGCGCAAACCGCAAAGGTTGTTCATTTCGAATACCTTGAATGTAGGAAGGAAACTCATAATCATTAGTTTTTACCTCTATTCATATTTTTATATTTTTGAACAACTGCTGCCTCATCACACTCGTTGTAGTCACTTGGCACGTTGTCTATATTTGATATTTCAAATATCACTGAATCTGTATTGGTTTGTGTTGCCGCATACGCGTCAGCTAAACCATTGACTAATTCTTCAACTGTATATTCGCCGTTTCTAAACTTTTCTATCGTTTCTGCATCAAGCAAATGAGAATAACAGGTAAGAATATTGTCTTTATAAATTATTTGCAATGAAGCAAATCTTTCTTGTGCTTCATTAGATGACTGAGTGAGAATTTCAATAGAAGCAGTTAATTCAGAAACTGTAGCTTCAAGACGCTCGCAATTGCTTCGTAAAGCTTGGAATTCTTCATCTTCTTCTTTTGACTTTCCGTCGTTGTCTTCTGAGAACTTGTCATCTTTGTTTTTGTTTTTGTCTTCTGGGTCGATTGTTGTTGCATTTGTGTCTGTTCCACCATCAACAAATGCGGGGGTACTATCGCCCTCGTTTGTTTCTGTTCCAACAACTGGCTCAGTTTGTGTTTGATTACCATCTTCAAAAATCTCAGTAGTGCCTTTCTTTGCGTTCGTTAGAACTTCAATTTCTTCATCGCTTAAATAACGATTGCGAACACTGCACTCCAAAGTAAGTTGCAACGAACCATCTGTATCGCGGCTCATTTGATAGCGGTTATAAATTCCATAATCGCTGCAAACTACAACATAATTCTCTGGCTTATGCTCACAAACATAACCATAAATGCGCTGGGACTCTAAAGTTCTATAAATTTCAGTTACAACTTCTTCAGCCGTAGGCTCTACATTGAACATAGCGCTGAATAACGCCTGATACTTACTCTTGTTTTCGTCTGTAATAAAATCAGGAAGTTCAACAGCACTAAAGAATTCAGAACCGGTAAATGCAGGAGTGTCATTGTCTCCAAGAACACTAAGTCCAATAAGTTCGCCGTCGGTAAACTCAAGGTTCTTAAAATTGCCCGCACTATCGCGATTGATTTTGTACTGAACAGAATTGGGGTCAAGCTCTAAAGAATGTTGTTTGCCAATAATCTTAGAAGCAATAACACCAGTATCATCAGGTCTTCCTGTGTACAAGATAATGTCAGTTACAGCAAATGTAACACCCTGTGCGGCATCTTCTACATATTCTAAAGTAGCACTTTCTGGTACTAAACCATAAATATTTTGAACATTGTTGTGACCAACAAAATCTTCATCAGCTACCGAATAAAAGCCAACAACAGGAGTGTAAGCAATAGAAGAAAGCAACTTATCAGAAAATTCTTTGGTAAACAATCTCTTGTCTACTGTTTCTCCAATATAGTAAATCTTCAACTTTGCTTTTGAATATTTAGCATTTGCCGCATCTGGAGTAAGCTCCTCAACAAAAGCCGGAATACTAAACTTATTCATTTTGTACCTCAGTTGTGTTTTTATTTTTCTTCTTCTTCTTCTACGGGTACATCTTCTTTTGCGGAGTCAGGTTTGGTTTCTGTTTCAGTTTTTTCTTCTATCTTGTTAACCATTCCTGCCGCATTAGCGCCGCCAGTATAAGAAGTAGATAACGGAGTTAATTCATTCAATTTCAAGAAATCTTCAAGTTCAACCTTGCTTGGGATGTCTACTTGCTTTGTACCCAAACCAACGACATACTCTAGCTTAGAAGCACCTAAGGTAGCGCCCTCTTTATATTGCAGAAGCATATTGCTAAAGTTATATACGGATAATGGCAACATATTAAGACTACATTGATAACCCTTGAAATTAAATTGATTGTTTATTGTTAAATTATAAAACGCAACCAAATCTTGTACATACTGCCATACAATAGATTCTTTACGGCGAAGAGAAAATTCTAACGACTCTTTTGAAGTTCCACTATATAAATTCTCATTTTCACCATCAACATTGTAAATAGCTGCATATGCATTAGAAAGCGTTTTATTTTCTTTTGTTTGATCTTCGCCAATAGACAAAACATCTAAATCACCAAAAGTAGTAAGCATACGCACATACTTATTTCTTGTAAGTGTTTTACTCATACTCTTGTGTAAAGCTGTCATTTCGGGAATTTCAACTACTAATTTATCTTCCCAAGTAGGCATCTTGTGCGCAATAATCTTAACAAGTTGCTGTTCATTGCGCTCCAATTCATTAGCTCTGTATTGGTCATATTGTATAATAGCGCCAAGAGAGCGTAAATATGAAGGAAAAGTCTTGTCATTTAAAACAAAGCCCGCAGAAAACTTAGGACTAAGTTTTTGCCAACGAAGATTTGCGTCCTCTTTATATGCATCATACATCGCCTTCATTTCGGAGGGATACATTGGGAACAAAAGGTCTAACTGTTCTTTTGTAAAACCTTGGTCATCAAAATAACCAAAATCAAACTGGAACACATTAGTGCCAAATTGTGTTGTGCCTGTAATTCTACAGCGCTCTGGCGGTAAAACAATAGTTGAAATTGTTTTAGAACCAGTTCTTTTTACAGTAGTTACAAACAAGGCACCGTCTATAAATAATTTACCCAACAAATGCGGAAAAGTTGTTTCGATAGACAATCCATCAACAACCTCCGCCATGTTAAAATAAATTTCTTCATAATCGGCAGTCTTTTGTTTTTCTTTTACTAGGCGAGGATAAAAGGTATAACGCCAGTAAAACATATTTTTCAAACTATCAATAAGAGTTGCATAAATTGGATAAAAAGTATATGCTTCTCTAGAATATTGTCTAACAACAGAAAGGTTATTAACATTATAATAGTTTGTATTAAAAGAATCAACAGTAAGAGAGCCTATTGATGTTGATTCATTGCGATTTTGGTTTACATTTCGACCAATACTCGCATCATCTTTATACATCTCTTCTATTGCGCTACGAGTTATTTTAAACTTCGTAGCAAGAGAAGTTGCAGTTTTTTGCAATTCTTCTGTTTGTATTGATTTTACTTTCATTTGTTTGCCTCACCATTATTAGTTTATCAAAACCGCATCTGCCCAAGAATACGACTTCTTTTGTCTCTTTTTATAATATTCTTGTTCTATTTGAGTTGATACCGCATAAATTCCGTATTCGGCCGCAGAGAAAAAGTCTTTTTGAATTTTCTTATTGCGTCTATCAATACGAAGTGTGTTAGACACATTATCGCTAGTATCAATAATAATGAGGTTTTTAAGTTCTTCTTCCATTAGATCCATATATCTATAGGGTTGAAGTTTTGCACGCTTTGTTGCTTCAGACGCGCGCAAGAAATTTTTGTTTTGAGAAAATCTGGTCAATGCTTCGTGCATCTTAATCAGACCTCTAACAGAACCATTACTTACACGAGAAAAGAAAATTCTGTGTATGTGTTCTCCCTCTTTACCACCTGATTTAATTTCATAACAAAGTGTGCGATATTTAGGATATCTAATTATATCTTTTTCCGCACTCTTGGGAGGATTGATAATGCCATAACCAGGCAATTCTAATCCAGTATCTCTATCTTTTGTGGGCTTATTTATCCAATCGCGAAGCGCTGCTCCAATACCGTTGGCGTCATAAACAAACATTCTAGCTTCATAAGTCGCTATAGTCTTTTTTAACTCATTTGCAACTACTTCATAGTCCGTACTATTTATAACAAACAGGTTGACCATTTTATAGTTAAACATATGAGGACCAGGAGATACTCTAATTACTATTACCGCAGTATCCGCACTACCATCCTTCGCCATATCAGCAGTTACAATATAAAATTCCTCTTTGTCCAATTCCATTGCATGCTCTTCGGCACGTCTAATTTGACGCATCGCCGCAATAACAGAAGGGCCAAATGCTGCTCCAGACTGCGCCCCGCTCCAACGAGATTTATATTCTCGGTCTAATGATCCTCGATCAAAACTGGGCGAAGAAATAATTTCGCGCATTGTTTGAGCTTCTAGGCGCCCGTGCATAAGAGGAATAACATAACTTCCGCCCAGTATCATATAATGGTCTGGGTCAAGCGCGCAATAACAAAGAGTTTCTATATTTTTATCATATGCAAATGTACCTTGAAATCCTGCGGTTGTGATATAAATCTTCTGGCCATGAGGCTCATTAGGATTAACTTCGCCGCGACAGTTAGTACGCTGAGCATTCATAAGGGGTATAACTTCTTCATTAACCACTACGGGGTCTTGTTCAATAACTTCCTCGAAAATTCCATGGTGTCTACGCATACCTCTTGGGTGACCGCCAACAACGTCGAACACACTACCACTAGTAAATCTAAATTCTGCATAGTCAGTACCCTCTGTATAGGCTGCCTTGATACCACGCTTCTGCATTTCATTTTTCAGAAGCGGAAATTTCACCCATAAGTCTTGAATAACTTTTTCTTTTGCAATTTGCGCAGCCTGACTTTTCGTACCAGCAGTAACGAAACCGTTACTACGTGGCACAATCATACTGCTTGTATATTGCTGGTAAAAAGCCAAGAAAGACTTAGAAAACGCACGAGTGTAAGTTGCAAAGGTTTGACGATGTCGTGCCATACATCTCAACACAATTCGTTGCGCGAAAAACATAGAAAATCTGCTATTTTTTGGCGTCATTATATCTGCCAAAATATCTGGGTACACTAAAAAGGTGTTTAGTGCATTTGTATATAGTTCCAAATTGTTCTTCACTCGTTCTTTGCGCAATATTTTAACTTGCGCGCTATTAGAGGAATTCAAAAAGGAAATATAGGCATCAATTTCGGGTTCAAGATAAGTAGCCTCTTCCAGGGCAGTAGAGAAATTGATATTTTCCATAATACTTCCCCCGGATTAGAAATAATCTTCTTCACTCGAACTATTGGTAGAAAAATCAGCATCTTCAAACAAATCACTCAAGTCAACGTCCTCAGCCGCAAGCTGTGCGTCCAAGTCGCGATTCGCCGCAATAGCGTTGTCATTAATCAAATCTTCCAAAGATACTTCCGCAAACGCTTCTTCATTTGCATTTTCTTCTACCTTTTGCGCATAGGATTTAGAAATACTTTCAAGTGTCGCCGCAAGCCCAGTACAGTCTTGCACAAGCACCCTAATATATTCCTTAAAGTCCGCAATAGTTTTATCTACTACGTCTCTTTCTACGCCATCATAATACTTAAACTGTCCGCCACATTGTTCGATATAATCTCCCAAGTCGCTGACCGTCGAAATAACGTCTTTGTTGCTACTCTGAATTACGTCATCAATTTGCGCAGTTTTAGTAAATGTACTATATGCGCTCGTCAAATCTTTAATTCCTTTTGCGTCGCCCGCAAGTATAGCTTGGTCCAACTGAATGGAAATTCTAGCTGCTTTTTTAATTGCATCAATTTGAAGGGGATTGGTTATATCTCCGGCGCGCAATGTGCTTACCAATAGACTATCCAATTGCACATATTCCTCAAAGGAATATTCTCCGCCCCATTTTATTTTCGCTCGCCGCATGAATTGCTCCTTTACTGGTTCAATTCCTGCAAGCAGCTCCGCAAACGTATTACAACGCTCCCATTCCGCATTAACTTCAGTCCACAGGTCTTTGGTACGTCCCTCTGCCCACATTACTGGGGTAGCAGGATTTTCATCAGCCCATAACTCCATGTAGGCGGCAAAAATGGTTTTGTTGCTTCCTAAACGCTCTTGTAGTTCGGTCCATTTGTCTGGCTTAAAGGGGATATTATAGGTGCGGCAAAAAAAGTTTGCCTGTTCGAGATTTTTCGGGTTAATTTGCTTTACTAAACAATCCAAGCAAGCGCTACCACTAATTGGATTATTTGTAGGCAATATTTCGGTTAGTTTGCCACAAAGGGCACATTTTCCAATCTTTAAAATACTCATAGTCTTTCTATCTCCTTTATATATATTATACTCCATTTTACCCAAAAAGTCAATTCTGGAGAATAGGTAATTTGGAAATAGAAATGCAGAATGGATTTAAGAATGTTGGAATTGGATTTTGGTTACATGTTGAGATTGGATTTTTCGTTTCATACGATCTTTTTTCCACAACAGGCCCGGGTTGTTCATAATTTCGTAATATTTGTCTAACACTCCCCCCCCGTCGTTATGCACAAAAAAAGAGCATACCCGGGCATACTTTTGTGCATATTGCCTAAAGTTTGTTAAAATTTTAACATTATTCATATTTGATGCTTTTGTGCATATTGTACAAAAAATTTATTCTTTTTTCTACATAGAAAGTATTGACAAAGATAAAAATATATGGTAAAATAGGGTAGAAAATAAATCAAGGAGCTTTTCAAATGGATACATTAATACTTGCAAAAATCGACCGTTTTTATGCAAATAACGGACAAGAGGCGGAGCGAGTTTTCCGCTACACTTACACGGGCAAGCTTACAAAAGCCGATAACATTAAGCACACCGACGGCGCCGACTGCGACGACATTCAAATCAAGAGCGCGAGAGCAAGCGTCTGCAAGGGCACAGATATCAATGCATATCTCTCAAATGACAAAGCAAGCCGTTTTGCTTATGTTGTCAAGGATATGAGCATAGCCTACATAATGACAAAGGCACTATATATTGAGTTTGTAAATGCTTTCGCTACAATCACAACTGAGAGCGCAAAAAACGGTGGTGCTACAAAGTTAAGGCTTAAAAGCGAAAGCAAGGCGATGCTTCAATGGTTAGCGGAGAGGGTGTAAACCCTCTCCCTTTTGCATTGTTGAAATTTAACGAGCGCGTCCGGGCGCGACCCGGTAACTTGCACAAAAAGTTGGGGTGCACGCAGTATAAATTTGTGCAAAATTTTTGAGGAAGAGGATTGACTTTTTCAGTGATTTGTGGTATAATATAAGTGTCAAGGGGCGAGGGAAACCCAAGTTGCAACAGGGTAGTGAACGGAACTTGAAAAAAATTTTTGAAAAATTTTTCAAAAACCCCTTGACAAATCCACGAAAGTGTGGTATAATATAAGTGTAAGAGGGAAGGACAACAAACTGTACTTGCACCACCGTCACCAAGAGTGTGAGAGCGGAGTGCAAGAGGGGAGAAGTCACCTTGCAAGGCTTCCCTTTCACAACCGAGGTAATGAGGTCACTCTCCGCAGACTCGCAAAGCCATAAGAGGTGGGAACGCAAGTTGTTCTGTAAGACGAGCCCTCGGTATAGAAATCAGTAGACCAAAGACAACACTCAACCCTTGAAAGAGTGTGTGGACGGAGCGAGGGTATATGAGAGGGTAGCTCAAGGGTAGAGCGGCATCCTGCTAAGATGCGGCAGACGAGGTCAGTGCACGGACTAGTCCACTGTATGGGTTCGAATCCCATCCCTTTCACCATAAAGACTTGGCGCGGCCGGTGTCGCGCCGGGCCGCCCGGGCTGCCGAAAATTTTTTCAGCTTTTTCGCAAAAACACTTGACAAACAAATAGTTTTGTGGTATAATATATACAGAAATAAAGAATGAGGTGTCTATTATGAAACACGTGGCTTACAATCTTGTCACTCACGAAGTACTTTTTTCCAATCATTCCAATGCTTTAAAGCGCAGAGTTACCCAAATAGAACGTTGGAATATAGCTAATGGTTATGGCAAGGGCAAATGGATATTCGCCCACGGCAAGCAGTGTGAATATAAAATTGCTGCCAAGCTCCACTAAAAAGGAGCTAGCGCCCGGGCGGCCGACTGGGATTGTTAAATTTTTCACAAACAAGCAAGTGGGAAAATTTTAAAAAATTTTTAAAAAAGAGCTTGACAAATCAAAGCTTTTGTGATATAATATACTTGTAAGAAAGAGAGGATACAACCAATGTATAGACTTGATAGAATGAGAAAACAATACGAACAATTCACTGCCGCAGAGGGTTACATCATCGGCTTCCGTGATGGCGACAAGGTGTATGCGGTAGACCTTGATAAAATACCTCGCAGATACACCAGAATACAAAAGGAAAGCAAGAGCAACGGTGGTGGCTATGGCTTGTATGTAAAAATCACCGAACCTGCTATCCTGTCCGAGCTACTGCCGAAAGCCTACTATGTATGCGAGCTTGCCGACCTCATAGACAATGACGGACACCTCAACGGCAAGGGCGAACTCAAACACTTTAACAAAGGTGTTATGTTTGAAAAGAAAATATGGGAACTCAACGGTATGGAGTTCAGGGGCAAGGACAGTGTAAGATTTTACGAAAGTGGTGATATTACCATTGACGGAAAAGAAATACAAATTAAGTTTGAATGGGCAAGAATTTGTTATGACCGCACACTAAAAAGACTGACCGCCAAATAAGGCGGCCGGTCCCGGCCCGGGCGGCCGTTCATAATTTATTTACATTTGAGGGGTTGACTTTTCCCTCTCGGTGTGATATAATATATAGAAAGTGAGGACACGAATATGTTGCAAAAGAATATAGAAAAACAAGAGCGAAAAAATCGCAAAACTTGGCAGGGATATTTCACTCGCAAGACACCAACCAAGAAAGAAAAAGAAGAAAAAAATCGTAAAAAATACAAAAAAGGTATTGACAAAGACGATTGAATGTGTTATAATATATATGTAAGAAAAAGAAAGACGAGGTAATCAAAATGGAAACCACTTACAGTGTAGAAGCAAAGTGCGATAAGACAAGCGGAATGAATGTCGAGTTCAAGGGCATTGACAATTTGGAAAGTGCGATGGCGTGTGTAACCACTCTTGAGTTGGCATTTCCAAATATCACCGTCATTTGTGAACAGACGGGCGAAATAATGTATCACCGTTTGATGTCGTTTGAGATTTTCAATCCCAGTATGGAAATGGGTAAGGCAATCTTCAAGGCAGAGTGTGATATGTACTTTTAAAGGACAAGGCGCGAATCGGTAGTTATATCGGTTCGCGCCAAACACATTCTTCTCGGTTAGCATATGCTAACTCGTGCCCGGGCGCTTTGTGCACTTTGTACATATTTGGGGCGAAAACTTTTTTATTTTTGTGTAATTTGACGATTGACTTTTCACTCATTATATGATATAATATTAGTGTCAAGAGGGGAAGGGGTATAAACGGTCGCCACTTGCAAGCCTTCCATTGATAAAGGTGCCGAAAAATTTTTTGAAAAATTTTTCAAAAACCTCTTGACAAACCATAAGTTTTGTGGTATAATATAAATGTCAAGGGGCGGTGTTAAGCAACCGAGAAGGACACACATAAGCGCAATCGTGTTTGATGAAGTCGGGACTGCCGAAAAAATTTTTGAAAAACTTTTCAAAAACCCCTTGACAAATCACCAAAAGTGTGATATAATATAAATGTAAATAAGGAGAGCCGACACTCCATTAACAAACGGAGAAAAGGAAGAAAAATATGGCAACTATCGCATTTATCAACGAAAACGGAAATGTATCGGCAAAGGTTCGTGAGCGTCTTAAGTCGCAGACTATGACCGCTATCACAAAGGCTATGGACAAGTGCAACCTTGAAACCATAGTCAATGCAGACAAGGGCTTGTCTATCCCTCTCGGCACTGACAAGACCAACGGTAACCCCATTTACGCACACATCTCGGTTGTGATTTCACAACACAACCCTGCGGAAAAGACCGCAAAGACCAAGACCAAGACCAAGAAAAAGGTCGCAGACGAGGTCGCTCTCCCCGACATTTTCGGGGCAGTAGACGAGGGTGAGGGAGAGTAATCTCCCTCTCACAAACACCTGTCCGCCATTGGCGGACGGCGCCCGGGCGGCCGGAATTGTGAACAAATTGTTAACTTTTATAAAACTATTGACAAATCAAAACAAATGCGATATAATATTAGTGTAAGAAAGAGAGGAAAACAATATGACAATTAAAGAGTTGCCACTTATTTATAATGTTGATAAGGTTGTAGTGTATAATAAAAGAGGTCTTGTATCTTCCTTTTGGAGAAACTCACAATTTAGTCTTGCCGAGCAAGTCGAATATAACCGCACACAGTTAATCGGTGCAGAAAATGTTCTTAATGAAAAAATTGAGTCAATGAGTATTGGTGTATCGGGTATTGCCGACAATGTGATAACTTTAGAAATTTATTTAAAATAAATTTTCCAAAACCCCTTGACAAATCGGTTTGTTTGTGATATAATATAGGTGTAAGAAAGAGAGGTAACAACTATGATTTCAAGAAAAGAAGCCGAAAGAACTACTGATGCATACTACGAGGTTGAAAGAGTACTTGGAGAGGTTGACGATATGATGCTCACCAAAGAAGAAATCTATGCAAGATTTCCGTGTGATTGCGATGGAGTGCCATACATCACCATCTCCGCTTTTGAAAATGCTCTCCGCAACCTAATGCATATGCGACACATAGACAGTGTATGCGTAAGGGGTGTTCGCCACTACGGAGCCGTCAGAAGATGACGGCTTGGCGGCCCGGGCGCTTTGTGCACTTTGTACACTTTTCCCCGAAAAATTAGTGCATTTTTGTGCAACTTGCCATATTGACAAATGCGGAAAAATGTGATATAATTATAGTACCAAAGGAAAGAGAGGAACATATGATGCTTGGAAACACCATTCTTGCACTCAACGACATCAAGGAACTTGAAGTCAAAATCTCCGACACCAAGAACGGAGAATGTATCCACCAAACCCAACGAAACGGCATAGGTGCGAAACTCCGTGAAGCACTTGCCAACGATTTCTTGCAGATTTTTCCCTACTCGGAAAATGCAGAGGACATCGTGGCTTATGTAACGGACGACGGGCTTGTGCTTGAAATTCCCAACCAAAGCGTCAAAGACGGCATTTCCAATGTGAACGGCAGTGGCGCAATCACTGTGGAACTCGGCTTTACGGTTAAGAACTTGGAATACAATGCACAAGACGAAAGCGAAAGCCACAAGGTCAAGGTTGCCGAAAAAGAAGCCAAAGCAAAGGAACTTGCCGAAAAGAAGGCAAAGAAAATTGCGAAAGACAATGCGGCTCGCAAGAAGGCAAAGGGAGAGTAATCTCCCTCGCCAAGCCGACCAAATGTAAAGTTTGGTTGGCGCGGCGCCCGGGCCGTTCATAATTTATTTACAATTTAGGTATTGACAAGTCAGTTATTTTATGATATAATATATACATCAAGAGAAAGAAGGATAATAATATGAAATTTCAGCAAATCAGTAGAAGCAAAAGACACGCCAAATTTTATGACGCTTGCACAGGGGAAATCTTTTTCGCAAAAGGTTTCACTTATATGAAAACCGATGATAATGATATGGTTAATGCCGTTCAATTAGACGGTATTGAGAGGGGAGAATTAACATTCTTTGAAGAAGGTGAAGATATTGACATTCTCAAAAGCGAAGTCGTTATCAACTACGAAGCAAACGAGGTGTTGTCGTGGATTTAACGGAATGCCAACTTTTGTTGGCACGCCCGGGCGGACGTTCACAAATTGTTTACAATTTGGATATTGACAAATCGTTTTATTTGTGATATAATATATACACAAGGAAAAAGGAGATAAACAAAATGAAAGTAAATCTTATGGTAAATTGGGAAGAAAAGGAAATTCTCACTGTCCAGGAACTTGACGAACGCATTGATGCGAGAGTTGACAAGGTGATGCTGGACGCCGATGCTTATGACGAGCATCTTGATGACTATATTGACTGTAACTATACCAAGAGAGAACTCTTTGATGCTTTGTCTGGTAGCGATGCAGAGAGAGAAAGGGTACTTTCCGACATTCGTTCAGGAGTTGGCGAGAGCATTTACGATTGGGTGAATATGGATATCAGTGGCAATTTCCACGATGTAACCATAGAGGTCTAACAAACAAGGCGCGAACTCAAAAAGTTGGGTTCGCGCTTTCTACATAAAATAGATTGTTAAATATTTAACAAGGGCGTGCCCGGGCGGTTCATCGTTTTGCACAAAATGAAGTGTCAAACAAATAAAAACTTTGTGCAATATTACTACTTGACTTTCTCATTATTTTATGGTATAATTAGTATGTAAGAAAGAGAGGTGATTGTTATATTACTTGCAACAATGTGGAACTCAATCAAAGATATATTTCAACCGATATACTGTAAGACTTGTAAGTCAAAGCATTACGCGACAATCGGTTTCATATGGCACTTATGGAGAAAACACGGTATCAAAATCACAAGGCGAGATTTTAAGTTTTTGGCAAAGTATAACTTAATAACAAGGTTAGTTGTCGGTGTGTTGTGTGCCGTGTTCTTTGTTCCATTGCTCGTGTTAAAGTTTATCTTGCTTCCGTTGTATTACTTATACAAAATTTTATAAAGGAGAATAAAAAATGATTACAGTAGAAGTTACCGCAGAAGTCTTATATACTTGCGAACTCACCGCAGAGGACGAAGAAAAGGTAAAGGCATTTGCCGAAGAAAATGATGTTGAGTTGGCGGTTGCCGTTGGGGAACTCTATTCAGTAGGAGAAATCAATTTATACAAAAATTCCGTTGAAAGCGATTTCAGTACCGAAAGAATTGATGACGCATACGAAGAGTGAGTTAGCATATGCTAACTCGCCCGGGCGCATTGTGCATACTGCACAACATATAAGGCGCGGATTGTAAAAAGTTTGTGTATATTGCCATATTGACTTTTGGTTTATTATATGATATAATAAGAATGTAAAAAGGAAGAAACGAGGTAAACAAAATGAATTGGTTTGAATTTTCTTTGAGCGGTTTCCTTGCCGTATTTATCGTGCTTAATATTGTCAATGTAATTATCCAAACTGTCAAGTCTATTGCTACTATCAAGTGCAGTGCTTGGGCGGCAGCAGGTGTTAATGCACTTGCCTATGGTTTATATACCATCGTGGTGGTATATATGAACGCAGACGGACTTGGTCTGTTTTGGAAAGCAATAATTATAGGTGTTGCCAACTTGCTCGGTGTGTATGTTGTCAAAGTTATTGAGCAGAAGAAAAGAAAAGATAAACTTTGGAAAGTTGAAGCAACCGTTGACCGCACCTCTATTACTCGCTTGGATAATAACCTTGACGAAGCACACATACCCCATAACTATGTAGTTGCAGGCAAATACGGAATTTTTAATTGCTACTGTGCAACCCAAAAGGAAAGCCTTGTAGTAAAAGAAATTTTGGATATGTATGGTGCAAAATATTTTGCAAGTGAGAGTAAACCCCTCTAAACGAGGGGCTAGCGCCCGGGCGGTTCGTCATTTTGCACAATAAACAAATAAGAAATTAAAAAATGTTTGTGCAATATGCCATATTGACTTTTCCATTTGTTTGTGATATAATATATATGTAAGTGAAAGAAAGGAACCACTCCAATGATAGTAATTATGTTTGACACCGAAACCACCAACGAAATTGATTGCCCTTTTTGTTACGATTTTGGCTTCTCCGTCCTCGACACCGACAAGCAAAAAATTCTTGAAAAGCACTCCTATGTTGTAGCAGATATTTTTTGCGACAAATCGCTTATGGCTTCCGCCTATTTTGCAGATAAGATACCGCAATATTGGGAAGATATTAAAAGCGGAAAAAGAATGCTCCGCAAATGGTCAACCATTAAAGCAATAGTCAGAGAGGTAATGGCACAATATAACATTGATACCGTAATTGCCCATAATGCTCGCTTTGACTACTGTTCAACCGCCACTACGCAAAGATACCTCACCTACTCTAAATACAGATACTTTTTCCCTTATGGCACGAAATTTGTTTGCACTCTCAAAATGTCAAGAGAGGTATTTGGTAAAGACGAAAATTATATTGCTTTTTGCGAAGAAAATAATTACCTCACCACCTATAACAAACCTCGCTTTACTGCCGAAATAATTTACCGCTTTCTCACCAACAACACCGATTTTGTTGAAAGCCATACGGGGCTTGAAGATGTGGAAATTGAAACGGAAATTTATCTTGAATGTATAAAGAGAATGCCCTCGGTTGACGGACTGCTTTGGTAAGTGGTCCGCCAATGGCGGACAGCGCCCGGGCGTTTGTGCACCTTGCACAAAAACACCGCCCAAAACTTACAAAAATTTGTGCAATATGCCATATTGACTTTTACCCAATTATGTGGTATAATAAGTATGTAAGAAAGAGAAAGAGAGGTAACAACTATGCCCAACTTTATTAACACCAACACCGCCCTCAATGCCCTTAAAGGTACTACCGTTAAGGTAAGTCAGACCAAGAATGGCGAGGCTATCCACCAGACTATGCGAAATAAAATCGGTGCGGTACTGCGTGAGGCTCTTTTTGCAGACCTTAAAGAGATTTTCCCCACCTCTACCAACCCCGAAGATATCGTAGCATACCTCACCGCAGACGGAATTATTCTCGAGATTCCTAACGAGAGTGTAAAAGACACTATCACCAATGTAAACGGTAGCGGTGCAATAAGCCTTGAAATCGGCTTTACTGTTAAAAATCTTGAATACAACGCACAGGACAGTGCAGAGGCATACGAGGTAGACAGAGCCGAAAAAGAGGCGAAAGCCAAAGCCAAAGAAGAGGCAAAGGCGAAGAAAATCGCCAAAGACGAGGCAGACCGCAAAGCCAAAGCCAAAGCAAAGGCGGAAAAGGGGGCATAGTCCCTCTTTTCTTTTGCGGAAGATTGTTAAAAATTTAACAAGCCGGCCCGGGCCGCGTTCATAAAAAATTCATAAATAAATTTTGAAAAAACTATTGACAAATTGACTTGTTTATGATATAATATATACACAAAGGAAAAGGGAGAAAAGAAAATGATTGAAAAAGAATTTGACTTAACCACTCTCACAGATGAAGAACTTGCCGATTTTCATACGGCATGGGTAAACGAAGCAAAACGAAGAGATAAACAACGCAGACGAAATGCCGCATTGCTCTTATACGAGGCGGTAGGTCAATTCATTGACACTATGGCGCACTATGACTTTGTAAAGTTGGTATCAATGGAGTTTGTCAATGAAGAGGGCGAGGATTGTGAGTTTGATATCAATGTTTTCGGTGAAGAGGTACTTACCAACATTCGTGAAACTTTGCGGTTAGAGATAGGTCAGTATAGCGGAGAGGACGAGTAATCGTCCTTTTCGGCATTTAATTTGTGGCAAAAGTTCTGCCCGGGCATTCGTCATTTTGCACAAAAATCAGTTCGCGCGGTGTGAAAAGTTTGTGCATTTTGACTATTGACTTTTTACTGATTATGTGGTATAATATGTATGTAAGTAAGAGAGAGGAGAACATCAAAATGACTTGCCATTATACCGTCAAAGACCTTATTGAATATCTTGAAACCTTACCCAAAGATACCGAACTTAAAATTGAGAGAGCAAGCGGCAATCTCACGGACGGCTTCGACCTTGAATACGAGGACGGCAACCTTATCCTCTGCAATGCTTATTAAAGAAGGGAGAACGAAAATGATGTATGTATATCTTGTTTATGAAGAGTGCCACGGTTTGGTAATGGTCTGTGGCTCTGAAATGGGAGCAATCAACAAGGTTAATAGCCTCGCCCCTAACTATGGCATTGACCCCGAAACAACACCGCTTGACTATAACTCCCATCACCATTATGGTTGGGAAGGTGCGGTATATTTTGTGAAAGAGGTGGTATTTGACTAATGATAGTAACAAAATATGAACATCTAATAGACGGCTCTGAATATGACGAAGAAGATGTCAGAGATGTCGCGGCGGAACATATCACGTGGGATAACTTGAACGAGGCGTTAGACGATTTTGATTTTCATTGGTTGTGGCAACATTTAACCCAAGAGGGACAAATGGAACTATATGACAAAGCAATTGAAACCTACCAAGAAGAATATTTTTCCGCCATTGAAGTAGAAGAGGACGAGTAAATCGTCCTTTTTCTTTTATCAAAATACAAAAGATAATCCATGGCAGAAATCGTGCCCGGGCTAACATGCGCCCGGGCCGCAAATTTGAACAAATCAAGTCTATTTTATTAACAAATTGTAAACTTTTCAATCAGAAGCAACACCTCCCTTCCACAGCTGTACACCGGATATCCCATTACCGTTACATGCCTCCCGAGTAATAAACCACCGGTAATAAGCAGCTATAAGCAGCAGCAGCACCACCTGTCCTTTGCCCATAAGCAGCAGCACAAATTTGACATAATTATTCAAATCCACGAAAAAGCAGCTACAAGAAGCTGCAAAAATTTGAATTTTTATACGATTTATGATATAATATTTATAGAAAAAGAGGAAAAACAAGAAAAAATTACAAGCATTTCTGGAATATTTACGCATCGCCGCAGTAGGTGATAAAATAATGAATATGTAGATCTGGATATAATTATTACGAAAGGGGAAGCAAGAGAGTGAAAAATCTGAAAGAGTGGTTTGAAGAGCAGAGTCTATGGATATGCATACTAGGCATTGTAATCTGTCTAATAGTTTTAGCAGGTTGCATCTTTGGTTGCGCAGCTGTTTTTATGCTGTTGTGGAACTATGCAATAGTTGCAGCGCTGACTATAGCTATGCCTATTGGTTACTGGCACGCAGTGTGTATGGTAATTATACCGGCGTTCATATGTTTGCCTGTTGTACGTAAAAATATAAAATAAGCAGTAGCAGCAGCAAGAGAGGGCTAGTTCCCTCTCTTTTTTTTGTTGCGGCGACGGGCGTAAATTTGATTTTATTTGTCAAAAGCAGGAGCAGCAGAAAAACAGGCCCACACGTTTTCTTGCTTTTCGCCGCAAACTGTGATATAATATTAGTACAGAAGCAGGAAAACAAGAGAGAAGAAATTGCTACCAAATTGCATGCGGAAAATTTTTGTTGGATACTTGTTCAGAACAGAGAATTTCCATCATAAATTGCCGTTATTTTGGTGATTTTTTGGACGCTTTTTAAAGGTTATGGCTTCTCTTTTTCCAACCTGTTGTTTGCGGGCAAGGATGCTCTGGCGCAAAATTGACTTTAAAATTCAAATTTGTGCTCGACAGCATTTTTCGCCGCAAACAATCTACACAAAGCCAAAAATACATTCAGCCGCACATTTGCTTTTTCCCGCAATCTATGATATAATTATTATAGAAAAGAGGAAAGGAAAAAGAATAATGAAAACTATCTACGAAACCCTTGACGGCAAGGTGTTCCGCGATGCACACGAAGCAGAAATACACGAGAATGAGGTTCTGTCTTGCGTGAATATGTGGAGCTGGGAAAAGGAGCGTACTACCGACACCTCTGAGGCTCGTGTAGTGCATCTTGTAGGTGATGGCGCAGGTGCCTATTTCAAGGCTATGATGCGTACTAACCCCGACGAAAATTGGGATGACCACGACTTTGACAGCTGGTTTGATGATGAAGACACCGGCTGGTTCTATTGGGACGAGTATGCGGAAACTTACCGCTACATCGACTCCGAAGTTGTTGACTTGCTCATTCGCGCAAATCACGAAATTTAAAAATGCGACCAATCGCAAACTTGCTTTTTCACAAAATTTATGCTATAATATATATGTAAGAAAGAGAAAAGCAAACTTACTTTGTTCATTAAAAAATTATATAGGCGCCGACTGCCAAGTGTCGGAGAAAGAGGTATCTTATGACTACTATTCAATTCACCAACGAGAAGGGCAATGTATCCGCAAAGGCAAGAAAGCACATTAAGGATTCGGTCATTGCGAAGATCGCTCAGGCTTTCGAGGTGGCTGGTCTTGAGTCCGTAGTAAATGCAGATGGTGGTCTCTCCATCGCAGTAGCACAGGACGCAGGAACCGGTAAGACCATTTTCACTCACCTTGCGTTCACTGTATCTGACCGCGATCCTGCTGTAAAGACTGCAAAGTCTAAGAAGAAGACTAAGGCACCTACCGCAGAGGTAGAGCTTCCTGATATCTTTGCTGAGATTGAGGCAAATGACGAGACCGTAACTGGTTCCACCATCGAGGACTAAGAGTCCTTTCTTCCCCAGTAGCGAGAGGGACATTAGTGTCCCTCTCTTCTTATATTCCACTACATCACACATTTTAATTAAAGAAAGGACAAACTACCTATGACTACTATTCTTACCAAGCTTAAAGAAGCACTCGCCGCACTTCTCCCTCTCATCGACGAAACCCGCATCGCAATCTACGCAGAAGCCAACAAGCGCAAGCAGGCTCTTATCGCAGCTGTTGCCGACATGCAGGAGGCAAAGGATGCAATGCATGATTTCGTAGATCTTGCTGGTTCATTTGCTGACTGTGCAGAATCCAATGCAATAGATATGAATATTTCCGAAGACTATGTGAATGAAATGCTTTCCGATATAAACGTATTTCAGACGCCCATTGAACAGTTTGATGATTACTGCGAACAGTGTGGCAAAGAAATGACTCGTGATGAAGAGCAGTACATGGACGAAGACGGAAACGGTTTTATGTGTGAAGCATGCGATAAGCTACTTCATCCTGAAGCAGAAGCCGGAGACCCTGACCAGATGACCTTTGAAGAATTGGCAGAGTCCATATAATAAAAACCAACCAGAAGCAGGAAATCCCTGCTTCTTTTATTTTGGCTTTGGCGTAAATTTGACAAGCGCATAAATTTGATTTTTGTCGCAATTTATGATATAATATTTATAGAAAATGGATGAAAGGAAAATAGAAAATGAAACTTACACTTGTCGAAAAAATGTTGCAGGAAATTATGGGTCTTGATATTCCTATTTCTAATACTACTCGTGGAGAACAAATTCAGCAAACTTTCCGCAATAAGTTAACTGCTCAGCTCAAGGAAGCACTGTTTGAAGATTGTATGGAAGCATTTCCTGCCTCAAAAGAGAATGGAATAATTCCCTATCTTACAAAAGATGGAGTTATTTTGGAATTGCCCAATGGAAGCGTTGCGGACGGAATTACCAATGATATTGGAAGTGGAGCAATTTCTATTGAGATGAAATTTACCATCAAGGGCTTGGAATATAATGCTGCCGATGAAAGCGAAGACTATGATTTGCACTTGCTTGAAAAGCAGAAAAAAGCAGAAGAAGCCGAAAAGAAAAAGGCAGATAAGATTGCAAGAGACCGTAAAGCAAGAGAAGCAAGAGAACTCAAAAGAGCTAAAATGCTTGAAGCAGCAGGAAGATTTACAGAAGAGGACTAATGTCCTCTTTTGTTTTTAAGAAAAGTTGAAAGTAAAATTGACGGATTTCGTCAAATCCGTTAACTAAAAATTTTTTCGTTAACTAATTTATGTTTTCGTTAACCAACAGTTGACTTTTTAACGAAATTGCGTTATAATATTTATAGAAACAAAATAGGAGAGAAACAATATGAACGAACCAAAAGGAGTGTTCTTTTTCTTCTCAATGCTCGATAACTTTAATATGCTAATGGAACAAGGTCAAGCACAAGCAGCATACGAATATATAAATGCAATAAGAAATTATGCTATTGATGGAATAATTTACGAGGGAAATGATTTGTTTGTGCAGTTGTTAATGAATGGTGATATGAAAGTAATGGATAGCGTTCAAGAAAAAAGACAAATGGGTTCAAATGGCGGAAAAGGTAATTTAGATTTAGATTTAGATGAACGAATTCAAGAAGCAATAAGAGGTTATACTTTTAAAACAAAAGCAGCCATTGTTAAGTTTGTTGAAGGAAAAAGAACAACTGTTTTAGATCACATTAAAAAAATGGGTTTTGCTGATGAAGATTGGTTAAATCCTTTTCAAGACCAAGAAGTTAGGGAGAAAGTTAATCCGTTAACGGAAAGTGACGGATTTCGTCAAAAAAATGACGAAAAGTTAACTGACGAATGTCCGACATCTTCGTTAACGAAATCGTTAACATTTGGACAACTGACGGAAAGCGATAAAGATAAAGATAGTCGTCAGTCACTCGACACAGAAAGACGCTCTTTAACCATAGCAGAAGCAGTAGCTAAACATCGCAATAGCATTTTGTGACGACAGAAAATTATATTTTTTAAACCATGTTGAGCAGTAAAACGACTGCCGTACTGCTGACTGTTTGCGGCGAGATTTGACAAAAAACCAAAACTGTGTTATAATATTTATAGAAAAAAGGAAATGTTCCAAAGGCAAAGAGAGAATGATGAGGAGCATAGTCCATACAAACCGAATGGCGGACACGGAGAATGAAGCAAGTTACAAGAGTTTCTTGTTGTGTTGCGTCAATAGTTTTGCGGCAAGGAGCTTAGCCAACTTCTTGCCGTTTTTTTATAGTAAAACAAGGAGAAACATAAGTGGAAAAGATAGAAAGCAAATGGCTGTTCCCAGTGCGAATGGAGAACAGCAAAAGCATTGAATGGGTAGAAGATATTGTAGAGGCTTTTAGCAAGTTTAAGGCTCCGATTACGCAGGCAACTTGGGAACATTGTTTGCGGCGAGGGGTAGTAGGTGCAGGCACCCCCGAACACAACAAGTTGCTTAGGGAGTGGTGGAACACTGGTTGGCAGGAAATGCCTATCTTGCCCGCAAAGTGGGGAGGAACACCAGTAATGAAGATTACCCAACAAGTACTGGGACAAACTCTGGAATTGATATATCCAACAATAGAAAAGACTTGTGAGGCATTAGGGTGCGGCTTCCGTGCATTTAGAGATATTGCGCAAGGAATACACCCCAACCGCTACTTTGACGGAGAAGTGCGCCCTCTTAGACAGATTGCGGCAAAAGAGCTTCCCTATCCGCCTTGGACACTTTTCGCCGCAGACGATACTATCATAGGATATTTCCAAACCAAACAAGAAATGGCGGATTATTTGGGTATTCACCATAAAATAATTGATGTGGCGCATAATAACAATTGGAACAAATTGGCAAGCGGCAAATGGTTTTGGTGCGAGAGGTGGGGATTTATGCCAATTAGCCCAGATGATGAACCTTTGGGTAGTAATTGGCGTGAAAAATATAGTCCAGATTACTCTCCTGGGGAGATTTGACTTTTAGTCCAAAATAGGATATAATATATATAGAAGTTAGAAAGCAATACTATATATTGTTTCTCTTGCTTAATAGTAGTGCGCGCTACTTTATATATAATAAACGAGAATGGGAATACCTGTTCTCGTTTTTTGTTTTTGGAGGTAAAATATGGATAGTAATTATTTTATGGGTGCACCCAATACCTATCGCGGATATGCTCCATCCTACTTATCTGCGATGAACGGTATGCCCTCAAACAGTAACCCAATGGGAGCAAATAACACTAACATAGTATGGGCTATGGGCATGGAAAGTGCCAAAGCATATCCCGTACTACCCGGCAAGACAGTATTGTTAATGGATAGCGAAGGTCCTCATTTCTTCATCAAAACAGTGGACAACAACGGTTATGCCACTATGAAGAGCTATTCTTTCCAAGAAGACATTCCCGTCGTGCCAAATCAGTCTGCGGCAAATTATGTTACTAAAGAACAGTTGGATGAAGTTGTTGCTAAGCTAATGACACATATTAAAACAGTATCAACAGCAGAAGAAACAACCAAAACAACTATGGCGGAAACAAAGGCTGCGGAAGAACCCAAAGTAAAAAATCTATTGTGAGGAAAAAAGAATGTATAATAACAATGCAAACAATGTAAACCCTCTCTATACTCTTCTTGGCTTAACCGGTGGTGGACAAGGTCAAGGTCAAGGTGGCAGCCAACAAGGTGGTCAGCAAGGAGGACAACAGGGAGGACAGCAACAAGGTGGTGGACAACAGGGTGGCGACCCTATGGAAACCCTTATGCAATTAATTGCGGCAATGGCTAGTGGTCAAAATGCTATGAATGCATTAACAAGCATCATTCCCGCACTTGGTCAAAGAGTTCAAAATCACTCTCCCCAAGAACTCGAAAAATTTACTCGTAACGAGTACAATCGTCAAGGTATTGATATAAATGCGGCAATGAAACAATTGCAGGAAATGATGAATGCCGGTGGCTATAATGTAAACAATGGCGGCTACAATGGCGGATATAATACCAATAACGGTGGATATAACGCAGGAAATGGCGGCGGCTATAACGCAAACAATAATCAAAATAACACAAATACTAATAACAACTTTTAAGAGAGAATGAGCTAAGTCGACGGCTTATTCTCTTTTTATTTTTTAAAAATTATGTTTAAGGAGGTAATTAAACATGGAAACAGCAATGCTTAGTCCCGCTGATGCTATGCTTTTGGGACAAAATAATGGATTTGGAAACAACGGTGCTTGGATTTGGGTGCTCTTGTTAGCGTTCCTTTGGGGCGGTAACGGCTACGGATTCGGTAACAACCGTGGAGGAAATGGTATGTATAGTGACTTTATAGACGGTAGCGCGACAAGAGCAGCCGTAAATAGCGGATTCCAATACAATCAGCTTGATAATGGTATTCGTGGTATCCAGAACGGATTGTGTGATGGTTTCTATGCAGTCAATAGCAGCTTAAAAGACGGCTTCTATGGAACGCAGGGCGCTATTAAAGATTGCTGCTGCAACTTGAGAAGCGAACTTGCAGACTGCTGCTTAAATTGTGTGGCAGCCTAAACAAGCAATTGTTTAGTTAAAAATTCGGTGAATTGCTGGGAAGCTAAAAGATAGACAAAATTTGACTTCTTGTCGATATTAGAGTATAATATAGATAGAAAAACATATGGAGGTCAATTTTATGTTTTATGTGTATGAATGGTATAATATAGATACTAAAGAAATTTTTTATGTTGGCAAAGGCTGCAATCGTCGTTATAAAATTGTAGCAGGAAGAAATGAAGATTTTTTAAACTATCACGCCAATCACAATGTAGATGTAAGGATAGTTAAAGAATTTGAAAAAGAAGAAGATGCTTTTAAATACGAAGAAGAATTAATACAACTATATTGGAAACAAGGACAACCTCTGTGCAATCGTAAAGAGGGTGGAAATGGCGGCGTTGCTGGAATTTGGACAGACGAAATGCGAGAAAAAATGTCCAAAGAAAACCCAATGAAAGCAGAAGAACAAAGGTTAAGAATGTCTATTCACAATCCTATGAAAGAACCTGAGGTGGCTCGAAAAGTAGGAATTGCGAATTCAGAACCAGTCATATTAAACGGTGTTTATTATGAAAGTACGGGTGAAGCAGCACGAAGCTTAAATAAACATATAAAAACCATAAGAACTTGGTGCAAAAGAGGTTATGACACTGATGGTAATCCTTGTCGTTATGCAAATAAAGAACAAGCATCCTATACTTTCAAGCGCACTTGTTCTAAACCAGTTTTAGTAGATGGTCAATGGTTTCCATCTGTTAAAGCTGCGGCGAATTTTATAGGAGTTAATGATAGTTCTCCATTAGTAAAAGCATTAAAAGCCAACAAAACATACTACGGACACATAGTATCTTATGCTAATCAGCAGCCAAGCGAGGAGAATTCCTAAATAGTATCCTCGAAGGTTCAACGACTAATGGGTGAGGAAGGATACCAATAATCCCAACACGAGTGCCGAACTCCAAATGATATTTGGATGAAGATATAGTCTGAACTATATGGAAACATATAGAAGTATGAGATAAAGAACTCATACGATAACACTGGTTCGTGGCACAACGAATCGCAATATTGATGCGCTTAGATACGATATGAGCAAGGGCTTCTGCGACGTGGTTACAGCTAACAACTTAAACACTCGCGACATCCTTGAGTCTCAGAATGCTAACACTCAACGCATACTTGACTACATCAACTGCAACGAGAAACAGGCATTGAGAGATCGCATCCAGACTTTGGAAACCAGCGGTATTATACAAGCTCAGACAAAGAACCTTGTAGATACTCTTAGACCTTGCCCAATCCCTGCATATATCACATGCAGTCCTTTCCAATCATACACAGTTAATCCTTATGGTGGCGGTGTAGGATATGGATACGGTGCAGGCTATGGTTACGGATGCGGCTGCGGCATCTAATAATTAAATAAATGTCAGAGGGAGTGCTTGTTACTCCCTCTTTGATTTGGAGGTTAAAATGGCGAAATGTAGAATTTTACGAGCTTCTTTAGCAGTAGATGGAGCAAACATAACTTTAACGCTTCCTAATACAGAAGAAGCTCTAACAAATAGAGATGTTTTAAGGTTTTATATTACAGCAAATATTCCGGAAGATAATCCTCTAGGAACGGTGTCTGTAATTGTGAATGGCACAACCTTTCCTTTAACAACTATTCTGGGCAATTCGGTGCGTACAGAACAGCTAAGAAGCAGATTTGTATATACAATACAGTTGGGAGCAGAAACACCTAACTTTGTAATGAAAACTTGCTTACCTGAAACTTCTTTTGTTTATCCTGCATATGCAGCACCTGCGGTGGTATAAGATGCATAAGGCTAACATAGATCATATAATTAAACAAGGCACCTTTCAACAAATGGAAGAGATGCGGGAAGTTTTGGTTGAGGCAATTAGCAAACTAAAAGAATTTTCTCCAACTTCATATAGTGAAGTGGAGTTTGATTTACATAAGATAGCTCACAACGGCAAGCTGGGAGAAGACTTGGCAAAGAAGTGGGTGTCTTGCATGCAGAACAAAGACGGTACTACTGGAGAACATTGGACGTGGGATCAAGTTCTACAAGTACAAAAAGATAAAAAGATTGGTACGGACCCCGGAGAGGTTTATGCAGTATTGAATATGATGTATAGCGATTATTACAATCCGAAGTTCGATACCAATGTATATGTGGAAATGACAAAAGACTGGATTAATGATCCAGATGTACAAGATTATAAAACCTTGAAATATTACTACTATGTAGTACATTAACACTAGCAGCGGGACTTGTTCTCGCTGCTTTACTGTTTGCGGCAAAGCGTAAATTTGCTTTTTGGCAAAAAATATGATATAATTATTATAGAAAAAGAAAAGGAGAAAAGTTATGGGATATTACACCTATTATACACTGCATACCAATATGAGTGAGGATAAGGAAAGAGAAATTGCGCTTTGGATGGTAGATAATCTTGATTATTTTGATTGTACCGAGAGAAGTTATGTAGAGCGTAGTCTTTATCCTCTTGAAGATATTACTGGTGACTCTATGAAATGGTACAATCATCAAGACGATATGAAAAAAGTAGCACATGCGTTTCCTGATGTCAAGTTTGAGCTTTACGGCGAGGGTGAAGATAGAGAAGATACTTGGGTTGAGTATTATTGGAACGATAAATTTGAGAGAGCAACTGCACGCATTGTCTGGGATGAACCGCCTTATTGGATGCATGAATAAATAAAAGGAGAAAATTAATGTTCGGTAAAGAGAGACGCTTAAAAAAGAAAATGATGTTTTTACTTCAGATGGATTGCAATGAGCATCCGTGGGATATTCCTGAAGATACTTTGTGGCTAAATTTTAATGAAGCATTGAGAGCGGCACTGGATGCCGTACACCCACTTAGCAAAGATATCGATTGGAATGAATTTGATATAGAGCCTGGCATATCTGCGTTTTTGCCAGAATGTTTTGAAATTTTACCTATTTCAATTAGTACACCTCAACGCATCACTTGGCTTGGTAGAGAAGTAAAGGAGAGAAAACATGAGCCAAAGAAAATTTGTTGATATTGATGAAGTTTATACAAAACTAACGGGAACATTCATTACCGCAGATAATGAGTTACTTATTCCTCTTAAAGCACTACAGATTGCAGTGGAAGGCGCTACTACGCTTGTCGTACCGGAAGCAGACGCAAAAAATTGACTTTTACACAAAAATGTGATATAATATTTTTGTAAGAAAATTAAAGGAGAATTTTATGAACGAACAGCAGAATGTTTATGTCTGTCCTGTATGTGGCAGACAAGGTAAAGTGTGTGGTATTATGCCATTGATTGAAAATATACGCTATGACTCAGTACAATGCGAGTGTGGGGTTCAGTGGAGAGTATATTACAAGTTTGAGAACCCGAAAGCAGAAGTGATGTATGCGCCGGCAGATAAGGATGTAGACGAACCTAAGCCAGAAGAAGAACAGACACAGGGAGAGTAATCTCCCTTTATGCTCCCGTAGTCCAACCGGAAGAGACAGGGGACTTAAAATCCCTCCAGTGTGGGTTCGAATCCCATTGGGAGCACCAGTGAGAGTTTATTTCTTTTTTCTTTCTTTTGAAGAGCGAAGTAAAATTCGCTCTTTTTTATTTTTGAATTTTTGCGCAATTTGTGATATAATATATATGTAAGAAAGAAAGAAAGGAAATAATTATGACCAATCTTGAAAATGATGTTCGCAAATATCTTGGGCTTGCTCCATACAACACTATGTCTAATATCTGTTATGCCGATGGATACTTCCTTATGTCGTTATACAACAAATACGGCAAATTGGCAGTGATGAACAAGATAAAAGAGTTGAAATAAGAAAGAAAGGAAAACAATTATGAACTTGACGAAACATGAACAGTTGGACCTCATACGCAGAATAGAGAATATGGTGAGCAATATTGGCGATTATCTCTATGAAGAGAAGGATGCCCACGTGAACAGACAGATTGACTGTATTGAGAACGCATTGAGTGTGTTGAAGCAGTCTTTCTATGATGAAAACACCTACATCAAACTTCGCGACCGTAACACCGGTGAGATTGAGTATCGCTACTTTGAGCAGGGTGACATCGGTGCTCTCTGCTACAAGGCTTCGCAGTTCTATGCGTGGTCTGATTGCGACGATACCTATGAGATTGTCGAAATTATGTGCGACGGTAGAAAGTTGGAATTTGTTGGTTGGCAAGAGGGCATGCTGTTTGAGTACAGGGATGTTGAGTCGGGTGAGATAGTTGCCTCGGCTGAACATTGGGAATGGGACCACTAATAAGGAGGAATATATGGGAACATTTGAAGTAGATGTCAACGCTATGGTAACCGTTCATGAGAGTGAACATTTTACCATCTGTGCTGATAGCGTTGAGGAAGCCGAAGAAAAAGCAAAGAAACTATTTGAAATGCGTATGTGGGAGAAGCACGGTTATGCAGACTACGATGAAGTAGAGGTCATGCACTACCCCGAGAATTGGAGGAACGGAATATGAATGAAAGATACTACAAGATAGGCTACGGCTGTGGCTGTGGCAATAATGAAGATTATATAACCGCGGTTGACTTAAAAGCCGCAGAAGACTACGCATATCAGGAAGCGATAGAGGAATATGAGATGTTTGAGGGACTCCACGGTATTCGTGGCGTAGAAGACATCGCAGTGGATGACTACGATCTCGATGAGGGTGATATTCCCGATGAGATGTATGACCAGATATATCAGGACTACCTCGACGAGCGTGAGGGTCAGTTGGATTACTGGGCAGAGGAAATCACCGAAAAGGAATACCTCATTGGTATTGGCGAATTGGAGGACGACGATGAGTAAGAAAATAGTTCGACATATTCCCACCCAGTGTTGTTACTACACAGAAGAGGATGGCAAAACAGTTATTATTTGCGATGCCCATCTCACTCCCGAAATAGATGGAAAGATATTCTGGGAATATGTTGATGAATTTGTAAAAAAAGAAATTAAGCCAAGTGATCCGTACGCTGCAGCAAGGAGTAAATGATATGAACGAAAAGAAACAGTATTTGATAGACGAAGACACACTAAAAGACCTGCTTACCGCGGCACACTACTATGCCATCCTTGAACGAGATGGCGTGGATAACTGGGAATGGTATATGGAAGGCAGAAAAGATTATGTTCTTGAAGGAATAAGAGAAATGCCTTGGCACCAGGGTAAGTCTTGGGAGGATCTGGAACGATATATTGAAGAAGAGGGTTATATGATATCGGACCTTGTGAATGACGAGATAGAGGCATTCTGGGAGGCGGTTGAATGAAACGAAGAGAATTTGGCGAACCGATAAAGATGTACCTCGTGGAAGAGGATAGACTTCATCAGTTGTTGATGATGGAACACGAACTTCAATGTGGACAGAGAGATAAGTTCGAGTATTTCTGGGATATGATGGAAGACTCCGGTTGTGAACACCACGTATCGCATAGAGAGTTTGTCAAGGCTGTGGAGAATATGACTTTTGACAAGTTGGCAGAGATGGACTTAGCATTGTATACCGAACATGTGCCTTCTGATGAAGTGGTATATGCAAGTTGGACTGGAATAAATGGCGACCAATGTTCTCACTGCGGTAGAAGCCTTCGTGACCTGATGGATGGCGATAGTTATTATTCGTCGGAGTTTGAAAATGCGGGGTTTGACCAGTTGAAAGCGTGCCCATTTTGTGGTGCGAGAATAAAGAAGGACACCTAATCGTGTCCTTTTTTCGCATAAATTTGCATTTTTACAAAAATTATGATATAATATAAATGTAAGAAAAGGAAAGGAAAATAAATTTATGACGAAAGAGAAAGCAGTTGCTGCGGCAAAAGCATACAACGACATTGAAGACTTCCATATGTTTATGGATGACATTCAGATTGCTTACGAAAGAAACGAAGGCGACATTCGCGAGTTTTACAAAACACAGTTGGAGCCCTTACTTGAAGCAGAACTTAAACGCCGTGAGGCTGTGCTTGAAAGTTTATAATAAAAAGGAAAGGAAAATAAATTTATGACAAGAGAATTTCACATTGAGTATAGCGAGCTTAAACATGGCGATGAATATGAGGCGGAGTTTATGGAGCGCCATACTCCAGGACCGAGTTGTGCAGTAAGAGAATATATTCCGGAAGACGAGTGTTACGACGAAGAGTGGGAATTACTTCTTTATGAAGATCTAAGAACTCTCGGTATGCTACCTGGCGAACCCGTCTGGATTGAAATTGATTATTGAGAAAGGAAAGAAAAATGAGTAGACCGATTTGCCCGTCTTTTGACGATACTTGCCCATATTGTAAGAGAGGCTTCTGCTATATGCAGGAAATAACCGGAGATAGCCCGCTTGACCAGTGTGATGAGTGGATTGATGATGAGGAGGAAGAGTAAATGGATAAACCCACCACCAACATCAATGTAAATTACGACGAGGCCCTGTTTCTCTCTACCGCGGTCACGCATACGCTTCGTAATCTTCGTAAAACCCATTCGCCCGAAATGATACGAAAGATGTTCCCAAACGCCGATTTTGAATACCTTATCGGGCAGGTTCAAATCGCTTGCGAACTGTTGGAGGAGTAATATGGTTTACTATCACGGAGAAATAAACACCCCTGTCGAGCGTCATATCGACATATACATCGCGGATACCGACTACAACTACGCCGAATGGAAGGTGTGGGATGAGGCAAGAGCATATGGTGCTCGCTTCATTGAAGATGTCGATATTGATTATGACGAACGAGACTTCGTTGATGAATGCGAGGGCTGGATTATCAGCCAGATTACCGAGCAGGAGTACGACGAGGCTATGAGAGACGGGGAGTGGTGTGTGTAATGGGTGTTTTGGAACAAGCATCAATGATTTCAGAGGCAGTATGTCGTGAGCTACCCGATGACAACTGTGAATTGTATCACTTTTGTGTGGGATGTCCTGCAAAGATAGTGGGCGAACCTCTTGCAAAAGCAGGTTTTCGTCATCACTCAGATAGCGCAAAAGAGATATTTCGTGACATAGAACTCCTTATTTCTGCTAAATACGAAGGTTATGCAACTTGGAGTGAGTTCTGGGAACAGTTTGAAAAACTGCGTGAATTACACGAAGGAAAGAAGAAGGAATATTACATATGAGAGTAAGAGTTGAGATATATCAGGTATGGGATCAGGATATGGAAGGCAGAGACCGCCACGCCTATCACTTTACCGATGTGGTGGATGCCTGTGCTTTTGCCGTTGCCAATGAGGGCAGAATTGCCTATCGCTTACCTTCTGTTATCAAGGTTGTTACTGGCTATGACACCAAAGATCTTGGGCATATGAGTGTAGGCGAGTGTTATTATGAACTCTCAGATGGAGAAATCAGAAGTTATGCGAAGGAGTTGAAACAATGAGTAAGCCTAATATGTACTGCGGTGAATGCCCGTATTGGCTCGCATTTGGTGAGCCGGAGACCACTGACGAACAGAACGAAGCGATACTCGCCCATTGTAAAGAGTGCAATTTTGATCCTGACGAAGCAGAAAGAATAGATAGAATGATGCGCGCCGCGAGACAACAGATAGTGTTGCGTAAAGCAATACACGATGAGGGTAACCGATGATGACAGACGAGGAATTCACTAAAGCATACAAGGATTATATGGATGAATACCGCGCTGACGATGATGATATAAGCGATGAAGAGTACGAGACTGCCGCACAGGAAGCACACGATAATCTTGTACGAGACCTGATAGATGCTGGTTTCAAAATATGTGAGGCGAGAGAATTGCTTACTCGCTCATTAGAGATACTTTATATTCTGGGATATGATAGCAGTTTCACCAATCCTACAATAAGTACGCTAACAATCGAAATAAAGAAGTTTTTGGAGGATACACAGTAATGGGACTTGATAATGGGATTTGTATAAAACGCAGGGACAATCTACCCAACTGCGTACTCTGCTTTGATAATGATGAATGGCGTAAGAACAGCGGCTATGACTTGGAAGTCGCATACTGGCGGAAGTGTTGGAATGTCCGCCACATCGTCTTCGATGTGCTCCGTCGCGGCGATGATAATGACAGTGTTATTGATATAACAAGAGAAGAACTCGTAAAAATAATCCATCGCTTTGAAGATGACCTCCACTATTTTGACTTCTTGGAAGAAGAATGGGGTAGTTGTATTTGGACTTGGAATGAGTTCCGCCGCTTCCAGAAACGGAACTTGAAGAACTTGAAAAAGTTGGTTCATATGATGAAGAAACATCCCGAAATTGAGGTAATATTCTACGACAGCTACTGATAAAAACAGGACGGTTTATGCCGTCCTTTTTGTTTTAAAAATTTGATTTTTTGAAAAAATTGTGATATAATATATATGTAAGAAAGAGAAAGGAAGAAATGTTTATGCCTATCAAGTTATGGATTGACGATGTAAGACCAACTCCCGAGGGATATACGGGATTTATGACAACCAATGCCGCACTTCGCTTCATTCACCAGAATTACAACATTATTGACGAGATTTCGCTTGACCACGATGCTGGTGATTGTGCGAAAGAGGGTGGCGACTACATTAATATTTTGAGAGAGATGCAGAGACTTTCTCGCAGACACGGCTTTGATTTCTCGCACATCAAGTTTCGACTTCACTCTGCTAATCCTGTTGGCGTGCAGAATATGCGGTATATACTTGAGGATAACGGATGGAAGGAGATAAAGCAATGACAAATGTGCCAATTACTCCTAAAATGAATATTGATTTCATTATTTATAATTTAATTCAAGCAAAAAGTGAAGGTTTTACTATTCCAGAATTGCTTGAAGAGGTAAAAGTATATGATAATAGTATTACTGAACCACTACTTCAACGCAAAATTGACGACTTAATTATTAAACAGAATATTGTTCGTCAAAAATTTGATAAATATTATACAGAGAGAAATAGTTGGAAGGAGACAAAGTAAAATGAAAGTAATACAAATCGACGAAGAAAACCACGGACACATCGGTGCTGCTGTGTCTATGAAGGCGGCATTTCAGTATCTTGTAAGAGCAAAGTGGCTTACATTTGATACAGAGATATGGCTGTTTGATAGTTGGGTAACTATCGGTGAGATTTTTGACGATAACGGTTGGAATAAGACGAACGAAAATCTTGTTGAATGGGCAATGAATCGTGATGAGGAAGTGTGGGACGGTATGTTCTACCTTTCCGCAGATGAACTTATTGAAGAAGATTGACGCACACTGCCGTGATCCGAAATTTCGAGCCGCCAAGTGTATATATAAGAAAGGAAAGAAGTAAATGAAACAGATTATATATCAAACAATATACGCAATTATACAGCTAGGAGTCACTCTCTCACTTGCATTTAGTGGTATCGGCTATGAACATTGGCAGTGGTGGATGGTATTGCTTGGAATAGTTTTTGCCTACTTTATTGGTCTGGCACAGGGAGGGCTTGACTAATGAGGCTTTGGCATCAGAAACTAATACCTTATCTTGACCGACAAAGGCTACTTGGTCAGCATCGTGAATGTTGTGCTCTTCGCGGTAAGGGTTGGGGCAAGAAACATGCAACAGTTGATTATGTCTTCACACACGATTTCTCATATTTGGTTGCTTATCACTATTTGGTAATGGACGAAATGACGAGGCGTGGCTATAACCACGACAACAATTGGGAAGATATTGACTATCGTGGTCTATCTTTGCCATATGAGAGAGGACACACCTCCATAACTTTATTCAAATTGGAACGAGATGCCTCACAAAAAGGACATATCATCTATCCAGAACACAACAACGATTACCTTCACGAGTGTGTCAACTTACTAAAAGAAAAAGGAGCTCCAATAGACTATGATAAAATTTACTAATCAAAAAGAATGCGGCGATGCTACTTCTTGGTATGATGTAATTATACCCCAAGACTGGACAATGCGCGACTTTATTGCATATGTAGTACACAAATATGCAGTGGTATGTAAAGAATGGGGTACCATAAAATTAGCATCTTATCGTGGATGCGAGGGGCACATTGTAGAATACGATGGACGCAACGGAAAATGTGGTACCTGTTATTTGTATGCTGGAGAAGCGTTTATGAACGAAGACCAGCAAGATTTTTATCTTGAAAATAGTAGAAAATTATACAATCAATACATAGATTGTAAAGTGCGTTCTGTACGAGCAAACGGCGGCTGGGGCGTTATGGACTACATTTTAACTATGGAGGTAGAAGAAAATGGGTGATATTTTAGCAATCAACACTGCAGAAGACTACGATCAGGGCACTCGCGCGTGTAAATTACCGAGTATGTCGGTATATACTTTTGACTGGAAGTGGAACACTTGGCGCGGCTTCTGGCAAAACATAAAGCAGTGGTTTAATAACAGAAAAGCCGCAAAGCAACGAGCAAAACTTGGTTACTGTTATGGTGATGTATGGGACTGCGGCAACAACATTTGCCAGAGAATGGCGCATATGTTAACTCACTACCGCAACAAGTGCAACTCGTGGCCGGACAGGAGCTTTCCTACTTTCAAGGAGTGGATTGAGTATATTGACGAGATAATTGACCTGTTGGAGTTTGCCGAGACTGATCCTGACGAGTTTAATGATTACACCGAAGCATTTGATAACGCATTACATAACACTCCCGTGGACAAAGAAGCATATGAGGAACTTCGTGATAAATATTATAACGAGTGTCGTGCAATATGTGAAAAACAGACCGCCGCGAGACAGAAAGCACTTGCGATGTTCGCAACATACGCTGACGATATTTGGTGGTAAAGAGGACGATATTGTCCTCTTTTTTTGCAAAAATTTGATTTTTTTCATTTTTTATGCTATAATATTTATAGAAAAAGAAAAGGAGTAAAGTTATGGAAAGAACTACGCCTTATTTTAACACCCCTGTGCAAGTAAAATTTTATGATGTAGATGGCAATCACTATGTTGGTGGTATTGGCTACCACGATAAAGTTATTTGCGGCTGTTGTGGCTGTGAATTTACAGTAGATGAAATTATGGAGTTTGTACCAGAAAATACTGCAGGTATTGTTATTTTGCCTTGGGTAGACATTTCGCAAGAAATTATCGGTGATATTTACGGAGTAGAAGACGATGAATAAATATTTGGAATTGTGGTTAAAAATGCCCGCAAATGAATGGAAAACTGCTAAAGAATTGGGTGTTGCGCCTGCAACACTTACGGCTATGGTTCGTAGAAATTATGCAAAAGCATTAGACACTTCACCCAAAACTTATTGTCGCGAAATGTCATCTGCGGCGGTTCTTGCTTATTTGCTTGAAAAATACCAAACTTTGTTTACTGGCTTTGTAGATATATTTTGCCACAATCGTCAACTTGCAATGTTATGTACAGTAAAAGATGGCATAGCATATGATTGTTACGATAATAAGTTTGATATTTCTACTGCCTATAAAGTTAGAATAGGTAGAAAATATTTTTCTCTTGAAAATGGAAAGGAGATAGTATGAATAGATATTTTGTTATTGCGGACTTGCACTTTGGTCACGCTGCTATTATTAAATATTGTTTGCGTCCGTGGAACACAGTAGAGGAAATGAACGCAGCGTTAATTAAAAATTGGAACAATACAGTGGGCAAAGATGACACTGTGTTTGTGTGCGGCGATATAGCATTAAAGAAGTCTATATGCAAGGATATTATTCCGCAGTTGAATGGTCGCAAAATACTGATTATGGGCAATCACGATCAGGGTAGCACGCAGTTTTACCGCGATTGCGGCTTTGCAGAAGTTAGTAGGTTTCCTATTGTGGTAAAGGGATTTTATATTTTTAGCCATGCACCTTTGCAAATGATAAATACAGCTCCATTTTTTAATTACTACGGACATGTGCACAATGATCCAATGTATGTTGATACGGAAAACAGTAAGTGCATTAGTGCGGAAAGAATAAATTATACGCCGTTAGAAATATTTTTGCCGCAATATGACGAAGAACCAGAATATGATACAAGAAAAGGTAACTACAATGGATAAAGGAAAACCGTTTATAAGAACCTTGCCTGGAGGTAGTCCATTACCCAATGAGATGGCTTGGGAAACATATACAGATATTCTTGGTTGCAGTTGTGGCGGAGTATATGTATTCACTTCAAAAATTTTATTATCTTATCCTGAAAAGTTTGAACACAAATGTACAAAATGCGGCAATATTGTATCTTTAAATTGTGCCTATCCGCATCAATATGTTAGACCAAAGTAAAATATAACAAGCCAAGAATTTGATTTTTGGCTTATTTTATGCTATAATATTTATAGAAAGAATGAGAAAG